CAAGAATCAGATAAGATTGAGGAAACTAATTAGAAAAATGTTATTCCTGAAGGTGCTTTACATGCTCATAAGCATCATATGGAAAATGCGGAAGATTTAACTAAGAAAGGTATACCAGTAGTTGATAATAATGGTGAACAACAAGCTGAGATAGAACGTAATGAAATTATTTTCTCCTTAGAAGTAACTAAGTAGTTAGAAGATTTACATAAAAGATATTAGGGATATACTAATACTTAGAAAGAGAAAGATGAACTAGCTATTGAAGCTGGAAAGTTACTTGTTTATGAAATTCTACATAATACAGAAGACAGGACTGGTTTAATTAAAGAATGCAAGAAAGGAGGTACACTAGATGGGAATAAGTGATTTATTTGTATCCTATAATTAGGTATAGGCTCCTTCTTACTTAGAGTCTCCTTAGATAGAATATACTCCAATAGGAGAAGAATTAACTAATTAGGAAAATTTAGATAGAATTTAGTCTAGAAATTAGAAAAAAGAAGGATTTGCAGGATGGAATCCTTTGGAGTAGACTGTTCAAGAAGTGCCTGATGATAGAACTCCTACAGGTAATTAGATAGTTAATTTCTTTATGAATAAGGGGTTGACTAAAAATTAGGCTAAGGGTATCTATGGTAATATTATGTAGGAGTCAGGAGGTAAACATAATATAGTTTCTAGAGATGGACATAATTCTTATGGTCTAGCTTAGTGGACAGGCACCCGTAAGGCAAGATTATTTAGTAAATATGGTACAAACCCAACTGTTAATTAGTAGTTAGAGTATTTATGGAGTGAATTAAATAGTACAGAAAAGGGTGCTTTAAATGCTCTTAGAAATACTTCTACTGTAGAAGATGCAACTAAAGTATTTATGTAGAAATTTGAGAGACCCGCTAATTGGGCGGCTAATTTTAAAAATAGGCTTAAACATGCTAATTCTGTTGCGTAATGGATAAGAAAAGAATAATTATAGGAGACAAACAATATACTGTAGAAATAGCTAAAACTGAAGAAGATAGAAAGAAGGGACTTCAAGATAGAGAATAGTTAGCGCCTGATGAAGGAATGCTATTTATTTGGTCTGAATAGTAGTCAGTTATAGAGATGTGGATGAAAAATACTAAAATTCCACTTGACTAGATAGCTATTAATGACGATGATGAAGTGACTGCAGTATATAAAGCTTAGCCTGAAGATGAGACATTACACCCATTTCCTAATGCTAAATATATACTTGAAGTAAACTAGAATTCAGGTATAGAAGAAGGAGATGATTTTGAGTTTGATGAATCTGATGATCCTAATAAATATGTAATGAAGGTACTTGCTCCTGATGGTTCAACTCAGATGGATCTATAGGGAGGTGAACGCATATTTAGTAGAATTTCTACAAAATAGATGATTACTTGGGCTAAAAAGGCGGAAGCTAATAAAGATAATAAGGAGTTATTTAATAAGTATTGTAAGAGGCTTGGCAAGAGAATGTTTAAAGAATTATACGCCCAAGACCATAGAGAACCAGAATATGTAGATACTCCTGAATCTAAGAAAGATTAGAACGATAAAAAATAAATAATTACATAAGTCATCAAAATTATTTGCATTTTAGATAATTAATATGTACTATTGAAATACATAATATTATTAGATAATTAACTAGTTAATTAACAAATTAAATTTAAACACATGCAATTTATTAAGAAGTTTCAAGAAGGCGGAGCTGCTCCAGCACCAGAGGCTGCTGCTCCACAGTAGGGTGGTGAAGACCCAACAGCTATGTTGATGCAAGGTGCTCAGCAAGCAGTACAAAATCAAGATTGTCAAATCGCTATTCAGGTATGTCAAATGGTACTCGAAATGCTTGGTGGAGGTGGTGCCCCAGCAGAGGCAGGTGGACCTGAGGCAGGTGGTGCTCCACAATCAGAACCTGTTTATCGTAGAGGTGGACGTCTTGTAAGAAGAATTTAGAAGTAATTAATTTTAAACGTAGGGATATATCTAGATACTCATTTAGGTATATCCCTAATTTTATAATATGGCAGAATAGACTAAAAAATCGAAATATAATTTTGGAGGTCATGAATTAGATGCTAAATTATATCTCTAGAATATAAGAGATAACGCAGAAACATTTCTTAATTCTAAAACAGATTGGACTCCAGAACAAAAAGAAGAATGGAAGCATGCATATACTAATTTTACTAATGCTTTATAGGAAGATATAAATAATGGAGGTGGAAGATTCAGTACTGATGAATTTGGAACTATAACAGACACTAAGGGAGAATTCTCTAATACAGATTCTGATAATTACTATTATAATAATAAAGGTCAACAAATTAGTTAGGAAGATTATGATGCCTTAAAAAAGAGAAAGCAAGGTAAGTATTAGGCTTTTGAAGCTAATAGACAATTTGCTTCCTATGCTAGTTAGATAGGTAAGGGGTTAAGAGAAGCTTTAGCTGCTAAAAATAAAACTTCTGACGATACAAATGGATTTGATTATGCTAAGAACGGATTTGATGCTTATTGGCAAAAGAAATATAATCCAGCAGGAACAGCTAATGACCTTCAACCTTATTGGAATAAAGACAAAGAAGGAGAATACACTAATAGAGTAGCTGAAACTATGGCAGACTTAGATGATTATATGTCTAAGTAGGAAATGAATGATGATGTTAAAGCTGCTTATACTAATTATAGAAATATTCTAGGACAATATAATCCAAGTGATAAGAATTTTAATTTAGATACTTGGAAGAATAACATGGTACTTGCTGCAAATAGGGCAGGTATTAGTGGATGGAATAATGGATATTTCAACATTGGTTCTCAAAGTACTATACCTACAGATGATAAAAAGCCTGAGGCTTTTGATATAAATAATGATTAGGCAGTTATTGATAAATATAAATTAGCAGACTAGATTGCTGCACATCCTGAGTAGAGAGAGCATCTTCTTGATTTAGCTAGAAGACAATATAATCAGGAATCTTAGAATATAACTGATGAGTACAATGCAGCTATTAAATAGGAATAGGAAATTGCTAATAATAAGATATGGCAGTAGTATTTAGCTAATGAAGGTAAGGGTTATGCTAATGTAAGTAAAAGAAACTTTGGTACTGAAGTCTTTGGTAATGGTTGGCAGAACGGAAATACTGATTTTGAGTATACTAGTGGAACTAGTCAAGAAGCAATGAGACGTTTATAGAATGCTTTTAAAACTGGAAATAGAAAAGGAGATTTTCTTAGAACAGCTATTAATATGACAGTTAATGGAGGTAAATAGAAGATTTCTAATCTAGGTGAAGCACTTGCTTATTACAAACCATTACTTGATAAAACACAAGGTGGTTGGGATTAGTTTGAAAAAGTATAGGATGCTGCAGGTAATGAGATATATAAATTAAAAGGTTCCGAAAATGCAAAGGGGCAACCTCTTTATATATGGTTTAAAAACGGAAAAGCACATGCTTATAGAGACGATCCATATTCTGTAAGAAAAGCTTAGGTTATCTCAAGAGCTTAGTTAGGTATGAAATTACAAACTAAAGCTGAAAAAGAGGCTGCAAAAGAAAAGGAAAATAAAAAGACTCTTAGTAATCCAAATACACCGGAAGATAAAAAGAGACAAATAGCAAGTTAGAGAAAACCTGGAGATACTGAATTTACTGCTACTGATATAGCTAGAATATCTGCAGCTGGAATGGATGTAGCTTCTGCTTTATCGGCGTTTATTCCAGTATATGGTACTGCTGCAAGCGCAGGCACAGGTTTAATTTCTTCTTTAACTAATTTTGGTGCAGATATGTTTGATAAGTCTGTATCAGCAGGAGATATGTGGAAAAATCTTGGGACTAATATTGCTATGGATGCCGTGGGATTGGTTCCAGGTTTTGGAACTGCTGGAAAAGCAGGTAAAATAACTAAAACTTTAATTAAATATGTACCTAAGATAGTAACTGCCCTATCTGCAGCTAATGCTTTATCTCCTGAATCTAGAGCATCTTGGGCTAAATTAGCTAGTAATGAATCTCTTACAGTTAAAGATTGGCAAAATATTGCAGCAGGTTGTTCTGCTTTAGCAGGAGTTTCTAGAGGTGCAGTTGGACATTTTAATGCTCACACGATGGCTAAGGGTACTAAAACTAAGGATTTTAATATAACTGCTTCTGATGGCAAATAGTATAAGGTAACTGCAGAGTAGTTAGAAACTTTAAAGAAACAAAAATCATTAGAAGATATAAATAAAGAATTTAAGAAGTTGTATCCTGATGCTGAATTAAGTAGTTTCTTTAGAAATGGTAAATGGTAGTAGTTAAGACATTTATACTTTAATAATCCACAAGTTAAATCAGTTTATGATTTTAGTCGATTAAATAATTAGGGAACATTTAGTAACTCTAATATATGGAAAATAGCTAGAGAAAATAACTTACGTGGCATTAGTTTAGATGTAAAAAATCCGTATAAGAATTCCTTACTTAAGCAACCTACACCTAGTAAACCTTCTAAAAAGAAATATGAGAGACCTAGAGCAACTGCAAAATCTAAATAGTAGGTAACTAATTCACCGCTAAATAATAGTCCTGAACGATATAATTATGTTCGTAGGAGTGTTCAATCTAATACTGGTGACGAAGTAAAAACATGGAGAGATATATTTACTAAGAATCATTTTTATTTTAAAGAGGGTGGTTCTGTTTAGAAATTAGCTAATGGTAATAGTATAAATGGTAATCCTGCTAAATAGAATAGTGTAGGATATACTAATGATTATAATTGGAATACTGATGTGTTTTCTAAAAATTTAGACCATATACTTGGTAGTCTTAAATAGTATAAAGACGGTTATGCTAATTGGTTAAATACTATGTAGGACTTACACTATAACGATTATACTAATGCTTCTAAATAGGATTATTTAAATACTAATGCATATAATAATGCAACTGTTGGTTAGTATTAGGATAAGTATAAAGCTGGATATGAAGACGAATGGAACGTAAGTCCTGAAGGAAATGATCCTGATGGTTTAGGATACAATACTCTTGGAATTAAGTCAGCTCAAGATTCTGGAAAATTCGGTATAGTGTCGGGAAATGCTAACTCAGGTGATTGGTTAGGTAATGGTAATATGTATAAAACAGATAATTCATTTGGAGGAATTACCGATGCTAGAAGACTTTTAGGTCGTGAAGGTGATTTTAATGATAAATAGTTAAAACAATATTAGCAAAAGTTCAAAGAATAGGGATATGATTTTTATTTAGACCCAAATACTAAATATTATAAATTAAAACCTTACACTGACCCTTCAAAGACAACTGTAGCGGACTAGAATAAACCTAAATAGCCTAATAACTTTAGTTTAAAAGATGTTATAAATAAGATTGATGTTACTGATAAATGGGGTATTCCTAGAGCTATGTATGCTGACATAACTAATAGAAAAGTTACAGATATGTTAAAGAAGTAGCCTATATTATATGACCCACAAGAAGACCATCGTTATATTCAGTCTGATTTAGATGCAGAAATGAATGGTCAATAGGCTGCAGCTTAGTTAGCCAGAACAGCCAGTCATCCTATTACATCTGATGGAAATCTACAATCTATGCTTTAGTTGGAGGCAGCCTCTAAAGGTAATGAAGCTATTACTGCGGGGCGTCAATAGAGTAATTAGAGATTAAGAGAAATGTAGGAATAGGCTTAGTAGCAAGAAGTAGCTAATCATACGAGTAGATATAATACAGCTATGAAAAATAGAGAATCTCTCTATAATATTGCTAACGAAAATAGGGCTTTAGAAGCAGCATATCTTAATCAGAAATTTACTGTATGGGATGCTCTAGCTTAGGAGAAAGAATTTAAAGATAAATCTGATTATGAGCAAATGAGAGCAAGAGCAGATTAGTTTGCACAAGGAGATATAAATAATGCTATTAAATACGGTCTTTCTAATTATGCAGATAAATATGGTTTAACTCCTGAAGATGTTTCTTTATGGAATAAAGTATATACTGATGGTACAGTTAAATTAGACGATATTTAGAAAGATCCTATTAAATTAAGATAGTGGAATAAGGTATTATCAGCTACTAGGTAGATTCAATAGGATTTATTGGGAGAATATTATAGTATTCCTAAATCTAGATATTGGACTGTCCGATAGTCTACTCCTTTCTATGAGTATAGTACTGAAGTTAAAAAAGACAAAAAAGGTGCTAAGCTAAACTTACGTAAGGTAAGAGAAGCAGCAAAAGGAGAAAAACTTGCAGTAGCATAGTTAAAAGCTTAGACTGCAGATGCTGATAGATTCTATAAAACTACTAAAGACCATATAGATAGAATGTATGCTGCTATAAGTAGAACTATGAATTATAGTAGTACTAAAAAGAAACGTAAAAAGAGAAAGAATTAATGCCCGGCTAGCAAGATACAGTACATTCTTACAGACCCACTTTACCAATTACTTATTAGTATCATTTAAAACCTGGAGAATCCTTTTATAAAGATAGAAATGGAAAAGTTACTATTGTCCGCTCTAGAAATGAACAAGTTAGCAAAGATACTAGAAATAATTGGCAAAAGAAATAGGACAGTAAGAATGCTCCAAATATAAGAAAATAGAAGTAGATGACCCAGGCAGAACATAAAACTGCCTAGGTTGCTTCTAATATTTTAGATAGAGCAAGACCTTCTAAATTAGTAACTGCAGTTGTTAGAGGTTAGAAACCTATGGACTATATAGATAATGGAAATAAGGGCACTGGTAATGAAGTTTTAAACACAGGGTTTGACATACTTAGTACTTTTGGCACAAATGCGCTATTTAATATGTCAAAGTTTCCAAAGTTAAATCAAATAAATTTACTTACTAAAACAACAGAAGAATCTTCTGATTTGGGATTATTTAACTAGGGAAGACTTGCTTTAATGCGTAGATATAGACAGAATCCTATTTGGGAAAATAATGCAAGAGCTGCAGGATTAACTGATTAGGAAATAGAAACTTTCAGGAACTATGCAAATGGTTTATTATCTACTAAACAATCTTCTGAGCCAAGGGTGCCCAGCTTATAGGTTTTATAGGATACTAATTCATACAGTAGTTATAGTAATATTGCAAGAAATCCTGATGGCTCTATTAAAAGAGAACTTGTTTTAGGAACCGGTCCAAATTCTCCTAAATATACTGGCGTACATGAAGGAGGTCATATGAGCACCATGAATTATAATCCAGCAAATGAGAGAGTTGCATTCGAGTAGTTAATGTCTAATAAAGAAGCTAAAACAGCAATAGATAAGTTAATGCAAAATGCAAATAGTCTCGCTAATTAGTTAGAAATTGATCCTCAGAAAATAGTTAATGTAAGAAGGATATTAATAAAAAGAGGTATGACACCAGAACAAGCTGACTAGACTATACTAAAACAAATAAAATATTTGAAAGAGGGTTAGGAAACTAGGTCTAGAGGCTTGGCTGCTTAGGAGTGGATGTAGGATAATCATAGTGTAGAAGTTCCATAGACTGTAGATAATGGCGTCAATTTTTTCACTGATAAATCTTTAAGAAACGTATGGAGAGGAATAGCATCAACAATTCCAATAATATAGGGTTATTCACAAATAATGTAGAACAATACCTAGGAAAAGTAGACAAAATAATCTTTACACAAGTAGATTGTTTATATGGTTTATTAGATTCTGACCTTAAAATGAAAACTTTAACTGTAACCAAAAATATAGACAAAATCCTAGAACAATGTACTAATTTTCCGGGTTCTACTAATTATATAAACGCTGATTTATACAAAGATAATAGATTAATAGGAAATATAATAATTGATAAATTACCAGAAATATGATATTTAAGTTTGACTAGGGAGGAGCCACTCCTCCCTATGTTGCTTATTAGCCAGTTATAGTGTCTGATAAGCGAACTTCAGCTATTCCAGAAGAAGCCGTAGCTGCTAAAGTAGCTAGTGATGCTGATAAGGGTAAATTAACTAGCAAAGATTTATACACTATGCTTAAAGAAAAGCTTAAAGGTTTACCTAGTGACGTGGATGTAGCTATGTGGAAACTTCAATCTGTTGAAGAGTCCCTCAATTTAGATTTTTTTCATGATTTTACATCTAATGTAGAAAATAGGTATTTAAATGCTTTACAAACTATGAATCAACTTTCATTTAGTAGAGAATAGTATGATAAAGCTTTAGATAATGTAAAATCTAATGGAGGACTTAATGAAGCTGCTATAGATTAGTATGGTCAAGTATACATGACTAACGGTAAAGATTATAAGTTAATGTCTCCTGAAAAAGCTAAATAGTCTGGATGGAAACAAATGACTAATTAGGATTTACTCTATTTAAGAGCTAATGACCCTAGTTTATCAGGGAAAGATGAGATATTAAATGTAGTTAATAATGGTATAGGAATTAGTCAAGTAACCAAAATGATACAGGATAGTATTGGAAATTTAGGTACTAATAGTAATTCAGAAACTGCTTATGCTACAACTCAATAGGGTTAGCTTATACAAGGACTTAATGATTTTATTAAAGCAGCCCAAGAAACAGGGCAATATGATGCTTCTATAGAAGATTTATATAAAGCACAAATAATCAATAAAACACAGGCTCAGTAGGCTCAGTAGGCTATTGCTTATATATATAAAACATTACCACAGAATGCTAAATCTTTATTAAAGACTAGAACTGAAGGAGGAACTGATAAGGAAGCTTTAAACTTAATTAGTACATTAGTATTATCTAAAACTAGTGAAGACAGATCTTTTACTGTAGATTTGGAGGGTGGTCCTACTAAAAAATCTATGTCTAAAGATGCTAATGCTGGAAGTAAGGATGATACAGAGTTAAAAACTTCTCTTCCATTACAAGTTATGTAGGATATGGGAGGAGCTGATATAGCTCCGGTAACTATTGATAAAGGCGACGGAGTACAAATGTCTGTATATGGTTCATTCTTCTCTGCTATCAACGATAAAAAAGGTGAACCTATTGTTAATACTTCTCTATAGAATATGTTAGCTCAATCAGGTTTGTAGGATATAGTTAAAAATGTTAGAAGTATAACTTTTGGAGATTAGAAACTTACTCCTGAGTAGTTATCTAAAATCACATATAACAATACCGGAATTGTTAGGGCTGATTTACCAGTAAATGAAGATGGAACTGTAAAACTAAGTGTTCTTGATGATTTTAACGCAGCTATGAATGAAATTAAAGGACTTGGAAATGCATCTAGAGAACAAGTAGAAGCTATTAAAGCAAAGTATCATCTTGATCAATATCTTAAAGATGATGGTACTCCTGATCCTAAACATACTGCTCCATTTATGCTTACTGAAGGTTATACTACAGAGAAAAATGGTATTGAAGACACTGCATATGTTAAACATATCAAAAATCCTACGGATGATTAGATACAATTAATTAAAGATTCTCTTACTGTGGGCACTGGTAAAGATGCTAAAGTTCCAGATATAGACACTTTTGATTGGTATAATCCATTTGATTATTTTGGTACTGAAAATATCTATAAAGCAACTGTATATATTCCAATATCTAATAATGTAGGTGCTGCTATTAGAGGAGGTAATTAGAACTTAGATTATAATGAAGCTCTTAAATATGAAATGAAGTATAGGAACTTCTAGAGAATGAATAATGCAAAAACTACAAGCGCTGACGTATTATGAACGATTGGTTAGTAGCAAATATAAATAATCCCGATTTTACAGTTTCTGACTTTAAAAACATCGCGGATATGAGTATAGATAATACACAATTTTTAAAGAAAGATTAGTATTTAAAGTCAGATTTTATTAAAAATAATCCCGCTTTTAAAGGAAACAATGGAGACTTTGATTAGAAGAAATTTGATAAATATTATGATTAGAGACTTTAGGATTTCTAGTAGTTTAAAAATGATAAAACTCCGGCAGGATTTGAACTTGATGTTTTTGATACATTAAGAACTCCTAATGATAAGGTTAGAAATAATGGTCTTAAAATAGGTAGAGGGTATAATCCTGATAGATAGAAAATTGGTATTGAAGGAGTAAATGTTTGGAGTAAACCTGAACATAGTAGGTCAGAGTTAGCTCAAACATAGAAAATATTTAATTCTGAAACTGGTAAATTTGAAAATTGGACACCAAATGATAATGCGTTATTTAATGGTAAATCTGATTTTGGTTTGAGCTGGTTAAAATCCTTGTTTTCAGACCCATTAGTATTGGCTCAATACGAAGAAGATACTGTAGACAAAGATGGTACTAAACATAAGAAAGGAGACTATAAATTAAATGAAGAAGGCACATATTATTATGAAACTTTAGGAGGTAGAAGCCCTATTGGTAAACAAGTATTATCTTCTTTAGATACTCTTACTGTAGATGGTACTAAATTAAACAAATATGATTTCTTTGATTCTGATGATATTGAAAAATCTGTAGGAGGAGTAATTGCTAAGAATGTAGCTACTCTTATACCTATGTTTGTAGGAGGTCCAATTGGAACTGTTTATTCTACAGCTCTTATAGCTAGGGAAATGGCTAAATCATTACCTATGTTATATGGAATGACAACTGCTTTGTTTAGTGATTCAGAAACTCCTAAATGGATGAACACTATAGCTGCTATGGGCGATAAATTTACTTCAGGTACTTCTGACTATGCTAAAGAACATACATTTAGTGTTGAGAACTTTAGTAATCTTATCTCTGATGTAGCTTTATAGTGGGGTCAGCAAAAAGGTATTGCTTAGGCTATTAATAAACTAAAAGGTAGCAAAAATTATGTAGAAGAAGCTATGGAAGATGCGGCTAAATTATATAAAGCTAAAGCTTCTTCTATGCCTATGTAGGCATTATCCTAGACTGGAAATTGGCAAGATAGTGTTCTAGGAGCTGCTTGTATTAAAAAGTACTTACCAGCAGCTGAAAAAGCTATGAAAGAATCTACTTAGCTAGGACGTGATGCTTCATTAGCTTATATGGCTATTGTGTCTAATTCTGACGTATATGGAGATGCCCTACAACATGGAGCTTCTAAATAGGATGCAGCAGCTATAGCTTTAGGTAGTACTTTAGGTATGTATGCTGTAGACAAATATGCACATCTTGGAGAATTGTTCTTTGATGATGCCACAGAAGATAGTGTGAAAGCAGTTAGAAATGCTATTAAAAATGAATTATTAGGAGAAGTAGACGAGAAAGGTGCTAGAAAAGGAGGTTTAAAAGCTATATTTGATCAAACCAAGGCTTCTAATGATACCCCAGCTAATAAAATTGTACGGAACATACATGCAGCTTTGGATAAAACTAAATCCATTTTAAGTAACTATGCAGATGATTTAGCATATCATACCACGGGATTTTTAGGAAAAGCTGCAGGTGAAGGTTTAGAAGAAGTGAGTGAAGAACTAGTTACAGATACTGCTAAATCTATATATTAGTTAGCGGGGTTTTTAGGAGCAGATACTTCAACTTCTAATGTAGGAGCTTGGGATAATGCATTAGAACGATATTCTATGTCCTTTTTAGGAGGTACTCTTGGTGGAGGTATTTTTTATGCTAAAGAAGCTTTTAATGGAGCATCATATAAAAGAGATAAATCTAATGAAGAACTGGCTACCTTAATTAGAAACGGTCACGTAGGAGAACTACGTGATGAAGTGGAAAAGTTACGTAAGAAAGGTAAATTAGGAAGTACTAAATTATCTGCTAGTGATTATGAAATTACTTCTAAGGGAAAAAGGGTTTGGTTAACCACTAACAATGAGGAGGATTCTTAGAATTAGAAAATTGCAGATTTAATTAATGATAAAATTACAGCTATAGATACTGTAATAAATAATAATCAAGTTGGATTAACTGATGATTAGTTATTTAATACAATGGTATTAGGAGAACAAAGATATTAGATGTATAAAGATATTGCTCCTATAACTAATTATTATGAAGATTTTAATGAAGTCCTATCTAATTTAATTAAAGCTGAGTTAGACTACAGAACTGCTTCTCAAACATTAGATGGTTCTACAGAACTTACTGATTCTAATAAAATTACTGACCAGAAATTAAGGGCTTTAACTCCTGAATAGCAACAAAATAGAAATAATGCTCTTGCTGTATTATAGTAGAAAGTAGAGAAAGCTAGACAAGCTAAAGATGAATTTTTATCAGGAGACACTTCTCTTGATTATACTCGTAAACTAAATTTTGCTCTAGACCCTAATTTACACAGTCCATTTATGGATATAGATGCTGAAGCATTATGGAAAGAGCAATTTGGAAACAAGTCCATGGATGAAATATCTGATGAGGATAAATTACACTTTTATACAGTAGTTTTACCAGAAAAATAGAAGTTTTAGACTAAGGAAGCAATAACTAAATCTTGGGATAGATTTAAATAGATTGAAAAAGTTATCAATCCTGAGTTACATAATTTAACAGATAATGCTCCTTAGTTTAAACAATGGCATTAGAAATTTCAGCAAATAGTTAGTTAGTTAGATTCTAAAGATTTAATATCTAGTTATGCTAATTATGACACTAAATTAGATACAGAATCAGATGATGAATATAATGCTCGAAATAGTAAACTAGTAGACCCTGTTAGTGGCTAGGAGATAGAGACTGATTAGGATTTTATTAATCGTAAGAATAATAGAACACGTCAAATTGAAGCTCTTAATGATTAGAAAGATGCTGAGTGGGTTAATAATATAATGTAGTAGTTAGCTGTAGTAGGTAATTAGTTAGACCCAATAGCAGCAGGAACACTAAAGAAACTTATTCCTAAGAGAATCAAAGATGTATTAGCTAGAAAAATATAGTTAGCGCCATTAAGTAATGAAGTCAAGAGTATTTTGGGTAATCTCAATACAGATTTAAGTAATACTAAGGAAGTATTAGATACTATTAAGAATAGTGCTTTAGCTAAAACTAAGAGTTTAGTTAAATAGAAAGCAGCAAGTATTCCTAAGGTGTATACAAATTTTAAAGGAGAAGAGTTAAATCCTGAAGATTTATTTATGATTGATGGAATAGAAGATATGACTATTTAGGATTTATTGGATAATCCTTCTTAGTTATATGATATTGATGATGATTAGAAGTAGGATATTGTTAACCAATTACAAACTATTACTGATCCAGAATTATAGGATTAGATATAGAATACCTTAGCTAATATAAATGATCCTCAAGCTACTATATAGAATCTTAATTAGATATGGAAGTCTGCTCCTAAATATAAGAATATAATAGAAAATTTATTATCTTTATATGAATTTAAAATATCTAAGGAATAGTCTGATAAAGTAGTTAATAATCTTACTGATTTAGCGAGTGTAATTAGTCCTGATACTAGTATATCTTCATTAGTAAATGATGATATGGGAATCTAGGATTAGTTAGATTCAGATGTTGAATCATATGTTTAGACATTAACTCAAAGTGTAAATAACGAAGTAAATTCTCTAGTTGCAGATGTAGGTAACAATGCTATAGTTAAATTACATAACTCTATATAGAGTACTATTAAGAATCCAGTAATTGAATTAGTTAAATCTCTTGCAGGAAAAGTTCTTGATAAAACTCAAATGCCTGATGTTATTGATACTTTAACTAAATTAGACACTAATTTTAATGAAGTTGAAAATATTGGAGAATTAGTACTCGATGGTGAGCAAATGAAAACTCTTTAGAATACTAGAGATGCTTTGGCTATGGTAGCTACTTATTTATATGCAGCTTCTAGTACTCCAACAGGTAATAATGTCATAGGACATAACAAAGTAATGAATGAGTATGCTAAAAAACATAGTGACACTATTCAAAACTGGGAAGAACTTCCTGAAATTGATGATGATTACGCAACTATATATCAAGAACAACTTAATTAGTTTATAAAGACTCTTGATGCTTGGATTGATTTATCTAATAATAATGATATAAATAAGAGAAGACAATTTGAAGAAACTGACAAAGCCCTAACTAGAAGTTTTAATGGTTTATGGCAAGCTAATAAACAACATTTCGTAATTGATGTAAAAGATAAACATTATAACTTGTTAGAGGGTAGTTTGGATGATAATGTTCCAGATGTTTCTCTATTTAATTATGAAAAGGCTTTTTATGGTAATTTTTAGAAAGCCTTATAGGAATCAGGAATGTCTGTCTCTGAATTTTTAAAAGAATCTAATATTCTTGACAAACTAATTAGTTTTAATTAGTTAGGAGATTAGAGAAATACTCGATTAAACCATAAGATGCAGTATGGAGATATGTCAGAATATGACAAACTCCAATATTTAGCAACTATATTATCACTTAATCCAATCGATTTTTATAACTTCTTAAAAACTTCAGTAGGATAGAACTCTGATAAAGCACCAATAGCTAGTCAGGAATATGCTTCAAAAGTAGCTATTGCTTAGACTACTTAGACTTATAGAGACATAATGAAATATGCTTTTGATAAGTCTGGAAGTAATCTATATAATGCTAATAATACAGTAATTATTACTGGTGATGCTGGTAGTGGAAAAACTTCTGTAGTAGGTAAATCTGTTATTGATTTTTTGGGACCTGAAACCAAAATACTATGTGTGGGACCAACTTCTACGTAGGCTTAGGGATTACTTGCCTCATTTGGAAAAGGTAAATCAATGGATATTGAATCCTTAATGAGAAAACTTTTAGGAGATACAGTTTGGACAGATTTAAAATCGGATTTAAATATAGAGTATAAGCCAAGTAAAAACTAGTTAGAGAAAGATTCTGAATATTTTAGTTATTCTGCAGGTGATTTTGCTTAGACTAAACTTAAAAAAGACTTTACGTTTAATTAGTTAGATGAAATTCCAAATATATTAGCTATAGATGAAGCTACACATATTCCAGCTCCAGTACTTCAAATTCTAGATACTTATATGTAGAAAAATGGAGGAACTTTAATGTTACTTGGAGATGAAAAATAGAAAGGATATTATAATAAAAATAATGCTATAGGTAATATGAGACCTGTAGATTTGTTTGCATCTAGAACTCCAGAATTAAGTGTATCACTACGAGATAACAATATTTAGAAATAGGCTAACTTAAATAATGTAAAAACTTTATTGGCTCAGGTTCTTACAAATCTTTAGGAAATGTCAGAATCTGACTTATCAGCATATTGGAAACAAGTCGCTTAGTTAATTCCTAAGTTGGGATTTAGAGTTTATAATGGTAATAGTCTAGCAGGAGATTTAATTACTCCAACATTATCAAATGACACTATTAATAAATTAAAAACTTCTTCTGATATTGGTTTTATTGGAGATACCTCTAGTGCAGCGTACTAGGCGTTAAAATAGGCTGGTGTAAATCCTACTGTATTATCTAAGGATTAGATGCAGGGTTAGGAGTTTGAATATGTAGTAATTGATCAATCATTCACTAAGCCTGACGAAGACATAGATATAAGAAATTTCTTATAGGATTTATACACTTTAATGAGTCGCGGTAAAACTGCTTCTATATTTATTGATAATGGATTAAGTAGCATTATAGGTAAAAATACATAGGATGATTATACTGCTAAAGCCCCTAGTCTTAAGGATAAGATTAATGGAAAGAGTACAATAGAATAGCTAAAGGAACGTAAATTATCTATATTAGATTAGTTGGATTTATCTCCTATTGAAGGTTTAAATGAAACATCAAACTAGAATGCTAACTAGCAATCTACTTAGCAAGCTATAAATCCTACAGATTTTAAAGCACCTGAATCTTTAAATATAGATAAAGATACTGAAGAGGCTGTTAATTAGTTAATTGATTCTGAAGAAGAGACTAAAGATTCACATGAAGTTGAGGATTCAATAAAAAGTGAATTTACAGTAATGTCTTGGGGAGATTGTACTTTAGTTGGAGCTAAAGCTGTGGAAGAAACTCACAAAGGTAAAAATGGTAAAGAGTATAAAGGAAATGCATGGCATTTTGGACCTGATTAGAATGGGGAGTTACGTAATATATCAGCTTTAACAGATTAGGAATCAGTTTTCTGGTATAAAGATAAGCATACTTTAGAAAAATAGTTATATTAGGTAAAATCTGCTTTAATTTTTAATCATAGTTATGGTGAAACCATTTTAGGTACACATACTAGAGTAATGCCAACTTGCATAACTAATAATTTTCGTAAAGATGATTGGGACGCTGGTACCTATGAATTAGAGATTCGTTCAGTTGAAGGAGAAATTCAACCTTCTTTTAAGCCCATGCCTGAAGTAGGTATGACCTATAAAGGGAATAAGTATATAGCTAATATTGTATTTAAAGTTAAAAATAAAAAAGGACAAATATGTAAATTTGACTTAGCAGGTATTAATAACCCTGAAACTTTAACTAGCAATTTAAGTAAAATAAAAGACAGAATTAGTCAAGAACTTTCTGATCCAACTATTTCTAATGAAAGAAAATCTAAATTATAGAATATTCTAAATACAATCGAAAATAGGTCTTAGAAATGGGCTAATTTATTTGATTCTTGGATAAATAAGTATAATAAAGAAGGTAGTTTTTCTATAGATATAAGTAAAGCAATAGTTAGGTAGAAACATACTTGGTTTACCAAAAGAACTGGACCTGAAATAAGACTAGGAGGTAGAATTGATCCTAATGCTGTTGACAATGTTAAGGATTTTGATAATATGAAAGATAGAAATCCTGGATTTGTCTTTTCAGAAGTGTATACTTATGCAGCTAAAGACCCTACCCTATTGAATATTAACCCTTCTTTAAAAGGCAAAGCTGTAGTGTTTGTTTCTTCTGATACCTTATTAAAACCAGAGGATTTAGTTAAATAGTACATAAACCAAATTCAAGATCCAGAGCATAATTAGCCTATAGTCAGAATGATTAGACTTCATAATTACGGTATGACATTTAGTCAAATGACAAGTAATGAGTTCTGTAATAAAATTTAGGGAGGAGATGATACTCGACTTCCTTATAGAGCTAATTATCATGGAATTTAGATGTTTGTTTCTTTATGGAACTGGAGAGCCGCTTTAAGTAAGTTTAATGAGGCTTTAAATAATTGGATGCAGGAAAATAAGTATGATACTAAGAAGCTAGATACATTAATTAAAGCTCAAAATTATTTATTTAATAATAAATAGGTAGATGTAGACACTTATTTAACTGGTAAAAAATTAACTAAAACCGACTTAAATAATTTAGAAAAGTTTAACTAGGAAGTATGTAAAGATATACCTACCTTTAGATTAGGTTACTCAAGTAAACACGATTTTCATGTTTAGAGATTTAAAGTTGCTGGTAGTTAGGCTTATAGGAATAAGTCTGAAGCTAATTTAATAGTCATAACTCCTAATAAAGCTAAGCAGTTCTATTAGTTAAGTAATAGAATATTAGGTGCTATTTGTCCTTCACCTTATGTTGACACTTTAGGTCTTTAGTTATTACATCCTGGTACTCAAAACCCAGACGGAACTAGAGAACCTGATACTCCTTGGGGAGAAAATGAATTTATCGATATAAATAGTGCAGAACATTAGAGGACTCTTTCAGGTTTATTTACATCTGATTTAAGAATTGTAGAAACTAGGAAAGATGGATCTAAAATAGATGTTATTTATAAACAAGGCGAGTAGTGGTCTGCAATTCCTAGATATTTAGGTAATATTCTTAGAACTGTTACATTCTATTAGTATAACCCTGATTAGCTTTCTGGTAACTATTCAGAATCTGCTAAAGTGTCTTGGGATGATAATGGAACAAGGAAAACAGTAAGTACTCAGATAGGAGATTTATTTGGCGATGGAGGATTGTTAAAAACAAAAAAGGATATCAAAGCTAAACCTGGAGAACACCCTGATAGAAGTCTTGCAGATATGTTTGATTTAATGTTCCACGGAACTACTGATGATATTCATAGAAAATATGATAAGAATAACCTATTAATGAGAGCAGATGATGCTAGATTCCCTTATGGTTTCTTCATTAACCCTGATATATCTAGAACTAAAGAAAGTGCTAGTTCTACTGATATAATTAGTATTAAAGCAGGAAAAGAAACCGTATTTTATCCTATTAAAACATCTGATGAGTTATTTACTTCAGATAATGATTTAAGAGCCGCTGGAATTGATTTATCTATTGACGAACTGTTAAATAATACAGTAAGCCTAACTAATTCTACAAATACTTAGACTAGTACTGCTCCAGCAACTACTTAGTCTAAAGTGATTCCATTAGAATAGAGAATGCCTGTAGCTGCAGAGGTTCTTAAATAGGTTAACGACTCAGGTTTTAGCTTTGACGAAGATACCTTAGAGGAGGCTGTTGATAAACTAAATGAAATTACTAGAGATTAGATAATAGACGTATTTAAAGCTGTTGGTTAGGACTAGACTTTAGAGTTACCTGTAAATTACACTTATTAGAAAACTGGAGATGTTAAAAAATAGACTTTAAAAGATATAATTAGCTCTTAGGTTCAAGGTGGTTTTAATTTAAAAACTAAGAGTGTTAATGGAGAATCCAAATTAATAGTAGAAAACAACGGAACTGAGTATGAATTAGATACTGAAACCTGGATTCTTAAAGGTAATTAGGTATAGAAAGCTAACAATAAATTAGATGAGTTAATTAACTTTAATGGTAAGGAAGTAAAGAAATCAGCAGCTCTTAATTAGCTATTAAATAGTTAGGAATTTAAAAATAAACTTGACGATACTAGCACTCTAGATGAGTTTATATAGGAATTAAACACTCTTATAAATAATGCCAAAACTCTTAATGAGGATTAGATTTCTGAGGCATTACATAAATTAAAAGATGACTTTAATTATATAGATATAACTGGACTAATAGAAGAGAATTATCCAGAATTATATAAAATATTTGAATGTTAATGGCAGTATGTAACTTACTAAATACCTATAGTCCAGCAGATATAGGTAGAGCTTTAATGACTTATTCGCGTGACGAAAATGCTGATAAATTTATTGATAGATTTATAAACAAATAGGGGATACCTAAAACGACTAGATATAAATTAGATTCGTTAGATTCTGAAGATGATATTTAGAAATCTATTCAAGGATTTAATAAATCTATGGATGATGCAATAGCAGCGCTAACTTCTAGAAAACCAGATTTGCTTCCTAAATTTAATGAATTAAGAAGTAAAGTATTAGAAACCCTTCATGTAGACTTAGACGAACACTCGTCTGGGTCTACTCCAGAAGGAGATAGTTCTATTGAAGCTAAAACTACTTTTGAAATATTAGATAATAATTAGTTAAGTTTAGATGAACATCTTAAAGAAATATATGGTACTGGAGCATATAATATTATTAGACAGCTAAAGGAGGGATTTAATGATAATCTTTTTGCAGCATGCTATTATAATGCAGCTAATGGAGCATTAGTTGTACAAGCGGATAGTATATTAAATTAGAATCTTATTAATCTTAAAAATAGATATTTTAAGTAGATAGTAGAATATTTAAAATCAGTAGATTCTAAGTATGAAAAATTACCTAGTGAATTTGTAAATGAAGAAGGATTTATAGGAGGTAAGTATTTTTATGTAATGCAAGCTTTCTACGATCATATAAAACATATTCCGGATTTACAACAGACTTTAGATAGTTTATCTTCTAAAAAACTTAATAATTATGATAAAATATCTAATACAGAGATATATACTTAGGTAGTAAATACTTTACTACAAAATCCTGATTTTAAAAAGACCTTATTTAATATTTATAGGTCTGGAAAATAGCAAGATAATGTAAGGAATATATTATATTTAGCAGACCATTTATCTTCCTATTTCTATGAAGTTAAAAGATTATTAAATACTAAGAAATATCAAGATTTATTAAATACTGAAATAAACGGAAAAACAGTTAGAGATATATTAGATAGTTTTGAATTAGAAAATAATGATTTATTAAATGCTGCAAACGCATATACTTCTCTTATCCATTTTGATGAAATGTTAGTAGACTCTTTAGGAGATTCTATTGACATCAAACAAGGATAGAAAGGAATGGAGTTTGGAGACTCTACTAAATATTCCTATAAATAGGATACAACAAACTAGAAAAAAGGTTGGCAAACAAGTGAATCTGTAAAATCCGAAAAATATGTGGCAAAAATAACTGATGCGTTTCTAAATTAGATAAGAGTGTTAAGTTATAAAACTGACCAATTTTAGAATAGAAGATTAAATAGCACTTCGGTTATTGTAGCTGCTCGAAATCTTATTGATGATGTTCTCTATAGGAAACTCAATTTACTTCAATGGTCTGAAAATAATTAGAATAGGAAAGAGGCTCTTAATGATTTTGCTTTAGCTTTAGCGGATTTACATGACAATCCATAGAATTAGTTATATACAGCTTTAAGTTTGTTATTTGAACCGGTAAAAGGAAGTAGTTAGAGATTAATTGATACAATCCCATTGAATAATACTACTGCAACCACCGAATATGACTTAAATATATTATATTCATTATATGAAGCTGCTTTAAATGAAAGTAATCCGAATTCTTTAAGATCTTAGGAATTAAAAAATGTTAAGCAAATAAATGGTCCAGTTTCTCAGCTATCTGCTGAAATATCAGGTATTATAGCTAGAAATACTACTATGCATTATCTTGAAACATCTTTTGATGGTGAAACTGGTATGGTTCAAATCGAGGTAAAGAAAAGATACTTTAATAATGCAGATACTTATAAAACTAGAGTAAGAATTAATAGAAATATTAATAATGCTTCGGCTTCAGAACGAGAAGCTAGACGCAAGAAGTGGCAGTTTGATACTATTAGTACTGTAGATGGCAATAAGTAGTATTCTGTAGTAATTGGAGATGAAAAAGTTACTTACATATCTACTCAAATATTAAATTCTGATGGTAAATATTAGAGTAATGAATTATTTAATGATTTAAATAAAATTGATTTAACTTCCTTTAGATAGAAATTACTTAGAAATGAGGAACTCACTGAACGAGAAAGAAAATTAAAAGATCTACTATCTTTTATTGATGACCATTTAAGTTTAAAAATTTTAGATAACCCTTCATAGAAAATTCAATAGCTTGAAATATTTTAGTAGTTAAATAAGGATAATTTAAAAGACTTAACTACGCTAGCTATTAAAGCAGCTTATGTTAACTATCTCTATGATGAGGCTGGAGACTAGGATTTTGCATAGTATTTATCTAATACAGGTAAAGATGGAATTTATCGAATTTATGAGAATAATAAAAAGAGTAAACTGTTTACTAATATGTTTAATAACTTAAAGATTACAGTTGCTTCTTTTAAAGATAGTGTACTTGAAGCTTGGAGTGACGCTTATTCTATGTAGTCAGGAGAAGCTTCCAAAGCTACTACCAAAAATAAAGCAGGTGATAATATTCCAAATAATAGTGTAAATAAATTAGGTACTAATATTCATCATTATTTATTTAAATAGAAGGATACTAATGCAGACAGTTTATTCTTTGTGCAAGATTCTACTAAAATTAGAGGTATCCAACATGACCTAGAAGCTACTTCGTAGTGGCAAGAGTCTAAATAGTTAAAGAATTTTTCTCAAGGAGAGTTATTCTTCCATTCTGTATTTAATAAGTTCTGGGGAAGCTATTTACAATATGGAACATTTATAATATAGCCTACTGCTTACTCTGATAAAACTACTTTCATTAATTATGAAATTACTAAGAATTTATTTGGAGATGATATTATAAGTGATGAAAATCTGAAAGATACTATAGTTGACAATACTATTAAGACTATAGGTACTTTCTATAAAAATGTATGGAATTCTACCAAAAATAAACTTCAAAGACTAACTGATGCTTATAATAATTAGCATAGTACTAACTATACATATCAATAGATGTTAGCTAATATTACTGAACCAGAGTTAATTAAGTTAGCTGATTCTATTGGCGAGAAGGTAACTTTAGATGCTGATTATAGAAAAGCAGGTAAACATTTAGCTGTAAATGAACTCTTGTAGTATTATGCTGAAGAATTATATGCTAATAAAGACACTTTGAATATCTTCTTAGAGCAATAGAAACATTTATTTATACAAAACTTTCTTGATAATAATTGCACCTATCAAGTGGTTGATTTAAATGATTCAGTAGATAATTATTATGGTGAGAAATTGCCTGAAGCTATTTCTAATAATCCTATCATGTAGACTATTTTAGGATTATATAAGAATGACTCTAAGGGTAGAAGTGCTTTCTTTAAAAACTGGGTAGATGCTAAAACTGGTAAGTTGATTTTAGCTAAATAGAATGGTTTAAATATTATATCAAATACTAAAATAGATTCTAGTAAAGATATTGTAGTAAATCCATTGCTTGATAAATTCTTCTATGTTGAAGGATTCTTAAGTAATAATTTACGTATGAGTTTAACTGGTTCTGAGATTAATCACCCGGATAAAGCTAAACAAACCACCTATAATTTAGTAAAATCTTGTGATAATTCTGAGGAGTTCTTTAAAAAAACTAAAATATAGGTAAGTGAAAATACTTTCTAGTAGGCTAAGGAATTCTTAAATACAACTAATTCTGTTGCAGACTTAAAATACACTACAATACCTACTAATATATCAAGCTTTATAAATGATATTTATCATTAGTCTATGACCATGATAGCTAATGTAGCTTAGGGTACTTAGTTTAAGCGTAATGTAATTATACCTGCCACTTTACAGTACTGTCTACCTAAAGTTATAAATGGTATTTCTGCTAAAACTAAATGTGCAGTAATTAGAGACGAGGGTGCTTCAGTGTATAACTATAGAGGAGACCATGAAGATGATATTGATTCTGCGGATGGTTCTGCTCAAATTAATCCATTCTAGTCTATTTTGGAGAATAAAGCATTAGGTTCTCAGGCTGTAGGATTTATTAAAAAACCTATTTGGCATGCTTATGACCCAGTAACAGGTACTGCATTCTTAGCTAAGTTTGCAACCGATACTATCACTAATGAAACTATGCGAGCTTCCTTAAATTCTCACACCAGTCTTTTTAAAATGTTTAAAAAGATGACTAACTTACAATGGGAAGGTGATGTGGATTTAATGCAATCTATAGCTTTAGGTAATCTCGATGAATCTAAAATTTTAGCTACAGCTAGATGGTTTAATAATGTTATTCTCGGAAATGCTGACGGAGTTAAAAACAATTAGTTGTATTATAAAGACAAGTATGGAGATCAGATTCAAATTACTGGTTTTAACAAAACTGTAACTAAAGAAGGAAATACTCTATATTATACCACAGAGGCACCTGTAATTAAAGGTATAGAAGCCCCTTCGCATAAAGTATATCATGTATTTTATGATTCTCCTGACTAGAAAAGTAATCATGCTACTTTTGATACTTGGCAATAGGCATAGGCATTTTTAATGGATTAGTCCAATCCAGAAATGACTAATAAACATACTATTAATTCTTTATTTGAATTACATACAGCTTTAGGTGGTATTAATTGCGTTGATAGTAAGGGGAATTATTCTGAATTTAGTAATGAGGTAGTTGTTAATTTTATGAATGCAGTTGGTCATAAAATTAATGAAGGTGCTGACAATGTTCCTCTTGATTAGGATAACTATATACAACCTCTTAAACAGTATCATATTGGTTATGCTTTAAATAATACAGCAGTAAAAAATGGTGCACAAAATATTAATCAGTCTAGTGCTTGGTATGATGATAAAGACCTTAGTTATTTTGAAGTAGATTCAGATGGTCTCGGAATGTAGATGAATGCTGACCATGATATTATAGACTCTGAACTTACAGAATTTTCTCAGGTTATCACTGCTACATCAGCATATGGATTTACCTATGATAACACTGATGAAATATTTTAGGGTCTTGGAAGAGCTTCCTTAGCTACTACTAAGAAAATGAGTAAAGCTGTAGATACCTTTATTCAGAATTTTGAAGATCCAAAACAAGCTTAGTCTGATTTATATGATGCTATTGGTAGAATTGTAATGAAATCTTCTTCTATTAAAGATAGGGAGAGTTTGTAGCATGTAATTATGCAAGCAGTAGAATCTGTATTCTATAAAAGTAAAAATCATCAGTAGGATAGTTCTAAAATACCGTTTAGTGACCCTAATATATATTCTGATTTTATTGCTACATTAGCCAGTACAATTAACAAAGAAGCTATTAAACGTAAACATCCAGGTTCTGGATGTGTTATGGTTCCTGCTTATCACATGATTCAATATTTTGAGTTTGGTGGTGAAAAATTAATGGCAACTGACATCTTAAAAAGAGCATAGGAAGACTATAAATAGTCCTTAATTACATTATTACAAGGTTATCAGGATTACAACCCAGAAACTAACTCAATAGGAGAGTTCTTTATAAATGGGCAATCCGTTAAATAGTTAGAAAATTAGGTACAAAAATTAAAAATAGAAAATCCTGATAGAATTGATACATAGGATATAACTGGTTATAATCATTAGCTTATTTAGAGATATTTAAATAGAAAACAGAAAGAGGCAGAAATAAGACCTGATAAAAGCTGGTTTATGCCTTCTGATAATGTAAATATTATTGATTCAGAAGGAAAAGTTCATACTGTAGAATTAAATTCTATGGATGACTATTACAAGTTTAAGGATGGAATTAATGATATAGAAATAGCTAATAATGTATCTATAAAAGTTGATTATAAAAAAGGTGCATATAAAATAACTTCACCTACAGCAGAGTTAAATTTAACTAGGGTTAATGGTAAATGGATAGCAGACTCTTCAGAATTATCTGCTATAGCTACCTAGTTAGTTGAAGAGGTTGTATTGCCTGATGAATCTATAGTTACTGGAAAAAGACAATAGTATGATTTTAAATATTAGGAAAATATAGTTAGACCTCATGATTTAAGACCTTCTTTACTTAGGTGGCAGGATTCTGAAACGGGAGAATATATGAATATATTTGATTCTCCGGTTATTAGAGATGCTTATACTAATCCTAAAGGTAAAAAAGCTAATCACCAATCATTAGTTTAGGCTGAATTAAATAATATTCATAATGGAACTTATACTGATAGATTTGGTAATGAGAGAACTATTATGTAGGGAAGTTTATAGAATTATGCTGCTGAACTTGTGATGTCTAATATCTATAAAGATAAATTCGGAATAGAAAATGAATCTCTTGCTGAAGTTCTTAAATAGGGAGAGGACTATTTTTATAAGAAGTTTAACAAAATAAATGCTCCTGCTAATACTAGTTATGACTTTGCATTCGTAAAAGATACAGGTAATACTACTTTAATTACTTTAACACCAGTTAAAAATAATGACTATATTTAGTATAAAGGATTTGAAGCCAGTTAGTTAAGTACTAATGATAAAGAAGAAATTTATTTAACTAGAGGTAATAGGGATTTATTTAAAGTTGGTAAATGGATTAATGCTCCGGATGTTACATATAAAGATGGGGAATTTATAAATAATGATGGTATAGTATTAGATCCTAATCAGTATAGATTAAGGGATTTAGATGATCCAACTTCTGTTCAAAGACGTGTTGATTATGTAAAGCAATATGTTGAAACTACTAAATAGATAGTAAAAGGAAGGGTTATTTATAAAACTAACACCCTTTATGAAATAGCTCCCTTATCTGATTTTGAGATAGTTTTAGGTAATAAAGAAGATGCAGCTAAATAGAGAGCTTCTCTTGTTGCTAAGATTTATAGAGCAGATAATTATAAATTAGCTTAGGTAAATAATTATAAAATATATAGTGGGGATGCTTTTAATCATATTAAATCTGCAAGCAGTTTCTTCTTAGGAAATTAGTTAATTGATTAGGATGTAAAAGACTTATTATAGACTTAGTTAGATAGCATTACAACTACTAATCAATAGAAATCTAAAGATGAACTTGTGGCTTTATCTAAAGAAAATAAGGCTAAGTATAAAGAATTATTAGAAGCTTTCTTAAGAAGAGAAGCGCATAAACGATATGTTAGTTTCTTAGATTCTTAGAACTTTATAGCTGCACGTATTCCTGCTCAATCTTTATAGTCCTTTATGACTATGAAAAATATAGCATGGACTGAAAACTCTAAAAATATATCTTATGTAAGTCATTTCTAGACTTATTTATAGGGTTCTGACTATGATATTGATAAGGCTTATATAATGGGACAGTCTTATGATGAAAATGCTGCTTATATAGGATGGAGTCCTTTATTTAATTATAATAGTGTAGAAACTTTACAAGCTAGTAAAACTTTACCTATCCCTAAACATATTGTTGTATATAAAGGTGATTATGATATATCTAGTGAGATAAATACTTTAATTAATTTATCTGAAAACTAGGATGTAAATGAAGTATTATAGAATGTACATAAATTGGGTAATGCAGCTTTCATTAAACAATTATCTAAAATAATTAGAATTGCCGAACAACATAATGGTATTAATTATTCAGGTGATGCCAAAGTATTAAATACTTTGATAGAAACTATTAATAAACATGAAAATTATCTTATTTCTGATAATGTAGCAGAATCAGCATTTAAAAACGTAGCTTCTGCAAACATCTATTAGGTGTCACATGATATTAGAAATCGTGATTAGGCATATACAGCTATTGCTATGGGTATTATGCGTAAAGCAGCTGATAATTCCCCAAAAGGTAACTAGGCAGCTACTTTAAATATGCTTAATCCTATGACTAAGTATATTATGTAGTATCAAAACCTTGTAGGTAAGAATGTGATTAGTGTAGCGGCTAATGGTGAAAAAGTATGGTTTAATACTTTTTATTATTGGACAAAAGTGTTGAAATCTGGTAATTAGGAGGCAATAAATAAATTAAAATTTTAGCATACTTATAAAAGAATAAATGGAAGAGCTAAGGGTACTCCAATAGAGTAGACTATTAATCATATCCCTGATTTAAATAGATATGATGAACAAATAAAGTCGACGTTATAGAGTCAATTTGGTGTTCTTGATAATGAAGATTATAAATATGTTGATCAATTAATATCCTAGCTTCTTTCTGCAGCTACTGATAATGCTAAAGAGCTTATTCTTGCTAAGATAAATGCAGGAACTAATTTTGCTAGAATGTATGTATATGGAATGATGATGGGACTAAACATAAACGATTTAGTTGCATTTATGACTAGTCCAGTATCAGAACTCATAGATTAGTTAGCTAATCCTAATATGTTCTAGAATGAAAGCGGTAATGCTGCTATGGCTATTAATTTGGCTTAGGGTATTGTTGGAGTTAAAAAATTCTTACATGGACAAATAAGAACAACTTAGGAGGATATTGATACTGGAGAGCAAAGAACTGCTTGGATAAATAAAAATAGATATGTAACTAACTATTTAAAAAATTCTGATATTTATGATTTAGTTAAATAGAATGCTGGATTGTCTGAGGAGGAAGATATTAAAGGATTAGGAAGCATTATGCAAGCTTACATTAATTATGCTATAATTAATTAGGATGTAGATTTAACTGAATTAATTGATACTGATGATGTTGAAGTTAACTCTTATCTTAGATACTGTCAAGATTTAACAGACAAATTAAGACAAGTTAGAGCACAATATAAGAAAGATTCAGATTTTAAAAATGATATAGAAGAATTTAGAAATCTATATAATGATGCCTCTGAAATTTCTACAATATCATCTGCTTGGCTAGGACTTAATTAGGGATTACCTACTTCTGAGTTAGATTTACTTTCTAGAATGAACCGTATGTCTAAAATAGTTACAGATAGAGAGAAAGCTCTAAATATGAATGTATCTAAAATATATCCTAAAGAAGGGGCTAAGGAAAAAGAGATTTAGGAAGCTGAATAGGCTAAAGAATAGTTAATTAATAGACTGCATGAAAATAATCCTACTTTGGACCCAGAGTACATAGCAAATGAGTTAGATATTGCTCATGAACAGGATTTAATTAATAACTTTGATATATATAAATATTTAGTAGATGATGAATATAGAAAACAAGCATCTGATTACTATGATATAATTAAAAGTACTGCTAATGTATTTGAAATGATGGAGTAGATTCCACATTATAAATAGATTTTATAGTTGTTTAAATCACTTGTTGTGGCAAATAATACTTTTGCATCTAAGAGTAGATTAGTTAATAAGCTGCTTGCTAATTCTGAAAGTGTTAATGATAAATAGCTAAATGGGGTAATTAAATATGTTGATAAATTAAATACATTATCTTTTATGAGAACACTTACTCCAATAGTAGTTAATTAGGTAGATGGATTTAATCCATATTTTTAGAGTATTAAAGTTAACAAAATTGATCTAAGTACTATAAATGGTATAGCTACTTTAAAACATTGGGTTGAACATGAGTTTCTTAATTACCTAAGGGAAAATTATCCTAATAATTCTTTAGTTAAACATCTTACTCTAGTTCCTTATAATAATACAGAAGTATTAGCAACTGATATAGATTTGCTTAATCCTGATATAACCATATAGTCTAGAGAGGCTTATGATGATATATTAAGAGGAATGGCTGATTTTGAGACTAGATAGTACTAGGGAGATTATACTATTGCAGATATTTTACAAATGTATAATATAGCAGTAAACAATAACTAGTATGGTGGTGAACGTCTTACTACATCTTTCAAAGTTTGTACTAATCCTAAAAATATTTTAAATTAGTATTTAAAATTTATATCAGATTAGGATTGGGATATTGAAACTGATTAGGAATATAACTATACTGATTATTAGATAGCAGCAGCTCCTATAATTAGTACTTATGCAGAAAGCTACCATTAGGAGCCTTTTGTTAAGGTGAATGACCCTGTTCGAGGATATGTACTCAAAAAATTAGATAGTAATAATTAGTACTAGGAATACGACTTGATTCCACCGCCTGTGCCAGATGAAGATTATCAAAGTAAGATGAATAGATTACAGAATTTTAGTGAGAATAGTCCTCTAGAAATGCCTAATATGCATAATACATTATTCTTAACTAAGACTGTGGATTTTGATGGTAAATTTGAGGATTTAGATGTAGATGAACAAAAATAGACTATAGATGGTATTAGAAACTTGTTAACTTAGTATATAACTTCTAATAAAGCTTCACTTATAAAAGACTGTTAATTAATGGGATGTGATATAAAAGTATTAGTTAATAATTATGTAGACGGTAAATTATAGACCCAGGAGCAAACATTATTAAAAAATACTGATGAGGACATAGATATAAGTAGAGCAGTTGAATTAATTACTCAACTGTCTAAAGCGGAACGTACTAAATTAGCTGCTCTTTTTAGGGCAGCTAGAGTACAAGCTTTAAAAGAATCAGATGTAGAAAAACATGAGTTTATTAGTAATACCACCCTTGGATAGCTTCAGGATAAATATCCTGATTTAAAAGAAGCTTTCCCTGAATTAGAGATTAATGAAAATCATACTATAGTAGCTTGTAATCAAATTTAGTTAAATGGTTCTAAATACTTTGGCAGAGTAGTAAGCCCTAGTGGTTCAGATATTTTCTTTGTAAATGGGTTTTATGGTGCCTAGGACTTATTTAATTATCTTGATTAGAGATAGAAAATAAAGAAAGCTATAGATAATAATACACTTAGAGAAGATTTAAAAGAATACTAGGAAGAATTAAACTCTATAGTGAATAAATATAATATTACCGGAGAAAAACTTTTATTAGATTATTTAGATAATAAATCTAAGTATAAACCTTTTAAAGATTCAAATGGTAATAATATAATTCCTTCTAAGACTCTTAATAATATATTATGTAAGATATAGGACATATATAATTCGGATATGGGTAAGTCTGACTTAGAATTAGCTATAAAGAGTGTAAAAGACCCTAAACATAAAAATAGATTTGAATATAAACTTACTATGAAAAATTTATATTCAGTACTTTCTAATTATATACAAGATATGCCTTCTTTTTAGGATTTTAATAGTTTAAGTTAGGAAGATTTACAAGAGTTTCTCCACAATATATTCTTATTTGATCCTAATCTAATGAAAGCAAAAGTTTCTAAAATAATAGGAGGGGAAACAAAAGAAGTCACTAAAGAGGCGGTAGATAAAAAGATTCCGCAAACTGAAATTAAAAAGAAATGGAAAGAATTATAGGAATAGTGGGATAAATAGGGAGTTAAACTAGAATCTTTAGCTAAAACTATCAAGAATAGTCCAGAACAGGCAATTGGACTGTTAAAAACAGCATTAGCTAATTTAAACCCAGATATATCTATTTAGGATGATAAAATATAGATTAAATATAAAACTAAAGAAGAAGTATAGTAGAAAGAATCTGCTAAATAGTTAATTTTATCTTTCCCATATTCGTCCTTAGGTGAAGTATATAATTTTGGTTATGATTCTAAATACTTATTTAGTCCTGTAAAAGCAGAAGAAGGAGTTGATACTGATGGTATGTATCATGGGGTTTATATTTATAAGTATTATAATCCTAGTACTAAGGTTACACACTATGCTATATCTAGAAGTATAATATCTCCTAATTCATATTCTCAAACATTTAGTTCTTTAGAAGCAGCAAAAGCTAAAATAGATGATTGGAATGCAACACAAACTCTTAGAGAAGCAGGATTATACTCAATTAAGATGCATCCTGCTCCACGTACCTCTAGAATAGAACTAAAAGGAGTTAAAGAAGGATAGATAATAACTACTTTAGATATTTAGTTACCTAGTATATATAAGTTACCTGAAATATTTAAACAAGCATTAAATGGTACTTTAGCAGATTTTAGAAAAGTATTTCCTGATATAGAAGGTATTGAAACTCTAAATACTCCTGAGAAAGCTGCTGCTTTTGTTTATTTATTTACTAAGGGGTTAAAAACAGCTGAAAATAAAAATACTGATATTAATTAGTTAATTAAAAATAATTAGGAATTAGGTAAAGAAATAGTAGATAAGATAAATAAAGCTGAAACTAAAAGTTATCTAGTAGAAGAAATACGAGGTAAAATTGCTACTCTTAAATATCTTGAAAACAATGGTAATAAAATAGATATTACTGGTAAATTTGGAGATGAAGCAGCTACAAAACCTACTACAGCTTCAATGGAATAGGCAGTCCAATATTTTAATGAAAAGTTTGGTATAGCTATAAATACTATGTCTCAAACTGAACTAAATGATTTTGGATAGTAGAATAAAATTGATGTAAAAAATGCTAGAGCCTTTATATATAATGGACAAATCTATATAAATAGTAGTAATGCTAATGTATCTGATGTATTTCACGAGATGGCTCATATATTTTTAGGAGTTTTAAAAGCTAAATATCCTGATAGTTACCAAGCAGTTATAACTAAATACTAGCAAAAACCTAAATTTAGAACTAATCTAGACTATATTAATGAAGCTTACACTAACTTTGCAATGTAGGATAAATTAGAGGAATGTGTAGCAGATATGATAGCTGATTAGATGTTTTAGAAATAGAGCTTACTTAAGGAATTTAAAGGTCAAGACTTTTTAGAAGATTTTAAATTCATATTTGACAACTTTCCTCAAAATGTAGCAAATCCTATAGCTGAATCAGGGTTATCTTTTGATACATTTATGAAAGAAGGAATTTTAGAAAACTCGGAAGCTATAAAAAGAAATATGAAGATAGCCAATTTAATTAGATAGAATATAGAATTAGGTAAAATAAAAGAATTTGGTTGTTAATGGGATGTAAGTATAGATTTAATAACAAGGTATATAATTCATATCAATCTTTAATAGAAGAATTTAGTGATGGTGATATTTAGAGTGCTCTAGCTATATTGTATAGTTTAGAGCATGATAAATAGACTTTATTATATGATAAATTAGATAAACTTAAAAAGGAATATAAATTCTCAGCAAATAAAGAATCTCCTATAGATGATGTAGATATAAATGTAGGAAAGGATTTCACTACTTAGACATTTATTGATTCGGCTTACTTTAAAGTAGATGGTAAACCTCCTATGTTTCGTATAGATTTTGATAATGAATACTTACCTATAGTTAAAGAGTAGTTAATAAATTAGGGATATACAGAATAGTAGGCTGAAGATACTATAAAACAAAGAAAGTAGAACTGGGAAACTATAGCTAAAGATGCTGCTGATGCTCACCGAATTATAGTTTCATCTACTAGTTAGGATGATGATAGACATTTTGCTGGAGCTACTTTAAACACATCTTTACAACCAGTATTTAATTAGTTACATGATGTAGTTAACTCCGTAGAAAAAGAGGTACTTAAGAAAAATAGGGGAAATGGAGCTTATTTATTAAAAAACTTAAATGTCTCTGCTAAGCTACGGGATTAGATAGAAAATATCATAGGACATATTGATTATTTATGTGTAAAACCAGACGGAACTTTAGACATATATAATCTTGCTGTATCTATAGATAACGAATCCGATTGGGCTGCTGTTAAAAAAGAAAAGTATAAATATAAACTAGCGTTCTTAAAACGAATTTTAGCGTATAATGGTATAAATGCTACTGATATTAGAGTTAATCTTATTCCTATAAAGGTTAAATATGATAATTAGTTCTAGAATATTACTGGAATAGAAGCGTCTAAAGCTATTAGCTATGATATGAAAGATTCTCAATATATTATGTAGAAGTATGATAATATAGTAGCCAATTTTATAGATTCTAATATAGAAGCCATTGATATTAATGATGAAGATTTTAATGCTATCAATACACAATTGGCAAGAATTTTTCCTAATCAAAGCATAGAAGTTACTGCAAATGGTATTAAAGAATCAGCTAAAGGATGGGTTAAGTCTAACTGGAGTATGATAGCTAAACCTTCAGAAGAGAAGGGTTGGGATATATTGTTTCCTGGATAGAAGGAAGCCGTTCATGTGGATGACACTAGAATAGGTGAAAATAATGAACAGGTTGTAGCCATGGTAACTCAATTGGAAGATTAGTTAATAAATTCTACACCAGCATAGAAAGCATCTTATCGTGTTGTAGCAGACATACAAGCTGCTTATGAGTAGGGACTAGATTCTTTTTATTGTTCTCTAAAAAATAGTTCTTTTATACAGAAGTAGTTAAATAAGTATTTTGAGTTTGATACTAGAAACCCGGATGGTAAACCAGATTACAAGTGGGAACTAATAGATAACAACACTTTAACTAATGCTAATATATTATTATTTAAGCATAAAGTTACCAATTAGATTGATGTGGTTACAATCACTCCATTTGATGTTAGTACTAAAGTTAAATATAAAGGAAGAGAAAATTTATTAGGTTCTTATCTTACAGACTTAAATAATAGAAATTTTACAATGTAGGCTAATTATGGTAATATTGAAGCTATAAAAACTCTTACTGCTTTAAATTAGATATTACCTAAATTACCTTTTACTCCTAAATTAGGAACTTTAAAAGTGGTAGGAATATCCAATTTGCATGATAAAAAAGGTTGTGAAATGGACATATCTATGTTATTGCCTCATTTTAAGACAATAGTAGATGTGGTTAAAGAGAATAACAGTTCACTAAGTTTAAATAATAATTTTGAAGGTGTAGAAACTATAGACCCTTCTGAATTAATGATTCAAACTTGGAGAGAAGCTTTAAGTAGTCATCCAGAAGTGTCAGAACTTAAAGAAATAGAAGATGATATTACATCAAAAACTAATTTAGATGGAACTGTAGTAGATGGTCTAGAAACTACTAAAACCGTTGAAGGTAAATTAATTAAACTTTAGACTATTATTGATAAAATAGAGAACATGGATAGATTACCTAAAAATCCTAGAAGAATCAAAGAGTTAATTTATTCAGCAGATAAAACATTATCCTCTTTAGCAAAAGTTTATATGTCAGCTTTAAGAGCATTAAATATGTATAATGGAGATTTATCTCTTGAGAATGAAGCTTTTGGATAGATGTCTGAATATGTATTTAAAACTCAAAGTATTCCTAATACTAATGTACGTGTAACTGGTTTTATGTTTTAGTAGGCAGTGAATAAAGTAGCTGATAGAGTTTTACATGAGTATTCTCCATTACGTAAGGTTATGAGTAATTTCTTTGAAGCCAAAGGATACACAGCATTACGTAATAGTACTATAGGTGATGAAGTACGAATCTTTAAAAATCTTTACGATCCATATTATTTAAGTGTTGGGGAATTGAAATTTAAAAATCCTTATGACGAAGCTAATGACCTAGATGCTTCAGAAAGAGAATTTTTAAAAAATGTTTTATTTGAAATAAATAAAATAAGATATGAAATGCGAGGACAAACTTGGTAGTTTACTGGAATTAATGATTCACATCTTATTGATTCTATTAAAAATACGAATTATTTAGATGTTCCTCTAGAAAGAGCTTCAATTGCTACTCGTAGAACTAAAGCTAAGTAGGGTTTTAAAGAATTTGGACAGAGATGGATGAAAAGAATAACTCATCCAGTAGATGCCTATAATGAATTTATGGATGACACTCTTAATGAAGAAGAAAAAGCTGAAAGGAAAGCCGATTTAGAGAATTTACAAGCATATAATCCATTTAAAAGATCTGAAGATTCTAATAGACGAGCTAACTGGTTAAATGAAAAGGGATTAGATTACTTTGAAACTAATGTTGAAAATATTTTAATTGACTTTATGGAAAAACATATTTAGTCTGTTGAATATTAGAAGATGTTAACTAGAACCAAAGGTATTTTACTTGACCTATATTTAAAAGGAGAAACAGAAGACGATTTTAGAAATGTAGAACATACTGTGAAAACTATAAATGATTTTTTATCAGTTTCTGTATTTAATTAGTCTATAATGGAACCTCAAACTAAAGCTATTGAAGCTTTAATTGATCCTATTAGAAGAGCTGTTAGTAAATGTTATATTGCTGGTAATGTAGCAGGAACTGTTCGTGATACTATTCAGGGTTTGTTTGAAAACCTAGCAAGAAGTATAAATAAATATCAAACAGATATAACTGCTGCCGAAGTTCTTAGTGGATATAAGGAAGTAATAGTAGAGGGACCTCAAAATATTATGACTATTAGTAAACTCAATTAGTTAAATCTTAAATATAGATTATCTAATATGGATATTGCTAAAATTTCTGAAGGTTAGAAAACTTGTAGAGGTGGTATTTTAAATTGGGAAAATTGGGCTTACTCCACTCTTTATGGACCAGACTATTTAAATAGAATGGTATTATTTACCGCACAAATGAAACATGATGGAGTATTTGATGCTTATTATATTAAAGATGGACAGTTAGTCTATGATTGGAGACGTGACAAGCGTTTTGATTTATATGCAAAAGGTGATAGAACAGATGAAGTTGCTTATTAGAGGCAGCGTTCTTTATATCTTAGCTTAATGCGTATGATGAATTAGGAAAATGGAACCAGTTTAACTGAGGGAGATGATTTACCTGATGCATATACTCAAGCTCAAATAACTTCATTTAAAAATCTCGCAGACAGTATATATGGGGCATATAACTAGAGTACTAAAGCTAAATATGAGAACATTGCAATAGGTCGTAATTTTGCAGTTTTTTCTACATGGATGAATGGTTTAATAGATAACTATGGAAAATCAAGACAAATCTCAAATAGTTCGTATCATGCAGAGCAAGAAACAAGAAATGGTAAACCTCTATATTGGAACAAATAGGGAGAAGCAGTAACTTTAGAAGAAGGTGGCGATGAAAATGCTCCTGTAGTTAAATATGTTCCAGATATGGTACAAGGAATAATTTATACAATAGCTGATACTCTTAAAGAATTTCACTATAATGGCATAGATGGTTTTAAAGAAAATATTTGGAATAATGAAGTACAGTAGGCTAATTTACGTAAATTATTTTCTGATTTATTAGTTAGTCTGATAGTAGCAGGTCTATTTGGATTAGTATTTAATCCTATGTATAAAGACCATAAGAAAAATGCAGATGGTTAGAATTTAATAGGTAATGCGATTACTGAACTTATATATAAAGGAGGTCATAGTGCTTTTGATGGATTTAAAGGACCATTAGTAGTATTAGATTATTTAGGTAATTCTACCAATCCTGCTACTTATAAATTATAGTCTAAAATAATTAATGATATGTGGAATTTAGTTACCGGAAATAAATCTTTAACTGAAACTATAATGAATTCACAAGCATTATTTAGAAGTTTTCAAGATACCTATAAATTATGGGCTAAAGCTCAAAATCAATAATTATTTTTATGAAACCTAGAGACAATTTATCTACTAAATATCCTAGATGTCATTATAATAAATTAGGTAAAACTAAAATGACATTCGATACTACAGATTTAGCTGAGAAATATCTCAAAAAGATGCATTTAGATACTTATACTATTTATCAATGTACTTATTGTAATAAGTATCATATATCACACATAAATTAAAAAAATAGGGGCAAGCTAGCATTTGCTAACTCACCCCTATAAAGAAAAAAGGGCAAGCCAATGGATTTTACTCCACTGACCTGCCCTTAATTATTATTTATTATACCATATTACATGTGTATATTCCATATTTTTGTTGTTAACCTCATCTAATGTAAAGGAAGAAGGGGATAGCCATTTACCTGTCCAATCTCCATTCTCATTAGAATACTGTCCTTCACCGTCAGAATCTATAAACAATCCATTCTCAACACGCTCTCTAAACTCATCTCTAGTATAGAGATTTCCATTACTTAATTTCTTCATATTAATTATTTTGTAATTGTCTTATTCTCTCTTGACATATATGAATAATCTTTTCGTAGTCTTCTATTCTAGCTTCACTCTCAGTCTTTCCTTGTAATACTTTAGTTCTATATATACGTTTAACTATATCAGCATCCCAAGGATTTAATTTCCAATCTTGCCATACAGACCAAGGCTGAATTATAGACTTAGAATAGTTACTTTCTCCAATATTTTTATCTCTTACATTAGAATCATCTGGAAGTATTCCAATCTTTTGCAAATACTTAAAAAGATCAAGATTATTATTTATATATTCAGGAGTTATTAATTGCATTATTTGATATGTGCTTTATAATGAATTTTATCTAATAATTCTGCCAGATTTACAGGTGTGAAATTATTATTATCTACACCCACATCATACTGATTATCGAAATAATTCCATGGTTTATCTGGTGTACTATGCACATGACCATGTAATTGAATTATAGGACGATTAGTAGCTGGATCTGGTAGAGAACCAAAGGGAAAGTGGTTAAGAATTATAGTTTTCTTTTCCACCCTAATTACTTCTTCCCAAGATACTGTTTCGCATCTAAAAGGAGACTCAAAACTTTTCATAATATTCAAATTATCATGATTTCCCATAATAAAGCTTATATGTCCAGTTAGACGTCTTATAAAATCGGGGATGAGTGATTTATCACCTAAAGCGAAATCTCCCAAGTGATAGACTATATCACCCTTAGAAACTACTTTATTCCAATTTTCTATTATAGTTTCATTCATTTCCTCAACAGAAGAGAATGGACGATTACAATACTTAATTATATTAGCATGATTAAAATGGGTATCTGAAGTTACCCAAATATGTTTTGCTTCTTCTTTTGTATATTTAACCATTTATAATATATTTATTTCTTGAAATAAAAGCAAATATCAGGTCTGCCAAAAACCAAGCTTGTATCTATACTACAAAGGTATTTAGTTTTACCGCCCTGTGTATTGACAACATCATAGTTGATTCCATGACCTACTCCTATTATATTTGTTATTTGTCTTTTATTCCAAATGTTTTCATAATACCCACCACCTGGATAAAAATCTATATAGATAGTTTTTTCACCCTCTCTTAATAAATATTTACCAATACATTGTGGAACCCCTGATTCTATTAGAGCTTTAATTAGGGATCTCAAATATAATTTATTAAATCTTTTCTGATTCTCGTTATATTTATTAATTATTTGATAATCACTCCCTTTAACAGGCTTTTTATAATTAAGAATACCATTAGTTACATAAAACCCACCACGTTGAGAATCTATATCTTCTTTATCTTGAATAAAGCTATAAAATTCTTCTTTAGGATTAAATTTACTCAGATTATTACATCTAGATAGGAACTTAGAAAATACTTTATTAACTGGATATCCTACATGGCATTTTAAAAATTTTTCAATATCACCATTAAGATAGGTATAGTCATCATCGTTCCAATTATGCTTACAATACCCCCATTCTTTTAAATTTCTAGGAATAGCTGTAAAATCCTTAAACTTATATCTGGGAAATTTCTTATGAGTTCTTTTACTTTTAGTACTACTTCTTTTTAAACCGAATGTTAATGTCATAATAGTTTTATATTAATGTTCTCTGCTTTTCCTACTTTCTTATTAGGGATTTTAGTCAAGTTCTTTTAAAACAAAGCACTTAATTTCACCTTCAATTTCGTAGAATACAACATCGAGTTCATTCAGCCAGTTAAGCATCAAATGTGAATCGCCTTCACTAATTTCCTTGTATTCTTTTAACCATCCTTCTAATTCTCGAATTACATACCCATCCATTTGATCAGGACCTCCAAAATGATAGTAACCATCAGGATTAATGAATGTAAAGCCTCCTTCAATTTCTACTAATTCATTTTTAATCTTAGTAACTAATTCACGTTCCAAAATAAACTTATTAGAGGAATACATAATTAATATTGATTTAGCTAAATCTAAATTATTCACAAATCCATACTCGTCCATACTTAATATAGTTATTAATTGATTAAAATTTTAATTAAATTCTTTTGATTATTATTCAATCTCATTGGTTTTTATTTATATAAATAAATTTCTCAATGAATTCTGTAGTACTGGCTTCATAAAACTCTGAAGAATTATTTTGATTCATATTCAGTTACGGTTACTTCCTTTGGAAATACTTCTGTTAAATCTGCATTTGCATCTACTTGGTCTTCAAAATCCCAATTCCAAGTATAATACCAATCAAAAGAATAATATTTATCTTCAATCTTTATAATAGCAGTATAATTAATATAAGACTTTTCTAAGTCAATATAATTAGTACGATATTGTGTATCTATTATTTCTATATGTGAATATAGGTTTTCTAAATAATCAAAAGCTTCCTCGGGGGTATGAGATTCTCTAAATTTATCTAATTCTTCTACCATATACTGAGGCATATAGTCTTCTATTTCATCAAATTCATCACTAATTATATAGTAATATTCGTCCAGTCTTAATTTCATAATTCTAAAAAGTCTCTAACGTCAATATAATCTATACCAAAATTCTCAGCGCACTTCTTATCAGAATCTGAAAAATCCCCTGGTTTACCAGAAGCATCTCCTATCATTATGCATTCATCTTTAGATTTCACATCCCACTGTGTAAATAGACTTTCTAACATTGCTGTATTAGGTTTTCTATAAAGATCTGTCTTATCCATAGAAGGACAATATTGCGCATCAGAACCAACAGAATTAGCAAACCTATTATTTAAATATTCACAGCAAATATCTTCTATAGCGTATAGCTTAGCTCGAAAATTATACTGTTCAAAGTCACTCTTTAAACCACCTTGATTAGTTACTATAAAGAATTTTTTAAGATTAGGTAACTTTTCTACAATTTTATTTAATACAGGAAGTTGTATTCTAAAATCAGTAATGTCTTCAGGAAATGTTTTACCTGAAATAGTCTTAATTAAAGTACCGTCCAAATCAATGAACAGTACTTTTTTAGTTTCAAAATCAATCATCTAAATATTGTTTAAGTAATACTTCATTAGTTATAGCATCCTTTTGATAACCAGTATTAAGTTCTTTCATAGCCAAGCTATAACCCTCCCAATTATCAACTCCTTCAGCCTCTAAAGCCTCTAACTTTTCGGAATTTTGAATTAACATTAAGAGAACCTTCTTATCTATGAATGCTTTGTCATTTGATAAGTTAACAGAAGATAACTCACTTTTACCCCACGGTATATATTCTTCCTCTCCTTCAGAATTTTTAGGTAGCATATCTTGATAACCATCCCATAATGGACAAGTCATTCCCGCAACCCAATCTAATATATCGTGCGCTGATAAAAAACTAGTATTATCATTAACTAAATATTCAAAAACTTCAGTTACTTTATACATTTTTATTTACTAATTACTCTGATATTACTATTACCCCAAGGGCTATCTCCATACTTATGACTAGGTGCATTCTCTATATTATACCAATAAGCATCAACTCCTAAGTCTTTCTCTTTATCTACTATTTCTTGTACTGGGCAAAAATCATTTGGATTTTCTACATAGTACTCAAAAGTTTCGATAATTTTATACATTATACCAAGATACTCTTAAGATTACCTACAAATTTATTTGCCTGAGCTTTGATATTCTCGATGTCTTTAATTTCAGACTGAATCTTCTTTACTTCCTCTTCTTTTTCTGAAATCTTATCATTCATTTTAGAAATCAAGGTGACTGCTTTATCGTGAGCAGTCTGAAAAGAAGACTGAATACTATTCAACTTAGAGCTAAAAGAAAGACCAAATAAATCCTGTAATGAGTTCATATAACAATATACTTTAAAAAATAAATAATTGATCTTATTAATACTAATCTAAATATTTAATTATTCATAAGTTACTTTTATTGTATCCAGTACATAATTATGGTAATACTCCTCTAATTTAGGTATAATTTCATTTAAAAGAGTTGACTTATGATTAAATGCCCAGTTATAATTAGGAATTTCTTCTATAGGCAACCATTTAATTCCATCAACTTCATCTTTCTCTCCGCCTTCTTGAAGTTTACCAATAGGTTTTCTAAGACCTAGGATACATAAATGTCTTAAAGTAACATTACCTTTATTACACTTTTTAGGGTCAGTCTCCACGTTAATTAATGCAAAAGCTTCTGAAGGAATACTAACCCCACATTCTTCAGCAACTTCTCTAGAACATGCTTCAGTGGCGGATTCTCCACCATCTAAATATCCACATGGCATATTCCATTTACCTTGGTCATCAGGTGTTCCTCTACCTCTTTTATTAATTAATACATACCATTTACCATCTTTTTCTTTAGCTAACACGACACAACTAACTGCACAATATCTACCACTCCAAATGGTTTCTCCTTTATGAGGACCATCTGGAATAGTATAAGAATAAGATTTTTCTATTTTACCTATTTGATTCATTTGCTTAAAATTAATGAAATTTTCTCGAGACATTTATCACATATATATTTCTGTTTATTAAGTGTCCAATACCGAGTATAATATTCCAGTATTCCTACTTGCTTATCTAGGTCTAGAGTAGAGCCACAGAAATCACAAGTATAACTAATGTTTTTACCCATTTACTTATAATATTTATATAATGAAGTTACATTAGGGTCTTTACCACCATCATAAATACACACAGTTTGAATGATTTTACAACCTTGACGAATTTCTTTGAGGGCTTCCTCTATTTTATTTCTAGTAGTGCCTGAATAAAAAGAATCATCAAATAAAATAAAATCATCAACGTCTATTTGATTAACTAATATTTGTGCTTTAGTATCTTCTTGTCGCAATCCTCCATTAACTAGTATTACCTGTTCAAAAGTCTTACGTAATTCATAAGGCATATAATTAAATACAGCTCTTCCGAAGGCACCTGTGAGAATTAGACCATTCCAACCAAATGTAGGAATGCCTCTATTTACCCACAGATGCTCATCATAACACCATTGAACCAACTTATCCCAGGTAGCATCAATAATACTCTTGTGTCCACGAATCATATCATCTAAGTGATTAAAGAAATCTTCACCACTAGAATGATTTTTAAGAATCTCTTCTACTTTTTTATCTAAAAAGTTCATTTTCTTTTATATTTAATTAGTTTTATAAGAGGTTTATTAAACTTAGAAAGAAATCTATCATTTATATAACTTAAAAATTTACCTAATTCATACACAGCTACAACAGAGTTTAATGCTGGACATAAAACCAAAAGTAATACACCATCTGATTCGTCAGGATAAGTTTCATCATACTCTGAATCGTATCTAATATATAAAATAGCTCCTATAGCTGAAATTATATAAATAGCTAACCCAATTGTTACCATTTTTTATGAGTTTTATAAGTAATCAAATTATACAATTTTTTATTAAGATATGATAAACTAATGGGCAAGAAGTCCATTATTGCTATTAAGCATATACCACTATTTACTATGGGACAGAATACTAAAAATATAGTCCAACTATCCTCATCAAATATGGCTTGATCATATCTAATACTTAATATGGCTCCTATAATAGATATTATGTATATTATAATTAAGATAATCATTCCGCTTTAGTTAACTTAAAAAATTCTTTGTGCATTGGATTAGCTATTTCCTGAGCCATTGGGTGTGCATCTGGAGCATCTCTTCTCTTAAAGAAATTTTCCCAAGCATCTTTAAATCCACAAGAGATAAGTTCAGACTTAATGCCTAGAGGAAGTACAGAACGAGCTTGTTGAGGTGTCCAACCATTCTTTAACATTCTAAAATAGCCCCACTCAGCGTGTTGTAAAAAATCAATGTAATTAGTACCTCTAATATCCCAACAAGGTTGGATAAAAGTTAACTCATTACCAAACTTATCTTTAGAATAATTACAATAACGAGTACTCTCTGCTAAATGGGACAATCCTACATGAGTTCTGAACTCATCCATAACTCCACGATCGAGAATCATATGAGCTGTATATCTTTTATAATGATATTCAGTAGGCTCACAAAGATACTTCAAATCCTCTTCTAGATGATTTTCTACTATAACTCTATAATTAGTAGTGACATAATTCAATACAACACGTATATTAGGGTCATATTCTGCTTTAATAACTTGTTTACGTATTTTAGTCCAAGGATTTTCTGCATATATAAAAATATTACGTAGTGCATCTGTATCATCTCCACGTAATGTAAGGTAAACAGTGCCAAACTCAAGAGGTCTATCATGCCCTCTAGATTCTAGCATATTTACAAACTTCTCATAAGAGGTATCTGTAATCTTATTTTCACTTTTATAACTGACTCGTGCACATCTTTCAATATGCTTTTTGATTCCCACTAAAGAGAAATCTGTTTGATTGATAAATTCAAATGACTGTTTAATTAACTTCATATTAAGATTGATTATTTAATTTATACACTAATTCAGAAACAGAAGCCTTTAGACTTGTATTTTGCTTAGTCAAAGCCTTTACCTCTTTCTGTAATTCGAGTATTTTAACTTTGGCTTTAGCTAAATCAAAGTCTTCTGGAACTTCAAGTTTAGACGCTTTAATCAAAGCACTCAAGTTAGTTATAGTTTGCTTCTGAGATTGTATTTTGCCCCGTAACTTAAATTCTGGATCAGTTTCATCTATCCAAGATTCTAGTTCACCAAGACGCTGCATAGCTTTACTATAATAAACTTTTCGATTAGCATCATACTTCTTAAAGTTATCAACTTTATGTTCTAAACTTTGAATTGTACTTTTTAATTTACCAACGTATACTCTAACTGGATCTAGCAGTAGAGGATTCATTGATTTTACCATAACCCTATTGTCTTTCCTACTTCATTATCTATTAAACAATACTGAGAACCATCTGACAATGTTTGAATAAACTTCTTACAATGTTCAGCAATCTCAGCTTCTTTTTTAACACCAACAATTTGTCCTGTTCTATAAGGGTCTGTTGTAGTAGATTTAGAGGCATCTATACCTACAAAAAATACAGCTTTATCTTTATAAGTGGCACACTCTTTACAAGCATGGTCAGCATATCCAATAGCCTTATTATGTAACTTCTCTACTTCTTTAGCATTTTCCTCCGTAAGCAAAGAGTTCATAATAATTCCATTGTCTGCTTCCTTACCACAAATCGGACACAAATATTTAACTATTGAAACTCCTAATTTATCAGGCATTTCCTATAATTTCATAATTCATAAAATTTTGATCTTTATATTTAATTAAATTATCTAATTGCCAACAAGTACAAGGTTCTATTTCAGGATACATATAGCTAGGAATTATTGCTAATTCTCTAGCATTTACCCAACAATATCTTCTAGAACATCCCCAATACTTTGTTGGATTATCTTCTTTAAGCTCTAATTCTGGTGTATCATAAAATATGTGTAATTTACCTTTATGCTTTTGACCATAGTCATCATTGGGGTAATCATACGTTATATAATCAGAATCTCGAGCTATCCATAATTTTTTACTCATTTGAATAATATAGAATTGTTGGATTATCCTTATGTATATCTATATTATCTAATTTAGCTATAGCTAATTCTTGTTTAAATTGCTCTAAATCAAATCCTAGAGTAATTACATGAATACCATTTACTGTAGGAACATAATATAATATTTTATTTACATTAGGTCTACATTTTCTAACTAAATCTAAATACTTATTTATAAGACTCCAATCCTTAGTATCAAAATCTAATATCCATTTAGATTTATACTTATTACACCGTTTTCTGCCAAGAGCCCTAGATACACATTTAAATAATTTATGAGTTCCCAGTTCTATAGCCTCTAGAGCTTCCCTGATTATTTCATATTGTACTTCTTTACAATTTCTAGGGTTTATCCAAAAATAAGCTCTAGCATTAAAGGCTTTGCACAAAGTAGTAATTTCTTCTTTCTTAGATAAGAATGTTTCTTTATCAAAGAAATGATAGTCTTTAATTACGTAACCACTACTACCTACATTATTTTTTTCTTTATTTCTTTGCATTACTTGTACAAAGAAGAAATCTCCCTGGTCTGAGAGATTGTCAAACCAGGGAGCCACTGCATTAAAATTATCTATTGTCATTTAATTACCATTCAAAGGGTATTTATCCTTATAATTATTATAAAAACTTCTAATAACTCTTTCTGTAACTTGTAAATCTCTGTTTTTATCACGCTCAATACATACAGATAAAGGAGTATCAAAGAAATCCTTAAATTCTATAGCATGATTTCCATGAGCTATAACTAGAGCACGATAGTTATCTAACACTTTTTTATTTAAATTAGTGTTATCAATAACTATGTCATAACCTTTAAGTAAGGCTTCAATTAGAGCTTCTTCTTGTATGTGTTGTACAAGAGGCTCTCTCTTAGGTACCCAATACTTACCTAACATAAGACGAATATCATCTTGATTAATTCTAACTCTATGTTCAGGGTCTTCAAGAACCCATTGCTTAGCCCATGTAGACTTCCCACTTGCTGGAAGACCTCTTGTTATAATTAATTTACTCATCTTCTTCTACACTAATGCTTTCTGGTTCACCTTCTAATTGTACATCATCAAAGAATTCATCTGTACTAATTACTTCTCCAACTTTAGCCAATTCAATAGCCTCATCTTCTGACTCTGCTTCTACTTCATATGTAAGGTAGCTTTTACCTTTACACTTATATACCATATTTACTAAATACCTCATATTATACTGGCAAAGATTAAAAATAATATCATTAATACAACTGTAAACATACTTACAATTATACCTTTCTCATAAAAATACGCATCTTTCCAATTTTTATTCCATCCAATATTATTAGCTAATTTAATCATTAAACATTCTTTAGAATTTCAGTTATAAGTTTCTTTGTATCTTCTACTGCTTGTGCAATAGTTTCTTCATCTAAAGTAATATCTAATCCAAAATCTTCAATTAGTCTATCTATTATACAGTCCCTAAATAATTTGGGGGTTCGTGTATCTTCTTCTAGATAATCTGTAAATGCTAATTCTAAACTTCTTTTATAATAAGTTTCTTCAATTTCAACCGTTCCTTTTAATTCCATAATTATTTAATTATTAGTGAACCCAATGGTCATTTATATCTATATCTGCTCCTAAAAATACATTAGGACAGAATGGTTTACCTCCGGCTATCATACAATCAATCAACACTTTACCCACTTGTTCTTTAATTGCTGCTGGACACTCCAAGTTGAATTCATCATGAGCTGGTACACACATCTTTACCTTATCTATTAGCTTATGATCCACAATCCAATTAAATAGTTTAATAGAAGATAGTTTAAAGCACATTGCTCCTCTATTTTGTATCAATGTTTGGACTATTTCATTATCCCATAGGGATATTGGGCGCTTATAGGATATTATTGCTTCAATACTCAATCCTTAGTCTCTGAACCTTCTTACTACTTTTACTTGATTCATAAGCTTGGCTGCAGATTATTCTAATATTAGACCTTCCTGCAATTCACCCAATTTACAGTAGATAATTACTTATCTACGCCGCATACATTTTACGGTAATTAATAGATTGTTTCTCAGAAGCTGCTTTACGCTGCATATAGTGTCTTACTTCCTGTACAATTTCATCTTGTGGATTACGTTTTCTTACATTCTGATAATACTCCCAAAATCCAGGTTCCTGCATCTTATTATGAGTCTCTTTTAACTCTTCAGCATCATAAATATGTGCCCTATGTCCAGTGAGAGGATTAAGTAATATATAACCATCTCTCATAACAGCTGCTCTACAATAATCTTGGTATCTTTTTATTCCTGGAAAACCCTCCATAAAATTATCATAAATTTCTTTTGCTTCTTCTACAGGAATACCATCATTCTTAGATATAGTATTATAGTCTCCTCCATAATTAATAGCAAACTCGATGGATTTGGCTTTTTGTCTCCAATTATGATAGAGTTTCTTTATATCCTCAATCTTAGTGTCTCTTGGGATTATATTAGGATAACTCATGTAAGCTACCAGAGAATGGACATCACCACAACCATGTTCAAATAGGTCTATCATCTTCTCATCTTTAGAAACAGATGCAATAATACGAGATTCCTGACTTTGATAATCAGCAGATAACCAAGCATTACCCTCTTCGGATGTAAAACATGCTCTAGTTTCTGGATCGTGAGGTAGATTTTGCATGTTCAGTTTCCAAACACCTCCGCCAGAACTAACTCTTGCAGTATCTGTACCTATAGAATGAAAATCTGCATGTATTCTACCTGTTTTAGGATTAATTGCATTTAACCAGTTTTGTCCATAAGTAGATACGACTTTAGCAGCTTCTTGATATTCCAAAAATATAGGAATAATTGGAAAATCATTCTTTTGAGGTTTTAAAACATTTGCTTCAATAGACTTCTTTTTCTGTTTAGTCTTTTTATCAAATGTTTCTACATTAATTCCAAGTAACTCAAATAGAGGTATTACTTGTTTTTGACTACTCCAATTTATTACACATTTAGGTTCAGTATCAAATCCTGTAAATAAGTCACCTTGAGTATCAATTCGTGTAAACTGATTCTTAATTACTTTCTTATAAGCATCAACCTTACCATCAGGGGTTTGTAAGTCTTCCTGAGGGAACCTTTTATATCCATCTTTAATTAGTCTCTTTACCTCAGCAGGATAATCTGCAGAATACTTTGGATATTTAAGTTCAGGATATTGAATATCATAGCCATTATGAGGATTTTCTTTATCCCAAGCTACTACCCAAGCATTTAATTCTGAAATAGCCTTATCAAGTTTAGCTTGATCTTTAGTCATTTTAGCTTTCCACTTTGTAATGTCAAGATGAACTCCACAATATTTAAAGTAAGCAAGGGATTTAACAAATTCGCATTCTAACTCTACTGCAAGTTTCATTCCCTGTTTTTCTACTTCAATATCTTGTTTTTCTTTTATATCCTCTATATACGTAACATCTCCTGCAGCATAAATAACGACCTCAGTAGTTAAACCATCATTAACAATTTTACCTCGAACAGTTTTATCAATGTTAATATTTAAGTAATTCCATGCAGCTGCTTTCAAGCTCTTTTCACGCATTTGAGCTGGATACCCTAGATATAAGAGCTGTTCTACTATCATACCATCCCATATATGCTTAGGATAGATACCCTGAACATATAAAAAGGTCAAATCAAACATTAAATTCCACCCAAGAAACAATCTGTCTGATTCTAGGTAGTTTTTAACTATTTGCTTTTCTCTTGGAGTCAGAGTAGTCCAATCAATAACTACTTGATTATCTTTATTACCTAACTGTATAGTCAATAAAGCTTTAGTATGACAGTCAAGTCCTTTAGTCTCAGTATCTAATTGACATAGTTTAAGCGGCAACAGAACAGACATTGCCTGCTCTATTGTCGCTTCTATATATTTATCAGTTTTAAATAAGCTTTTATTATGACTAACTAAATAAATCATTGATAATTACAAATAGTTAAATTATTTAGAATTATATCTTCATTATCAATATTTAATTTATCTTTTATAGCTTCTTCTACTGCTTCCTTTAATTCTTCTTCATTAATAACTAAATGCCTACCTTCTTTATACTGAGGAATGGTAATATCTACAAAAGTACCTAATTCAACATTTACTTCTACAGTAATATTTCTATCATTAGGTTCATTCCAAGGTGCACTTGGGTCATTATAAGCTCCTGCTGGATAATTTTCTGTCATGCTAAATAGTCATTTAACCACTCTATTCCATATTCATCTATTACCTTTTCATCTATCTTTATAGCTTCAAGTTCTATATCCTCAAGCTGCTGTTCATACCAATCTTCAAATTGATTCTCATCATCCTCGTCTATATCTGGACTATCTAAATAGCTAAATGAGTTAACACACTCATCTCTTAATTCATTTGCATAACTCAGTTCTAATGTAGGATCTTCTTCACTTTCAATTACTTCATTTATTGAAGCATCACAAGCAACTGGATATCTAGCAATAACTAGCCACCAATTCCCATTAAGAAATTCTTCCTTAGATATCATTATATTAATTTAGATAACTGTAAATTGCATCTTTTTCTTATTTTATCTAAAGCTTTTTCTTTTATTTGTCTAACTCTTTCAACACCAATGCCAAACATATCTCCTACTTCTTGCTTGGACATAGGATTCATTCCTATGCCAAATAACATAATAATAATATCATGTTCTCTGACAGGAAGTATATCTAGACATTTGCATAGTTCCTTATTAATAAAGCTTTTATTAACTTGTTCGTCAAGAGAAGGCTCTCCGTCCGGTATCACATCACATACTTGACTATTTTCCTCATCCCCACCAATAAAGTCATCGATACTAACTAATCTGTTAGAAAATTGTGCCAAATAGTCTATTTGCTTTTCAGGGATATTAGTTAAAGTATGTAATTCATTTGTAGTTGGATTTCTACCATTCTTTTTAATAAACTCATTAGTAGCTCTTAATATTTGAATTACTTTTAAGTGTTGAGTTACTGGCAATCTAATCTCACGACCATACCAATATATAGTAGTATAAATACATTGTTTTATCCACCAAGCAGAATAATTAAGAAATTTAACACCCCTAGTTGGATCAAATTTATTTACAGATTTACATAAACCTTCTAATCCTGAGGATATTAAATCCATAAGGGGAATACCTCTATTTTGAAACTGCTTAGCTATAGTTACTACAAATCTTAAATTAGAAGTAATTACTTTTTCTCTAGCCTTTTCATCTCCATTTTGAGCTTCAACAATTAGCTTGTTTATTTCTTCATTATCTAATATTTTATATTTAGATATATCTCGAAAATAACTCTGAAGTAGAGAGTCAGACTTGTCAGAAAAAATAATTCTTTTATTCATTAATTGTGGACTTAGCTAGTGCTTTAGCTTCATCTAATTGTTTTTCTTCCTGGGTTGGTTGATTAAGACCTATACGTATACTAAGAATAGTGAGATAAGCTTCCATTGCCTTGAGTTGAGCTATCAATAAATCTTTATTAAGATTATCTATAGAAGTCTTATCTATTTTATTAATTAAGAAATCTCTAAGCTTTGTAGTTTTAGTTTCCAATTCTTTGTACTCTGTAAGTAGTCTGTCAAACACGCTCTTTTCCATGTTAATTTTTATTTTAGTTAAAGTAGAATCTAGAACAGTAAATATCTAATATATTATCTTCTTCTTTATTAATCGATTTCCAAATATGTAGGTTCATAACTAATATGATAGTCATTATCAAGAATAGAAACATTATATATTTCTGTATTATCCAACTTTAGATATTTATCTTTACAAGTATGTAGGTGCCCACAAAATACATATCTAGGTTTAATTCTCTGAATAGCTTCAGCTAAACTTTGACCTCCAGCATGGATAGATTCTTGACTCCATCGACTCGGAGGTAATAAATCTAAATCTCCTAAAGCGGGAGTATCGTGGGTTAACCATATATCTATATCATTTGGAACTTGACTATATAGACCTTCTAAAAATTCCTCACTGTGCATAAATGCCCAATTCCCAAACATGTGACATTGTGGAGACCCATATATCTTATAATTTTTACCATCAGGAGCTCTATAATTAGTATAATCATTAAGTAAATAAGTAAACTTAAAATCAGAAAGATACTCTAAGGCTTTCATTACTGGATATTCTGAAGCACATATAAAATCATGATTACCTGCTACCATATATACTTCTTCACAAGGCAATTCCTTAATCCAAGGTAAAAAATCTTGAAAGAACCATACAATAGATTCTACTCTATTTTTCTGTATATTCAAGGGTACAACATCTCCTGCAATTAAACATAAATCACACTTCTGTATATGGATAAGATTACCATGTAAATCAGACATTGCACATATTTTCATATTCTATTAAATATTCAAAGAATCCATCATAAGATAAGTTATCTTTTATTGTAATAACTTCCTTTCTATTATCTACAGATTTACACCATTGGTGCCTATTAACTACCTGATAAAGAGTTTTATTATTGTATACCATATCTAACATAGCTTCCCAAGTAGCTATATTTCTAGTACTAGAATCTTCATCGTCTTTAGTTATATAGTTAAAAATAAATATCAATTGCCACTTTTTAAACAAAGTAATAGAAATATAAGGGTCCCATTCATGTTCGATTTTCTCATATTTCCATTTCCAACCAACGGCGCTAAATCTAATATCTAATATTCTATTATAATATCTATCTGTTATAGGTAATCCAAAGAACCATATTTTCTTACCACAATGAATATAACAATTGGGTCTTTGAAACCAATTTCTACACTTCCACCAAACATAGAATGGATTTTTATACTCATTCCAATGCTTGATGAAAGTGCGTACTTTATTAATTAAGTTCATCTTCTTTATCCATCTCTGGGTCAGATTGAGCTTTATCTACAAATTTGAAACATTTTAATTTCCAAGCGTGACCAATCATATCCTCCTTTTTAATAACTATACCTTCATGAGGTACCTTATTAACGCAAGAAGGTGATTTACATTCCATATAGAAACGCTTATCATTAGATAGTTTATCCAAAAACTTTTTTGCCCAGTCCCTATCCTTACTATCTAATTCAGGATATAAATCCTTAGCATATCCATAATAATATTCAGTTACAGGAGTTAGCCCTACTGATTTACAATACTGTTGCACTTCTCTTGCACTAAATTCATGTACTTCACCATCTACATTAGTTAGTGTGATTCTATAAGGTCTTACCTTAAAATGTTTTTCTGGCTTATATATCAAATTGTCTATAATAGCGTTAGGCTGTTCACAACCATAATCATATCCCTTTTGAATATATGTGCCAGTTGGATTGTATCCCACAATCTCTGCATAAATAGTCATACCCTTTTGAAGATATGGACGCAGATAATCATCAGCATACTTCCAAGTATCACAACCATAAAATCCTGGTGTTACATTAGGATTATAATACTGGTTCTTAATTACATTCTTTGAAGCATATAGATGGTCATAAATATCGAAGTTATTACCTGTGAGCCATTTAGCTAATTTCTCTTTCCAAGTAAGTTCTTTATGACACATTACATATGCTGAAATATGGGAAGTTCCATGTATTTTCTCAGTAATACTAATTAAATCTTCAGGTTGAATTACATTAGGACATTTCTTGATAATAACTGTTTCGTAATGATATCTAAATTGAGAAGGGATGACTTTATCGAGTTCCTTCTTAACTTTACGTGTCTTTTTTGAGCCTCCTCCAGGAGTTCCCTGTGATCCTTTAACGATGAATTTCTTATTAACCCAAAATGTCTTGCCTTCATGTTCTACTGTATCAAATTCAGTTCCGTCAATTAATTCAATATCTCTATTAGTTATGGATATAAGCCAGTTAGTAAATTCTACAGCAGGTACAATAAATCCTTCTGATAATTCACCTCTTAATTTAACGGCTTTAACCTTACCATTATCTTCAAATAGACCAGTTTTATGTGGATCATTGTTTTTCTCTGACTTTCTAAATAAGTTATTATAGGATAAAAAATCAGGATTAATACAACAAGCTGTTGGGAAATATATATATATAACCCTGGTTCAGCATCTATTGAAGTAATGATATTAAATCCATCAATAGTACAACACTTGAGTTTAGTTACTTCTGGATTTGAATGCTTTCTAAAAACTTTAATATTAACTACTTTAGCTAAGTAATTAATGTTACAATTTTTACTCTTGATTAGTTTCATTATTAATTAATTCTTGAGAGAACTTAATATTATCTAATGAAATAATCTCAGATACCCAAGGACACTTATCTAAGATTGCTAATCTAACCGCTTCTTTAACTTTAGATATTACTTGTTCTTTAGTTAAATTGGTATATTTACTTTTATCTACTTTGATACACCAAGGTAGGGCTGATTCAAACCCTCCTTGGTGTATTTTTATAGTAGCATCGAAATTAACAGCATATTCCTTTAGCTTAGAAACATACTTAACTTTTGGTTTCTTTTCGATAACTACTGGTGGAACAACTATTTTCTTTTTAGGCATTATGCAAATTCATCATCCGAAGCAACAGATTTGAAATATTCACACAGAAAGTTGGCATATACTTGTGATTGTGCTTCACTATAGCTATTATCGAAATAGAACTGAAAACAATGGAGGAGTTCATGCCAAAATGTATTGGTTATTTGATCTTCTGTCAACTTCACCACAGTTTTATCTTCTAGTTCTATGGTCTTAGCTATAGTTATAGTATTAGTAGCATCACACCAATTTCCGTAATTATTATCATTTGTTTTTTCTACTAATTCTACTTTAATAGTATTTCCAGCACACTTAAACTCACTTGGCAATTGCATCAATAATTTTCATTACTTGTTCGGGAGTCATCTTACATATGTCTTCAGGATCTTCTAAATTTGCTCTGTTTTCTAGATAGTTAAGTAAATCATCCATTACATCTAAGGTGCCTATTGGTAGATGATTTTTAATAACAGAATATTCTATATCAGAGAGTTCTACTGGTTCAAATTGTAATAAATCTAAACCATATTCTCGACCTTGGTATATCTCATATTCCCAGGCTTCATTACTACCAAATCCTTTTGTAGTAAATGCACTACCTAATTTGAGTTTAGCATACATATAGATGCGATACATATTTTCATCTAATAGTTCATAGAAAGGCATATCAAATTCATCACACCAATCTACACTATAATTAATTAAATAATGTTTCATATACCTGTTTGTGCTGTATAAAAGTTAATACTTCCAGTTCCAACTATATGAGCTTCTTCATCTACTTTATCTATATAGTACTCTACTTCACCCTCAAAATCCTCAATTATAGTAGCACACCAAGAATGCTCTTCTATCCAAGATTTCCAATCAGGGTTATATGCAAGTATCTCATCAAGTAGGAACACTCCTACAAGACCTGCATCTGCACAGAATCCTCCTATAGCTTTACCTTCATCAGGAATAGGGAGTTCGTCATCTCCATATTCCTCATCTTCGAGGTTATCATTCAGAACTCGTAGAATGCTTTCTAGAAGTTCTTTTGGTTCCTCCTCTGTTTGATAAGTAGTACAACTCCAATCTCCATAAATAGTAGATTCAGAAATATAATTATGGATACCTAATACTTCCATATTCTCTCCAAAATCACATTTACCCCAATCGTCATATTTACGAGACTCACTGAAGTAATAATCTAGAGCAGCTTTGTAAGCTAACTCTTCTGGGGTAGAGTAATCCTTAAATGGTTTACTACTTATAGACGCCAGAAGTCCAAAATCCTCTTCATTAGGACACTTAATAGGATTCTCCTTAATTATATAACATGGGTCTGTAATTACAATGGTTCCTTTAAAGTACATTAGTCTGCAAAATTTAGAGTTGCCCCTACTTGAGCATTATTTAATGTATCTAAATCATATTTATCAAATCTACCTATGGATTTGCCTTTATAAATTACCTCGTAGTGTCCTTTACCTATCAGTTTTATTTTCATATATAAGATTATTAATAAAATTTACTCCAAATCGAAGCGGAAGATTCTCAATTTTGGCTGCGTCGGGATATTATCATCTGAATAGTTAAAGAAAGTACATTCAGCTTTATGCCCTTTGTACTTAGTTTCAAAGTTCTCAACATATTCAGCCTTAATTTCCCTATTACCTACTGGCATAGCTTCAAAAGTACGTCCATCTTCTAATTCGCAAGTAAATGTCATATCTTCAGAACCTCTAAGTCCCAATTTATATCCAATTACTTTAAAATCCTCAGACTTATATTGTTTAATCTTTATAAGATTATTACAACGAGAACCTACTTTATAAGGCTTGGAAGGGTCTGTAATTACAGCCCCTTCAAATCCTGCAGAAACCCATTCATCGTGAAGTTTCTTCATATTATCCCAACCAGATACATATTCATGTCCCAAGAGTCTGATTGGTGCTTCTGATTCATCCTCACTACTTCTATAAATAGGGAAATTATGAGCCTCTGCAAATTTATCTTCTAAGAACTTATAACGTTCTGAAGCTATCATGTCAATATCTGCAGAGTTATAACAATCATATACCCAATACTGCAACCAATCACAATCATAAGCATTCTTCTCCATTCTAGCAGCTCCTGAAAGTTGCTGAAGAGTCTTACCTCTTACGAACAACTCACCATCAAGAATAACAGTAGGATTTTCTTTGAAGAAAGCGAGCAAAGAAGGGTTAGTACGCAAGTGAACTGTACTATAGTCGTAATGCTCCAGTTTTGTTATCATATGGCTTTTTATCCATATATCTATAATTTCTTATTTATTATAGCTCGGCGTACATTTTCACCTTCACCATTATGTGTTAAGGGCAAACCACTCTTGGAGATATTTTATTCTGATTTCTCAGGTTCAATCTCTACGCTCTACGATGCTACAGACTCTTTAGTTTCTATAGTTATCTCGGTATTAGCATCACAGCCTCCACCGATATTGGTTTGTAATCCTTTAGATATTTTCATATCTAAACGGCAAATTTCTTTATAATGTTCATATTTTCTAGTTAAGTAAATTGTTGAATTTTCATATAAATACTTTATAATATATTTAGCAGTATCACACCATAGATTCATTGCATAAATGTTTTTTCTTTGATATATAGGATATTCTTTAGTTAATGGTAAATTAGCAATAACTCCTTTTAAAAAGTCTTGAGTGCCTAAAATATTCAATTCTACTTTTTCGGGTTTTGTTATACATAAGCAACCATCACCATCTACATATCCACGTATAAAGTGCTTAATAAGACTATTTGGAACTATATCTGAAGAAGGAAACGTAAGTACTAAAGATTTCTTAGGTATACACCCTTTAGAGTTTAATGCTCCCCATAAGTGTTTACTTCTAACAGATACTCTGCATCTATCATATTTTCCTTCTTTATAATTCTTATAAACCTTTACAATATCAGGTTTAGTAGCTTTAAGAAATTTTGCAAATTTTTCTAAATGTTCTTTATCAGCTCCCTATAAAGACAATTCTAATCGATACTCTTTACTATAAATACATCCATCAGCATACATAAATCCTAACCAATATGCTTTTTCTTCTGTATCTATTACATCAAACATATGCTCATCTACACATGTGTGATGCGAAGTATTGTAAATACTAATTCCTGCATCTTTTAATATTTTTGATACCGTACGACTTTGTTTCAGCCCAAATTTTTGTGCCAAAACTGTAAGATTCTTTTGGGGATCTGGAGTATTTACATATTCTTCAACAATTTTTTGATTTCTTTTAATTAATTCTTCTCTTGTCATAGTTTTAAATTTTTTAATTAATACTATGCAAGTATATTCATAATTTTTGAAATTGCAACTAGAATCTGAAATTATTTTTTATTTACCTCCTCGACTAGCTGTATGAATTTCTTTACCATCCCAGTAGAATAATGCCTTTACACCATCGAGTTTTCTACTAATTAGCCATTCTTTATTAAATATCTTAGGATTTGTAACCTTATCAGCTTGTTTAGCTAATTGAGGTTTAATCACACCATACTGATTGGTCTTAACATCTCCAAATATACTAAGGAGTTCATCATCAGTATATTCATTAGGATGTTTGTTAATTTCCTTATAGCCTTTATCTAAATATTTCTTAACTTCGGAGTTAAATTGTAAAGTATATTGTTCTTGCCAATTTCTCTTCTGTTTAGTTCTATCTACAATAATTTGAGGTGAGAGGGTTGTTTTTCCCCTCACCTGACCATAACTACGTTGAATTATATAACCAGCTCGTCCATCGCCAATTGAATGCCATTCTTCATCACATTCTACAACTGCAAAACGAAACTTACCAGTACTAGCGCGTCCTAAAAGATATTTAATCATTACTTACGAAACTTTTTAACAATGTTCCAAAGGTCATCTACTGTTTCTGTTGGAATTTCTGAACCATCTTCATTATAGGCTTTATTTACTTCATCACCTTCAAACAAAGCAGGTCTTTCATATATCCACCAGTTAATCCAATCTACTCCATCTTCATCGAATGTAATATCCCAAATTGATTCGGCAAGATCAGCTACAGTATCTCCTATAGGAAGTTCCCACAGATTAATACCAAAATCATCCCATCTATCGTATTCTTTATTCAATTTCAATGTGTCTTCAATAACCTTTGTGAATTGTTCCTTAGTAATCATATTAATTAATATTAAATATTAAGTATTTATCTAATTAATCTAATAAATCTAATATCAATTACGAACTCCAGTGTGCCCATAACCACCTTCTCCACGTTCCGTTTTATCGAGTTCATCAACTAATGTAAATTCAGCTTGTTCACATTTATAAATAATACCTTGCCCGATTTTATCCCCCTGCTGTACTGTAAATGGTTCAAATCCGTTATTCTGTACAATAAGACCAATGTCTCCACGATAATCAGCATCTATAACTCCGAAAGAATTAGCCATAGTCACTCCTTTCTTGAGACCGAGACCACTTCTAGTTACAACAGCTAACATATATCCTTTTGGAATAGCCATGTGCAAACCAGTTGGAATTAAAGCACGACCACCTGGATAAATTGTAATCTCAACAATCTTTCCATTTATATTTCGTGAAAGAGAACAATTCCAAGTAAGCTTTTCCTTTACTTCAGTTACATTAGCACAAAAATCAAATCCAGCAGAGCCAGATGTTGCATATTCAGGGAGAGCATTGTTAGACTTATTAATTACAGGTACTTTCAACATTACAATAACGATTTAAAATTTCAGAAATATTATCTAAAGTGCATTCATTTGATTCACTATAAAAAGGAATCTCATGATTATTATCTTTAAATAAAGCAAATGGAGTTAATCTAGCACTATAACCACCTTTTAATCGGTATGCTTTCTTTTTCTCTAGATAATGAGACTCATTATAAGTTTTTATAGTGACACTATAAATAGTAGCCAAGTCCTCCAATTGTTTTTTAAAATCTAAAATATCATTATTATAAGCTAATTCTAAAGTCATTAATTACTTTTATGCCAAAAATAACTAGTTATATCTTTAGTTATTGATCTTCCACAAGTATTATCAATTTCCAACATTACTTGATTTGTATTAGGATTATCTAATCCTCCTCTTTCTTCTACATAAGGACCTAATTTCACATAATCAAAATACTGTAAATCAATTTCTGGAGCTAAATGATTTCTACCACTATACCAACCAACTTTTAAGTTATACTCTGTTTTAATATATTGTGCAAGAGCATTAACACTTTTTGGCTCTATGTCTCCACCCATAAACCCTACACAAGTAATACCTTTATTTTCTGTAATTAACTTATGTAAAGTTAATTCTCCTAAAGGTTCTCCTATGTCCTCAGCAAGATAAGATGAATGGCAACCAGGACAATGGCAAGGACATTGACTAATATTGATACACAAACTAATTTCGTTAGGAAACTCTGAGAAAGTAACCATCGAATTGACATATTTAATCATTTAAATAATCATTACATTCTTCCCAGAGTTCATCTATTCCGTCTCCCCATTCTACATCTCCATGTTCTACCCCTAATGTATCTAAATATCTCAGAACAAGAGTATTTATATGCTCATAAATGAACATTCGTAAATCTTCATCAGACATTGAAGCACATTTAGAATCTAAAGACCTTACAAAGTCAATAAGTTCTCTAGCTTCTATTTCTTCATAAACATTAAGATTTATATATGCCATTCTTCAATTTTATTGGTTTCTGTGTTTAGCACAAATGGTTTACAGCAATCTAACATAGCATGCTTATCTGTGATTACAGGTTTAGTTCTACCTCCCCAAGAGTGTCCAAATATTTGGTAATAATCTTTATATGGAGTTTGCAGTTGAAAATCTTCTAAATCATTCCAGACACAAGAGCCATATTTATTATATCCTCCTCTAGAATAAGGGATATGATCAAGAGCACTAAGATTAGTTATATCTATACTATCTAAGTCTTTTAATTCTAGATTATTATAATCTAACCAGTCTTTAGTAATGCCTGCATGGGAGAATAAGTATTTATGAGGCTCTTTAAGAGTTAAATCTTCATATATGTAATATAATTGAGGATTTAAACTACTAATTAGCTCCTTTACTTCTTTTTGTTGCCAGTAATCGAATCTGCATTTACCATTTCCATTGAAATAAACTAAATCGTGATTACCTAATAAACATATAACATTAGAAGTATAACGTCTATTTTCTACAAAGGTAACTAATTCTCTAAGATTAGTTAAAGATTCTACTTTATCAGGCTCTTCTACTATATATTCTCCGTAAGGGTCGTGATAATCTCCTAAGAATATAATTTTACCTTCCCAATTATTGCATGGTTCTTTCCAAAAACCACGACCATGCACATCAGGCACAATTAATATTTTAGTCACTCAAATACCACTTTTTAAATTTTTCTAAGAACTCATCTTCGGTAACTAACTCTGTAATATCTTCAGCATCTATATCACCATTAGAATAATTATAAGGAGAAGCTTCTTTAATTAATTCCTCTATGTAATTTTCTATATTGTCTTGAATGCCTTCAATAATCTCGTCTATGCTATCGTCTTCAGTTCCTATATAGGTGCGATATACGTAAAGTAAAGCTGAGTAAAGGGTATCTTCTTCAACAAACACTTGTCGAATTTCACGCCATGTTAAATTTATCATTTTTGGAGTTCTTTTAAACGTTTAGTATAGTAATCTACTAATTTATCTCCTGCCACTTCTTTTATTTGTTCAGCAATATCTTCAGAATACATATTAATATGGTTCGAATTGTTGTTTTACTAACTTACCTTCTTTATATTCAAATGTTCGTTCGCCTCTTACTGAATCATCAGGCTCATATCCTTCATAATAGTATTTACCGTCTTTGAAAAATATTTCATCTTCTACGATGGTACAATTATAAGGAAGCCAATCTGCGTCTAGATTTTTTTCAAAAGGTATGTAAACATCATATATTGATACAGCTTCTTTAGTAGTATAATAAATATCATCATACTCTTCAAAAGCTTTCAAATTATAAGATATTTCAGTAATAGCCTCACCATCAAATTTTCCGTATAACTTCATTACAGTAAAGATTTAAATATTTTGACAATAGTACCTTTCTGAGCAGTAGGAAATTTACGTTGAATATGTGTAATAACCATTTTAGTATCCTTAATAGTCAGAGTCATTATTTTCATTAACTCGGAAATAAATTCTCTAATTTCTTGTTCTGAAGGTTCTACAGGCATTATTCCTCGAATATAACCAATTTCTTTAACCTCCTTAAGTGCCAAATCTTTACGACCCGCCTTCTCATAAATAGCCATAGCTTTTTCACGCTCTTTAACCATCTTATGTAAAACATCTAGTTCAGAAACTGGTTTCTCGGAATGCTGATTATTAATCAACGCAGCTTTAATTAATTTAGCTGTTTCTAACATAAGGGTATTAGAAGTTTTTCTAGCACCTTCAATCAAGATATCAACTGTCTGTTCTATTGTTATTTTATTATCGTTCATCATTAATTGTAATATTAGGGTTAATCATATAATCTATTTCATCTAAATTAAAGTCCATTGACTCTAACTAGTCATCTATAGCAGCATTATTCATACTTGGATAGGGAAGTTTATAAATCCATACAGACCCATCATAATAATCTAGCACAATTATTTCTTCCATAATTATTCTAAATGAGAGTCATAATCGTAATCTATCATAGCAGTTAAATAATTAATAGCTGCTAATTCTCCACTATGTAGACTAATCTGTTTATCGTTAATTGTTATATCCCAGCCATCTCCATTGATCCATTCTGTTACTACTATATAATCAGAATCTTTGCCATATGTGAAATTGCGTAGAGAACAATTAACTGATTTAAGCTGTTTTCTTTCTACACTCATAGATAGAAAAAGGAGACCTAGTTACCTAAGTCTCCTTAACCGTTTATAAATTGTTTTCTAAATAATCTAAAATATTTTGATGGGTAGAATCATCTATTTGCATACCAACCTCACCTACCAAATTACATACACAAGATTCTAGATATTCAAGTCCTTTGTCGGTTTCTAAATAGTCTAAAATCTCATCTATGTTTTTAGTGTAAAATTCTTGATGGATAAAGTCTCTTAGAGCTTCTTCATCAAGTGTTTCTTCTTTAACTAATGTTATTTCCATTATTTACTAAGTAATTCCTTTATCTTACTAGCTGGAACTGCTCCGGACAATCTGCCTACTTCCATTCCATCTACTAAATAGATAAGAGTAGGCATATTTCTAATCTGATACTTTAGTGTTTTCTGTTCTTCAATTTCACAATCTACTATTGTTAACTTAACATCAGGAAAGTCTTTAAGTACATTATCCAATGTAGGTTTAAGAGCTTTACACTGACCACACCACTCTGCTTCAAACTTTAATAACTCTTTCATTAAAAATCAATTTCTGTTATATTAATAATTTATTTCAGTAATACTGCCACAATATTCAACTCTAAAATCATCTACTTTCACATCTCCTTCATCCCAAAGCCATTCTTTTTGTTCCTTTAAAGACAAAGATTTAAATTTCTCAAAATCCTCATCATTTAACTCCATTTCTAAATGACCCATTCGTAAATAACCTTGAACATAATCAAGGTCTCCAAAAATTGTATGCATATTAAAGATTTGGTTTATATGTAAAGCTTCTATCTCCACTCTTATACTTACGTATTGCAAATTCTAGCTGTCTAGGATTACTCCAATTGTCTACACACACTAAATCCTTTATACCCTCTCTTTCGAGATATTTAGTTTATTAATAACATAATCTTTTATTTCAGCTTTTCGTTCATCTGAAATTTTATCAATATAAGATTTATATACTGAATCATTAGCTTCATTTCTATACGATTTTAACATATATATTTCACAAAGATACCTTTGATATACTGCTTCTTCTTTTAATGTATATTCTTTCATATAATATCTTTGTTTCATATAAGTAAAATCAGTCTTCCATTTGTTACTTTTTTTACAAAAGGAAACCCCTCGTATTCCGGAAGTATTAGTAGATTTCTTTTGCAGATTTAACATATTTTCTTGTACAGTTACTTCTCTAAGATTAGATTTCCTATTGTCACGAGTGTCACCACTTATATGATCCACTTGTTTATCAGTAGGCAATACCAGTCTATGAAAGTATATACGCTCTTTTTTCTGATTTCCTGTAAATAAATATGGTTTATCATTTTTATAAACAGTTCTCCATTTATGACCCTTTAATTTCGAAATGTCATTTACATCTAGAATAAATGTTTCCATAACATTTCCATAAGAATCATAAGTATCTATTTCTGCAAAATTATCTTTTAATCTAATTTCATTATCATCAAATACACCTCTTGGATTAGAGTCTTTAAATTCTCCATAATTTTTAAACTGCCTTGCGTGTTTAAGACAGAGTGTTTTTCCAGCTAAGTTATTAAAACTTACTTGTTTAAATTTTGATGATACACCACATACTTCACAAAAGCGTTCTTCAGTTATTTTTCTCATATTGTCAAAATTGTGTTAATAATAAGGGAGTGGACTATACCATCAACCGATTAGGTTGCGCATTGGTAGTCTCTGAGACCCATAAATTTTTATCTATGTCAAGTATATACACGACTTGTATATACCACAATAGTATTAACATAAATTAACAATTTATATGTCTGCTGATTGCCCAATCCTAAGACTTGTTCATTTTTGAATTAAATTCAAATATACTTAGGCTCTAAGGGGTTTCCAGCATATTCTGCGTTTTCATCATAACATTACTGTTATAAGGGGCGTTTATTTCACCCAATAATTCTAGTATAATATTTGATGTGTCTACAATGACAAATAGGACACTCATCAATAGGGGCATTTACTACATGTCCGCATTCTCTACATTGAGACATTGGGATATTAAATGTGAAATAACTAGTACCCTCATCCTTAGCTACATCTAACAGATGTAAATACTGTTGTTTACTTAAATGAGCATCAAGATTTGCATGAAGTGCCTGACCTCCATCACAATACTGAGCTACTCCTCTACCATGAAGCTTAAATTTATCAAGAATAGAGGTCTCATCCCATGGATTATAGAAATAACAATTATACAGATTCTGATTTTCAGGTACTGCATAACCATCCTTCTTATCCCAATTATAGAGTTTTACACCTAATCCTTCCCCCGATTCTATTACACCCCTTCTAAAGAATTAATATATTTATGTAATTCTTTAATCGGTGAAGGGTGATTTAATACATAATATAGATCCTTATTTGGACCATATTCACCACAAAGTTCTTGCTCTTTTTTAAGCCGTGCAAGTAAGGCTTCCTCTGCTGTATCATAATATCCTAAATAAATAGTTTTATACTTTGTGATTTTGTATTAAACGAATTGATATTTCTATCAATTTCTTAATGTTACCATTAAGTCTCGACTATTGCATATTTAGTACTATGTACTAAATCCTCTTTACTTAGTCTGTCACGCTGCACACAGTATTAATCAATACCATTGCTTGCGCCTCGTTGTCCTATATATAGGTGAATATAGGAGTTTCGAGTCAATCAAAAGAGGTTTTACATCCCCAGAGATTTAGGGATGGCTTCACTATTAAACAAGAATGGTCTTTTACTATCGTGGATAGAGTTTTTCTTATTTTCTTCTTTAACAGTACCAAATACTAATTTAAGAAAATCTTTATATTCCTTATTATTAGATACCGATAGTCCCAAGAATTGTGCAGCTTCACAATAACCTATCAATCCAATGGTAGAATACAATTTACGCATATAAATATATCCTGCATTACAATCAGAAAACATTTTAGCGTCTTCCATTTCATAAAGCATTGTCTTATATGCAATATGATACTTATATACTCTTTCAAGAATATTAATAAGATAATTTTTTAAGTCTGAAAAACTCTCAGAAAACCACTCAAAAGGAAAGGCACACTTACCATCAACAATATGATCCTCCCAATTTTTCCATGTATGTATATAATCCTGAACAATTCTATTAATATTAAGAGTAATTACATTACAAGAACCAGTCATAACTCCAGTCATACCTGTAGTAGAACTAAAGGTATTATCAGACATTTCATTTAGGACTCTACAACATGATGCCAAAGATGTAGGATTATCACTAGTATAGCAGAAGAAACTTCCACCTTTAGCCCACTCTTCGGCACATAACTCTTTGTATTCATGATCAAGATACTCTTTACCATTATGTACAAGAGCCATAGTAGTTACTGGAAATGTGAGAGGTTTAATTAATCTGATTTCTCTTAAAAGTTGCATAAAGATTCTCTGCAACTTATCTATAGCATTCCATTCAGGTTGTGTTCCATCAGGATAATAAAATTCTCCAAAGAGTGATTTAAAATATACTTTATCATAAAAAGATACATTAGAGAAAGGTGAATTGTAGCTTCTATTGCCTGCAGGTTGATTAACTCCATAAATAAACTGCTTCATACCCTTTCGGATATAATGTCCAACAGTATACTGATGCAGAAAGTGGGAATTAGTTACAACTTCATCCACCTTATCATACCATACAGGTCCAAACTCTTGAATTACATAATAATTAAGAGCTATAAAATAATCTCCAAGAGCAACCGCTCCCTTACACTGAGAACTAAACAAAAACACAGCATTAGTTACCTGACCACTAAAAGACTGAATATCATTTGGAGCACTAGGAGTAACTCCATCAATATTACCTACACCCTTAAGCATTAATGGGTACAATGTAACTGCTTTACAATAAGGTTTAAGTACCGGAGTACTTGCCTCATCATGAGTATAAATAATATGATTTTCCAAATCCTTAATATACTGTCTTCCAAGTTCTTGACCTGGATACAATTTATTAAGTTTATCTTTCATTCGTTGTCTTTGGATAATTCTATTAGTTACTTTATATACTTCACCCTCAAGATTAGCTACATTCTTAGAAGCAACATTAGCATTAGCATCTGTTTCTGAAGAAGTAGATGCATTTACACCAGAATCTTTATAAGTGTCCATGTAATTAAGTCTACTTCTAATAAATCTAGCTTTCTTGTGTTCTTCTCTATAAATGGAATAAGCTCTGGCTACATCAAAATATTCGTAATTATATAAAGTCTCTTCTACTTCATCTTGAATTTCTTCTACAGTAATATTATCCCAGAATCTCATTTCTGAAACCATATCCCGAATAACATTTTCAACAGAAGTATAACCGCAAGCTTTAAATGCCTTAGTTAAAGCATTAAATATTTTATCTGCATTAAACTCTTCCTTTGTTCCGTCTCTTTTTATAATGACCATATATTCTTTTTATTCATTAATTTTTTAGTATCTGAAGATAATTTATCTGGATTATAGTTATCTAAATCTATTGTGAAATTAATGAGTTTAAAATTATCAGCAACTTTATCCTTTATAAGCCATTTAACTAAATCTGTCAGGGATTCGTCAGCATAATCACCTCCTTGAGCATTTTTAACTATCATAGTATTATCCATACTATTAAAGAATGCCCAAGGGACTGCTTCACCACATGTATAAGCTATGTAACCGACAGCATCGTTACCTTTATAAGATATAACTATACCTCCAGTATTATCATCAATAGCACCCAAATCAATAGCATCTGAGGTTTCACTTGGCAATATAATATCTTTCATACTATTTATTTTAAAGACTCTAAAAACTCATCTACAGCAGGATACTCATCATCATAGATAATATCATCAATCTTGAAATCCTTAATAGTAAAGTCAGGTCTCCCATGAGATTGCCAATACTTTGTTACATACTCGGCATTAGAATTAGGACTTCCCACACCTAAAGCCATAGTCATGTCAAACTGATTAGACTCTCTAGAATGTCCACAATAGAAATTCTGACACTTTTTAATATGCTCCAGGCACTTATCGGTAGCTTCCTTACCAATCAGAGTATCTAATGATGGAACCTTTTTATAATCTCTATAAGCAGGTCTATCTTTAGTGGCAGGTTTATAATCGTCTTCCGTGCCCCCTTTGACTAGATAATCTATTAGTAATTCAAAAGTGTCATTCCAATCATCGGTAATTCCATAAGCATCTTTATATATATCTCTCAGATAGATAAAATTCTTTTCTGACAAATAGTGTTTCTTATATAGGGGATCTTCCTTAGAATCTTTATATCCATCTGCAATAAGTTTATCTAAGTCTATAGCTGGTTGAGCCCATTTATACATTTCAACCAAGCATTTATGAATTGCTTCACTTAAAATATCACTTCTTGTTAACATGCAGTATTTGTTTTCCTTATTAAATGCTAATCTAGTTATTTCCCTTAACTGTTCCCATCAACATATCATCCTTTGTAACTACAGAATAATTAATACTCCATTTAGTATGTCCAAAATTAGCAACAATATAATTACTACTTCCATACATACTACCTACTGAAATATAATCAAACTGCTTACCGGTAGTATAAGCATAATTATGTAAATCTCCCTTTACTACATAGATATATTTATTACTGATATTCTGTTCTGCTATATAGTTAGCAAAATATAATTCAGTTTGAGGATTAAGTGTAAGTGGAAATTGACGAGACTGATTGTTATTGTCTTTGCCATGCATGAAAATCCATGAATGCTTACCAATAGTAAAATGGTCAATGGGAAAGTTACTGATAAAACTCTTAACCCCTTCATTAGCTAAATATGCAGCTAATAACTTATTATTTAACCATCCCCAATTACCATCATGATTACTTTCACCTATACAGAGATAATTAAACTCATCACTTCTTACATTAGCTTTAAGAGCTTTGAAGAACTCCATCATACACTCTATATAAGTCTCGCTAATTTCTTTATCATCCATTACCTCAGGAAGTTGATGTCCACCTCTAGTAGTTTCTTTATTATAACCATCAATAGAATCGCCAAGATTAACTACATAAACTGCTCCATAAGACTGTCCAGCAAATGTCTGTACAATCTTAGTTAATCTAGCTTTAATCTCCTCTTTATCATAATTAGGAAGAGTTACGAAACTACTATACTTAGCATTATAAGCTCCAATATGTAAATCAGACAACCATATAATTAATACTGGATATGTTGGATTACTGCTATTAATGTTAACTGGAAGCTCTTTATAGTCTTTATTAGTTTCTTTAATTAATTGAATTAGTTTTTCCTCACTAATAGAACTTTTCATTTGTTCTTTAGTGAGTTTAATAACTAGTTGTTTGAGGTCTCTTACCTCATTCTTTTCTACAGCTTTTAAGAAGTCATTCTCCTTCTCTCTAAGTTGCATTTCCTGAAGTTCTTCTGGTGTATGCTCTTCAATTACATGAGGAGCAAATGGACTAGAAGCTTTAGTTATATTAAAAGCCCGTAAAATTCTCTTAAAATCAACTAAAGAATAATCAGGAAAATGTCTACTTACTTGTCGCTGTGTGAGACTAGAACCATAATAAGAATAAAGTCTATAGATAAGATTCATTTCATCTCTAGTTAAGGCTCCTATCACAGGAGTCTTATCACGACGGAATACTTTAAATCTATAACTAACTATTGTGCCATCCTCATTACGAATCTGTTCAGTCTCCGCTCTTTCATCAGTATCAATATGCTCTACAGAATTACCTGTAGGCTTTTTTACAGAATCATATAGAGAAATAATATCTTCATCTTTACCAATACTACGAGTATATTTAATAGTATTCATTAAAGTACTATAATTATAGTTCTTTGCAATACAAGCTGCTTTTACACTACAATTATTCTCTTTAGCATAGTTCAATACTTTCTCAATACGATTTCTGGTTTCCTTTTTCATTGTTAAATGTTTAAATAAGCTATTAAGCCGTTAAAAATATAATCTATTTATAAACATCTAATTATTACTGAATCTATATTATATTTTATTATTTAGCTAATTCCAAATATTTCTTTACTTAATACCTAAAATGTCTTTAACTAAATAAATCTTCTCAAATTTATTAACTATATCTCTACCCTTATCATGAGTAATAATATCTGTAAATGCCTGATAAGCATCGAACATACAAATATCCTCATTATTAGGTACAAAATAGTCAGACTTCTCGTCAATTACTAATTTTTTATAAGCATCAATAGCTGTAGATTCTGCCAACTTTACAGTACCAAATCCCGAATTAAATTTGCTACTAATACAATTATCTACCCAATGTCCCAAATTGTCATAGAGTTCATTTCTCTTAATATATGTATTAGCTAAATTCTCTAACATCACCTTTGTATTATCAGTCATTTCCATAACTTGATTTACAAAGGTATATTCCATAGCTGTTTCTGGCTCTAATTCCCTAACTTGCAGCATATTTGGAGAGAATACACACATATTTAAACAAGCACTACGTACTGCATTTTGAAATATCTTATACACTGGTTTACGGGTATCTAAAGCATACAGAAGACTAACTGACTGAGTATGACCTTCATAAGCATATTCTCCTGGAAGTTGTGCTTCTACCCACACCCTATTATATACAATATTTTCAAAATTAACTTCACCATCATTAGTTAGACTAATCTGATCTGCAGGCTTAACCTGAATTTCAAACTTATCTGTAAACTTAGACATCCTGTCTATAAATGGCATTACATATTGCTTAGTTGTAAAATACTCCTTTTCTTTAATTCTAGTGGCTTTTCCTGAATAAAGTTGCTCTAAAGTTACTTGCATTTAATTTAATTACTTAATTATTTAAAGTAATCTAGCTATTAATGTATCTAAAGAAAAAAAGGTGACTATCCTCACGGACAATCACCTTACTTAATTCTAACAATAATGTTAGTTACCCAATATATGATTATGCATTTTCAATACCAAAAGCAATGTATGAACCTGGCTTAGTATTCTTAGAAGGAGTATACTTAGCTGTAGCTACAACTGCATTACCCTCTACTACATCCTTTGTCTTTACCAACTTAGCATCACCTCTAAATGCGCCACTCTTATAGAGTTCCTTGATTGCATTCTTAGCATCTGCCTTATTAGTATCAACCTGACATACTGTCTTACCTTCAGCGTCAATCCACTTGTACATTGACTTAAACTTTCTCTTACCCTCGCTCTTTACATCTTCAATCTTATATGGACGCTCACGAGTGTCACCAATAGCAGCCTCTACTACAATAATGTAACCAGCACCTGGGCAGCTCTTACCTTTCTTCTCCAAATAATCCAACTTAAATGCCTTGTCATCACGCTCTGTCCAAACACCCTGATGCTTAGCCTTTGCGTTCTTGTAAGCCTGAGTTGCATCACCATTAATATGGAAATACTGCTCTTCAATGTTCGCGATTGCTACATCCTTAGACTCTGCTGATACTGCTACACTCTTAAAATTCAAAACCTTTGTACTCATAATTATTAAATCCTTATTAAACATTAATCATTTTCATATCATCTACGAAATACTTATCTAAAACCAGTTTTCTTGACTGATGTAAACAACAATAATCCATTTAGGAAATTATCCAAGGATTATAGTGTTAATTAATGTTAATCTAAATAATTGTACAAATTTTTGATAAAATATTATCAAAATGGTACATAAGAATCTAATAATTTTTTAAGCTGTTTTGGCATATTTTTGAGGGACACTCCATAGTCCGGAAAGTCTTTAACTCCGTACATAAAGTCCTCACAAATAGCACCAAGTGATTTCAGAAAGGTTTCCTTTTCTTCTTTTCCGAAATCTTTCCCTACTTTCAATAAAACATCATAACAAGTGATTTCTTTGTCTTTTTTCCTGAGTTCATTAGTTATATAACAAGTTAAGGCTATTACAGCTAATTTATCACCCAAGTTACTATTTAAAAAATGAACACTAAAGAATTTTTTATATATTGCTAGAGTTTTATTAAAGTCTAAATCTTTAAGTTCCATTAAAGAGAATATCCTTTATAGCAAATTAGATATGCTACATGACGTAACAAAGTTCCCAATTCATACATACCTTCCTGTATTTCTTTATTGGTTACAGGTCTAACTTTAGTATAGTATTGTGGAATGGTAGATACTACTAAATAATTAGCCTTTATTGAAGGTTTTGATATATTATACTCCTTTGCTACATACAAATTTAACAGATATAAATATTCAGCTAATTCTCTACTATAGTGATACCTATTAATATTATCATCGATAGCAGACACTACTTTACTAATAGTCTTAACATCATTTACAGTAATAATGTCTTGCTCTGTATCAATAGTAAAATTATCCAGTTTAGCTTTTAAATGTAGTATGGTTTTCTTACCATTAGCACATTCAGCTTCTATATCTAGTAGAAATGCTTGTTCATTCATAGAAAGAGGAGGGTCTAAGAGTCCTGAAGGATTAAGTAACTCTTGAATTTGTGGATTCTTAGTTAATGCTTCTACACAATTATATACAGTATCACGACTCTTATCATCTAAATAGATAAGTTCTTTAGTATTATTTAATTGCGCATTCTTTCTAGCTTTCCAATATGGAATACATTGCTCATTTACCCTTTTAATGATATCTGGAGTAAGCTTATTTTTATAGTAATTAACCTTACTTGAAGCTTCTTCAATATCAGAAGTTCTAATGGGATGTTGCAACCATACTGGATAAAGTTCATCTGCCATAGCTCCCAATTTAGCAGTAGGTTTACCTAGAGCAGGAGCAAGTTCAAACTGGTCACCCTGCAAAGAGAGACAATGAACTGCGGAACCTATAACTAAACTAGAAACAAACCCTTCGTCTTTGAACCCAGCAAAGAAGGCATCTGTTGAACCTCCTTGAAATGGATTAAGTAATCCTAATCTTGAATTACTTATGTAACTTCCATACTTAGAAGAGAAATACTCCGCATCATCAATTTTAACTAATTTAAGAGTGTCAATTAATGGAGTAAGTTTGACTAAGTCTCTTAATTTTGCCATCCTAAGACATTTAACTCATTCATATATGCATCTAGGATTTCTTCATAATCTAAATTGTAAACGCGAAATTCACACTCCACATTTTGATTGTGTGGTCTATCAATAAGAAGGGCAGGTAACCCACTCTGTATAGCTTTAGTTACATTAAATAAACTATCATCTATAAGAACATCACACCTTCCCTTTATTTTATCAGCTTTATTACCATTTTGATTATAAGTCTGATAAATAGGTTTTATTGGTAAACCATTTTTAATTAAAGAATTACGAGTGTAACTCTTTTGATTTATACGCTTAGTTGAATAAATATGAGGTTCAAAATTAGGACGCTCTAGTAACTCTAGATTTTCCCAAAATTCTCTGTCATATTGTAACTTACGTACATTTCTGGTAATTATATGTTGCACCAAATTACGTTCACCAGGGAAACGTTTTTGATAAGCTTCAAACCACTTTAAAATGGTATCATCTATATCTAGTGCAATACGTAGGTTATTCATATTCTTCAATTTCATGAATGCTTCCCAAGAAAATATCGTGATTATCATATATCAACTGCATAAACTCTTCATAATCAGTACACTCTGCTAAAGCATCTGAATCAAATTCTTCTGCATAATGTTTAATTACTTTGTCTACACAGTCTTCATAACTATTTGCAGTAATTTTGAGAATATCACACTCTCCTGGGTCACTCCAAGGAATCAAATAAGTATTCATTTTAATTTACTAATTAGTTGGTAAAAGTAATCTATCGGTATAACGGCAACTGTACCAGGACTTTGCTCCCCATCTTTGCCTGCCTTCTTCCAACACATTACAAAAGGCTTGTCCTTTAAACTACAGGCATCTCTAATTGTAAAATAATTAGGCATGTTCTGAGTATATTTAGCTTGTATATAACAAGGAACTTCCTCATCACAAATATCCACTTTGTTAGCGTCTAAAGTTTTATCTTTGTTACGGCTAGTCATGCAATTAGGATATCCAATTTCCCTTAATTTATGTACAATATCAAGTTCAAAGCTAGATCCCTTTTTCTTACTCTTTTTAGCAGTAAGACTCCTCCTAACAGCAGGATCTGCCCATTGAAATGTCATTCCATCTTTAGATTTAGCCCCAGAGCCAGGTTTATTAGCTCTAGACTTAATTGAATTAATTGTCAATTTAGTTACTTCGGAAGCTTCTTCTATTGTTTGGAATGTTTGTGTGTCGCCATTCTTATATTTTACTGTTACACTAGTATTTAGCTATGTCTTTCCCATTCTTTTATATATTTAATAGATTCTTTAATAAATTTAATAGTTCCCTTTCTCCCATACTTCTTATAGAAATCACTAATATCCTTAGCCCCATACCTTCTAGGTATAATACAAGGAATTAAGAAATCATATTTTCTACGCAGTACATTAGTATAATGTATTCCTGTAAGATCTGAATCAAATAAAAGTACTATTTTATCAAATCTCTGCCTTAAATCTTCTAAGATAGTATTAGAAATAAATTGAGTTTCACTTTGTGGAGCACATGCGGGTATTCCCATACCATATAAGCAAGCACAATCTTTTAAACTCTTAGTTATTACTAATAACTTACCATTTTTGGGTAATTGCCTATAACCTTGAATAGTTTTAGTAGATATATTACCTATAAATCTGTAATCAGACCTTTTCGGATAATATATTTTCCACTGTTCTACATGTTCTTTCTTTCCAAAATAATATCCATAACTAGGGCATTTTGGGGTAGACTGACTAACTATAGAACCATTTAAAAAGACTGTTCTGCAACTAAATATTCTATACTTATTTAATATAGACTTAGTTATACCATACTGATTCCACCATTTTAGTTCCTCTTCAGAAAATTCTTGTGCCTCTATTTGAATGAAAGTTTGTTTGCCTCCTTTAAATTCAGCTTGCTTAACTACAGGTTTAGATATAGGAGATTCTCCCTTAATAAATCCGAAGTCTTTAGCTATAATTCTCAAAGCCTCATGGTAGTTACAATTAAACTTTTTCATTACAACATTTTCAAAGGCAAAGCATTCCCCAGTAGCAAAATCTTTAAAGTAAAGTCTGCCAGATTTACCTCTAAAAAATCCACAAGTTTTATGATGGTCAGAACGTAGGGGAGACACATACAAGCCTTTATCTACAGGTATTCCTAGATAATAACTCATATATGTCTCCTCATTGTTTTCACTTAGAAGAAACTCCCTAGTAACTTTAGGTTCAAAACTAAAGTCCATAGAGAATTATTTAATTAAAGCAAGCTATCGAGATCCAAATCATCCTTAGGAGCTTCATCTACTCCTGCTGTATCTGCGACAGCTTTATCTGGGTCAGTAGGAGTTGACTTCAAATACTCATCACGCTTACCCGCCTCATAATCAGACCAGAAGAGCTTTGGACCAATATAATTGTCACAAATAAATGCTTCTCCCTCCTTATTCAAAGCCAAGATACGTGGAATCTGAGCAACTACCTTACCGTCACGATTCTTACCTGTCAATTTAATTTTAATATCTGTATCAATAGCTGGTGTAGTTACTTTAATAAAAGTCTTTGCAACATCATCAAAGCTCTTAAATTTAACACTCAGCTTTTGCATCTGTTCAAAACCTTTAGGGTTAAGAACCTGTGCAGTTTGTTTTACTATTGCCATAGTGGTTTCAAATGAGGAAGCCATCTGAACTTTACCACCATTAGCACCATCAAATTCTGGTCGTACATCATCACCATCTTTAGGGAAGAACAAATCTACACTAAAGTAGCCATCCTCATTTTCATATTTAATAGAGAGCAACTTATAATGAGCATTAGGGTCTTTCTTACCGTTAAACTCACGAATTTCAGCTCCCTTAAACTTTACATCATGGATTTCCCATGGTGCGAGTGGACGACGACTGTTACGAACTGCAGAATCAGATGAAATAGCAAAATTAAATGACATATATTATATAATTTTCAAAATTTAAGTAATCATAATCTAATAAATTAATTGTTATCTAATATATTTAATTAACTCTATTTTATTAGAGAGTATAACTCAGACCTGATAAGTCTGTAGATTCCTCTTCTATAGTATCCAAGTTAGTTATATCAAGCTCGTCCTCAATATTAACTAACTCTTTTGGAACCTCTTGTTCTTCAGGCATTTTGTCTCCTACAAGCCAATAAATACCTTCATCTTCAGTTGGTTCCATTTTAAAGGTAGTACCATATCCTGCTAACTTCTTATTATTAGCGCCTCCATATCTTACAGTATTCTTACCTGAAAGTAAATTACCTCCCTTAGATTTAAAAGCAGCATCTGTTCCAATCTTTGGAAGCAACTGCTTGCCTTTCTTGTCATACTTGATGTCTATACGACAGTCTTCACAGACTTGTAATAAATCAACCGCTCCTTGGGTAAGCGTTAATTTAGTAGAATCAAGTGTTACAATAGGCTCAGGGTTTTCGTCTTTCTTAGTAGAACTCTTTCTAGAGGTAGAAGTTTTCTTAGCAGTGTCTACCTTAATCTCATCTTTACCAATAAAAGTGATTTCTCCTGTTGCCTCATCAACAGAATAGTGCATTACAATATCCAGCTTCATATATTCAATAATTAGTTAATTAGTTAGTTAAATAGTCTTAATCTTCGTTTTCAAATGCATTGATAGTATCTATAACTAGTTTCATATCAGGCTCAATATATTTTTCATCGAAACAGCCTGCCACACTTCTACAAGTATCATTACCATCTGTTCTAGTCTTAAAACGATAATGTACTTCCCCATCTACATCATCCACATAACGCTCAGAATAAATAATATATGAGAACAAACCATCAAGATTTATCTGATTTATCAACATTTTGCCCGTGGTCCACAATCTATACTGTGGATCTAGTTCAGTACCAAAATTCTCTATATGAGAAATAACTACAATGGTTAAATCATCTCTAAGAAGTTGACACTCTGCTAACAAATCATAGTAATTCTTCGCCATAGTTACGAATTTATCATAGCCCTTGATACTAGCGTTCTCAAAAGTCTCATTTGAGAGTAAATAATTCAAATCATCAAGAACTATTACCTTTATATCTTGCCTAGAATCAGAAATCATATGTAATACATTCTCAATTTTAGTATAATTATTCTGAACATACCAATTGCCAATAAGCTTCTTATCCTTGATAGCCACTTTAGGATACTTCTTGCGAAATCCTGGAATTTGAAGTTGTTTATTAGTACAGCTTATAATGAATGTAGACTCTGGGTCAAGAGTACGGAGACTAGTTGATTTTCCGGAATTTGAAAGGCCTGCTAAACACACTAAATTCGACATATTTTTATAATATAAATGAAAGATTTGAATTATTATCTATTTCTTTTGGCTCATCTATATTATTAAGTTCAACATTTAATTGCTGAACACCATCTTCTAATAAATAATTAGGACTAGTATATTTCTCCCAGTCAAATATATTCTCAGGTTTAGGTAAATCTGCATAATGACTACAATCACCATAAAAACCAGTAGGAATCATTAAGTCAGAAGAACCAAATCTACTCTTTAAGATAAATACACCAATAAAACACTGCTCCAGTATCTTGATATTATATTTCTTATAAGTAGATAATTTATATTTATGTGGACTAAATAAACCTATAGCTACTTGTGAATCCTCAAGTAATGATCCACTGTCTTTATAGTCTTCCATAGATGGGTCTTGTAGACCTTGTTTCATTCTCTCTTGACCATTAGCATTTCTATTAAACTGAGAAATCATTATAGGAGATACAATTTTAGTATTATTTCTGATTTGAACAGAATCTCTAGAAATTGCATCAATTTCATCTTTCTTAGTTCGACCGCCACTTGCCTTTACCAAGGTCATATGGTCAATCATAATACCAAGGAACATGTTAGGATTATTTGGAATGTATTTGCCATTCTCAAATTTACCCCATTTCAATAATTCCTCATTTACTTCCTTTAAATAGACTGCCTCTGTAAGACTACCCTCATAAAAAGATAATCTTTCATCAAGAATTCTAATAAAGTCAGCACTCTTAGTTAGGAGTTCATATTCTTCATCAGATAATACACAGTCCTTTCCTCTAGAGAATATCTGCTTAAATCGCAGTTCAACTCCATAATTGTCAAATATGTACATACTAACTAATTTAGCATATACTTGACTACGAGTCATCTCTAGTGAGAATAATAACCATCTAGGATCACGCTCTGGACTATCCCCATTTAAATAATGCATTAATGGTTGATATACATAAGTCCAAAGAGCCCAGGTAGATTTACCACTGCCTGAAGCACCTCCTATTAAATAAGAGGTACCTGGAAGAACTCCATCAGTATATAAATCTAACTTAGGTGAACCTGTACTAAGTCCTATATTGTGTCCTTCTCTTCCTTCTTTAACTAATTGAAAGAACTCCTCTAAACCACTAATTTTCTCTGCCATAATATTTAATTATACAACCTTAATGGCATCAAAATTAGTATTAGCTAAATCTCCATTACGAAGAGCTTCTAATTCATCCCATCTATGATCTATTACAAAGTTACACAGACTTACACAGAGAATATTATTCTCTCGAGCCCATTTAACTAATTCAATAATATGGTCATGAGTTTCCTGTTTCCACCTAATAGTCTTTCCATAGAAGCGATAAAAGTCTTCTAGACTATCAAACTTCTTAGAAACACTACGTATACCAACTGGATTCCCATTGATAAAACCGAATTGAGGATATTCTTCAAATAGTTCTTTACCTAATTCAAAAGAACACTTATAAAAGTCTTTTACAAGATTTCTATTAATAGGAATACTAAATAAATCTAATCGTTCACCTTTCTTAGGCAACTTATAAGACTTTAATATTACTCCTACTTCTTGTAATCTAATTAATTGTTCCAATAGGCTTCCCTTTGCCTCTAATTGAAAATAAAGCTGGACAAGTTCTGCATCGTCACCCTCTTGAGCGATGAGAATAATTTCTAGCAACAATAATTGATTTGCATCAATTTTATATTTTTCACAAAATACAAGTTGCTGTTTAAGTTCTAAATTCTTCACGTATAATTAACATATTTAGATAGTTAACACTAGACTTGTAATACTTGTTATAGCTTTAGAGTCTAGTTACGTGAATATTATAGACTTATCTATTCAGCGGTTTCTTCAGCCACTGGATTCATTTCGAAGTCAGGTTCAAAAACAACCTCATGTGCATATTCCAAATCCTCTATTTTCTTTTGCAATTTTGAAATTTGCTTCTTCAAGGACTTATTTTCACGTAAAAGAGCACTCTTCATTGAATTGTACTCTTTCTTTGTATAATACATTTCCATTTCTAATGTCTTAAAACCTAAATGTAAAATTCTTAATCTTTCTTTTATAAAGCTCGTATGGTTCGCCTTTAAGAACATGCATTAAATTTTCTACATCAATAATTTCAATCTGAGAATCCTTCTTGGCATTTTGCATCCATTTAGTTTCTACAGTATCATTAATTACTAATGTAAAAAATTCAGCACCTAGTTTACCCTTTGCTAATCGTACTACTCTTCCAAGAGACTGTACAGCTTTAGTTTTACTACTATCTATGCCAGTTTGTATACCTACTGATAAATCAGGTACATTTAAGCCTTCAATTGCCATCTTACAGCTGTTTAATACTCCGCTTGGCATTTTAGAAAACTCTTCTAGTGTTATTCTATTCTTCTTTTTACCTTCTTTACCAGTATAAACATATCCCTCTTTATAAGCTTCAGCCATAGCGGTATTAGCATTAAAAGTAACAATCTTCTTATCACTTCTATACTTAATTATCTCTTTAGCTATTCTTATTTTTTCAGGATGATTTTGTACAAACTTCTTTCTAGACTGCATAGTTTTCATAAAACCCATAGCATGAAATGTGACAGATTTTAAATAGTCCTTTTGCATAGCATAATCATCAGGATAGGTATCCTTACAATATTGCCATCTATTAGTAAAACCATTTTTACCTGTCATAGACATAACCTTGTTGAAGTCCCATTGAAAGAATTCAAAGTGTTCATTAAATTCTTTATTATATTTCTGATAAACATCAATATCAGGAACATCAATGACAACTACATAGTCTTTATATTTAGCTACCCACCCATTAAAGAGGGCATCTTCCATAGTTATAGTGTCTACAACTGGAGCATATTTAGCTAAAATTTCATGTCTTCCATCCAGTCTTTCAAAAGTAGCAGTTAAACCAAGTATCAATTTAAACTTAGTATTTGTAAGAACATTACTAAGAACTTCACTATTGATTTTATGGGCTTCATCAATAATTAGTAAATCACAAGACCATTCCTTTTTAGATGCTCCCATCATTACTCTTACATCAGTATTAAATCCTAAACCTCTCTCATCAAGTTCTTTAGACCATTGCTCTCTTAAATTATCAAAAGGTACTACTACTAGTACTGACATTGCAGGATATTTTGATCGTAATTTAGTTATAGCATTCATAGCTACCCAAGTCTTACCAAAACCAGTGCATCCTACAATAGTCCCGTGTCCTTTAGCTTTAATCCAAGCTTTAAGTGCTTGAGCCTGCCTTTCATCCCGAGAAACAGGCTCAAATAAATCGTGCATTACTGGCACTTATGACAATATTTTCACTAGTATGCTAACTTATTACAAGTCAGCACGTGTTACATCCCAACCTTTATCTGCAGCAACTTTATTAATTTCATCAATCTTAGTAAGCCATTGTTTAGCCTGCTCTTCACACTGAATCTGAAAACGATACAGAATTTTATTAGAAAGTAACTTAAGCTGCTCACTAGTTAAGTTAGAATATTTATCTCTCTGCAGCATATAGATTGCCTTAAACTCAGTATAAGACAAACCAGTGTCACAAATACGTAAATACTGATTAGGTCTCAAACTAATTCTAAGTTCTTCCTTAACTACATCAAGACGATTTCTAGCCTTACCAGTCTCAGGGTCTTTACGATACAAATCCTTTTGCATCTCACGTGGAGTAAACCACAGACCCATTTTAAGAATAAAGTTAAGTGTGATATGGCTATTATCAAAAATTCCCAAAAGGTCAAGACAAGCATCCATTACCAATTTAACAGGTACCTGCTGATAATCGATAGGAAGACCATCCATTACCTTACTAATAGGGAATGATTTAATAGCCTCTGGGGTTAGTGTATCTTTATTGTTACTAATTAACTTTCGTAAATCTTCTAAACATCTTGTGTTAGAATACTGCTTCTCAGACATGAGCCATCTTACAAGAAGTTCTGCTCTACAACGACTAATTTGATCCTGTACAATCTCAAGTAAGGTAACTCTTCCTGGATTTTTAGAATCCTCATTATAAAGCATTTGCTGACAATGACGATACCACTGCTTAAGCTGATCAAAGGAAGCATCAATCATTAAGATTTCTTGCTGCTCTCCATTAACCTTTGGACCTTTCCATACATAAGTAGTAATATCACTTGCCTTTTTACTCATAGCTGCCTGAAGCTTATCTCCTAATACTGTCATATAATTAAATTCAAATAATGTTTCATAGTAATCTAATAATTAATAATCTACAATATAAATTTAATCTAAAATAATTTCACTTATATCAACTTTAGGTTTATCCTCAATAAACTTGAGGAATATGACATTAGTATATTTATAAGGTATTAGGTTCTGACCATCAAACCATGTATCTTTTCCTCCTTCTACATATCTTATATTTAAATATCCAATTTCATCAATTTCGATACTTTTCTGCTCCCAATTAGGAAATCGGACACACATTATATATCTAAAGTCCTCATCCTTAGGATTCAAATCTTCAAATACATAATTAGTATATCCCATTCCATCTATTTGTTCCGCAACTAGCTTAGCATGAATTGTTATTTGCTCCATTAATGAAACACATTCATATCATCAAAGTGCTTACATCCATATTTAGCAAAATCACTATATAACTTATCCATATTAGCTATACATGGATATTTTAAACATCTTTTACAACTTCTTTCTGGATGTTTATAAGTTAATCCATTTGGATCTTTATAGTTTACTTTACCAATAGGCATGCAAGAACGATATTTAATATTATACTAATCTTAGTTACAACTTTATATTTTTTGCGTGAACTTTGTAATTGTGTTATTTTAATACTATCCTTTTTAATAATAGTATTATATTGCTTTTCATTAATTCTTCTTATAGAATCAGTATGTAACCAAGATTTATTTATCTTTTCTAGTGTTTCAATCTTCTTATTTAATAATGGAACTTCTTTTGTATATTTCTCATGCTCTAGAAATATAAGATTAGTTGTTTTCAGTTGTTCCGGAGTTATTGTAATGGTTGATGTAGTTTGTGAAAAACTGTATGTCGGCAGAAGTATCATTAGACATAATAATAGCTTTCTTATCTTCATACGTCTCTCTTATTTTTACTATTTTAATTGTTAAGGAATCCTTAGTGTGATTTAGAGTATCCCTAACTAAAGAATCTCTAATTATTTCTTTATTAGAAGGGATACTCTGTATATTATTATTTAATTGTTCTATACGTGCAATTATAAATATGATTCCTACAATTATAAATAGTTTAATCAACCAGGCTAGAACCGTTCTCAACTGCATCTACTAGGGTCTTTGTTTTATCAATAACTCCCTGCACATCTACCCCTCTAGACATTAAAGTTAAGACTGCTTGTTCTGCAGGAGAAGCATTCTGAATGTACTCTTTCTCTTTCTGAATCTGCTCATATTTAACCTTGTTAGCATTATAATCCTTAATGACTATCTCAGGATTCTTAATAAAGTGATTAATTTTCTCTGTCAGGAGTGCATCAATACACTCTTTAGTAATTACACCGCCTTTACCAATAAACCAACAAGGATCTCCTGCAAGAGCCTTCTTATAAGCTTGTTCTTTACCAAAAGTGAGATTAAACTCATCTTCCGGATTATATACTGCAATGCCGATAGATATGGCTCGTACAATCTCGAAAGAATCCTCAACACCTGGAATATTCCAAGTTGCAGTAAGACCCTCCTTTACTGGCATACTTACAGCACAAGCAACTATCAATCTTTCAACACCCTTAAAATCAACAAACTGACCAAGCTTATAACTAGCAATTTCCTTCTTCATTTTCATTTACTATTAATTAGTGTATAACCCTCTTTAATTAAGTAAGATTCTGGAGCAAATTCCAGAGTTAAAAATCTAATAAAATACTCATCTGCTTTTTTCTTTCTATTTATAAAGTCTTTCTTTTTAAGTTTCAAAGGTTTATTGGTGCTATATTGCTTTTCTTCAAATAAAGAAATCCCACCTTTAAATACCTTATAGATAGAATCTTCATAAATAAAAGAACTATGTGTTTGAACTATTTGACCGTCCTTCTCGTAAATCGCTACTGAAGTTGTCATATATTAAATTAATTATATACTTAATAAACTTATTTTTAGCCATTTCGTAAAAAGAGTTCCAAACATTATTGGTATAGAAGTTGTATATATCTTGCGAAGTAATATTATTATAATGAAAATATTCTTCCTCACTATATGTACCTACATTTATCCTATACGTATCTTTAATAGGTTTAGCCTCCAGACATATATGATATACTGAATCATCTAAATCTTCAAAATCATCAGGATAACCATCATCTTCATAACGAGGTTCTGAAACTAATACTTCAAATGGAATATCTTCTCTTTCAAGTATTTCTGCTATTACATAGGCTACATAACAACAACCACCATAGTTTGTATGATATATTGTATTTAAACAATCACACAAACTATTTATTTTATTAAATAGGTCCGAATAATTATCTTCCGACTTCTTTATAGATCTCCTCTTGAATTTGCTTGAAAACATTTAAATATTCTTTCAAGGTCGTAATCTCATCTTTTCCATATTTGCTATTAATAGCATATCTAATTATTCTACCAATAGCAGAATCTAAAGGCATACCATAGCCCTCTAATTGAAATTCTTCTCTAGGATTAGTTTTACTATTCACTTTTCTAAGCAAATATAAATCCCATAGTGGAGAAGTATCATTTATTGGTTCAATTCGATAAAAATTACCTTGAATTATCATTTAAATATCGCGATTAAGCATTTTAAAGAATTTAGAAACTGGATTAGAACCTGCAAGGCTCAGCCCATCATGACACCAAATAGTTAATAATACGCCAAATACTATTACTTCTATGATGTTAAGTACAGGAACAAATAACAGTAATAATGCTATTATAAATGCATAAAGAGGTATGCCTATCTTAGGCTTTAAATCTATGACAAGCATAAATTCAATAGCTGCCACAACTAAACAGAATATAAATAAACCAAACATAACAAATTATTTATCAAGTCCTACTAATGTTGATGAGTTACCTGTAACCTTAGGAAGATGTCCAGACCATTTTTCAATCCACTGCTTCTTAACAAGCAATGGTGTAAGAGAAGCATTTACAATGGCATTAGCCTTAGCCTCTGCTTCGGCTACTACAATCTTCTTCTTTGCTTCTGCCTCAGCTACTTGTACTTCATTAGCTGCTTTCTGTGCTAACTGAATAGCTCTGTTCTTAGCATCTACAGCTTCTACAATAGTCTTAGGATATTGCAAACCACTAGTAAACTGGTCAAGTACAAATCCTTCCTTGTCAAGAAGTTTAGAAAGACGCTTCTCAATTGCCTGTTCTACAGCTTCACGATTTGACACAATCTGGTCTGTAGTAAATTTATTAATCTCAATACGACAAGCATCCTTTACATACTTAAATACAGGACCATTAATCACATCAGTTAATTCTTTGCGATATTTACGAAATACCTTTGGAGCAGCACCATCCTTAACTTTAAGATTGACATTTGGATCAACTTTAAATTCAGAACCATCCTTAGCATTAATTGTAAATGGCTCATAGTCAATAGTCTGTACATAGGTAGGATACTCATATACTTCCTGAGTAGCCGGATTATAGAATACTCGTCCAGTCACCATAGATACATCATCTACACCTCTTTCAGAGCCATAGAGATTAACTAAGATGCCTTCACAACCAGCATCGATACGTTCACAACTAGTGAAACTTAATGACAACATTAAAGCACTCGCAAATAAAAAGACTTTTCTCATTTAAATAAACTTTTTAATTTATCAACACTTTCAACAACTAAGGTAACTACTAACACAGCCATAGTTGCTAATATTAACATACCCATAATGCAACAAAATGTACTCTCACTGCTAATTAAGTAAGTACACATACTTATTAAATACATCATAGCTATAAAACCAATGACATATTTAATAACTTTAAAAACCAATTTATACTTTCTCAAGAATTTTGGGGTTTCCATAAAATATAATGTTTTCTTTCGGTAAACCAATTATACCAAATAATTATCTTATCTTGTTGTATGTCTATATAAGGATTTAATAATATAAGACATATTAAAACAATAATTAAGATAATCATCGTGTTTTTACTGAACCTGGTTTAGTTGTTGCCTTCTGTACTGAAGCTGGTAATTTTGACCACCAATTCTGCTTCATCTGTAACCACTCACGCTTATGCTTTGCTTTCATTTTCAAATTAATTAGAATATTTAATTGTAATCTAACTAATCTGCAAAATGACTAGCTTCCACAGCCAATCTATCTGCTAGATTATTATATTCATCTATGTTATGTCCCTTTGTCCATTCAAATTTTATATCTGAACAAAACTCTTTAGCTTTATTATGTACTTTATCAAATAGCTGCCAATAATTCTGGTTCTTCTTGCGTTTCCATCCCTTATTTATACATCCTAAAACGTATTGTGAATCAGATACTACAGTAATGGAATCAAAGTTTGTACTAATGGCATGCAGAGCATAAATAACAGCCATTATTTCCATTTTATTATTAGTTACATTTTTGAAGTGTTTATTAAATTGATAAATTACTTCGTTATCTTTAATAAATACAACTCCAACACCCCCATTACCTGTAGACACTTGACAAGCTCCATCTGTATATATGGTTAATAATTTCCCCATGATTCTACTACGAAGTCAAGAGTTAAATTACCATATAAATAAGTTACTTTAAATGGACCTGAGGCTATACCCTGATAATTACTTTTAGGGTTTTTATGTACTTCTTTAATTACATCATCAAGTAATCTTTCTGCATAGCAATATAAATCGTAAACACTGGGTACTCTGAGTTCATACTCTGTAAGTATTTTCCAAGGTTCATATCCAATAATTTCTGGTTTGTCCTCTTCTTTATTCTTATAGATAGGCAAACATGGAGAAGCCATAATCATAGCTACTTGCTCAAAACGAAAATTACTCAGAATATCCATTTTTTGATCCTCTAAGCTACCTCTGTAGGCATCTTCCGAATTAATTACTTTTGGTTTTAACATAAATAAATAAAAAGAGCTACCCCTTTCAGAGTAGCTTAATCAGGACACACCATAGAAAACGATGTGCTATCTACAGAATTTACAGTATCAACTTTAGCAGAATCTACTGTATCACAAGTATCGACAGATGTAGAATCTACACTGTCTGTTGTCCTAGAACAACCATTACCACAACTTGAACAGAGGGCAATGATTGCGAAAGCAAAAATAAATAATTTCTTCATAATTAAATAAATTAAATAAATAATAAAGGGTGGAGAGTTTCTCCACCCCTCGATTGTAGGAAATCAACCTCCCGATTTCTCATCTTGAAAAGTATAGGAATTAAAAGTCACTATAATCTTAATTATAGAAGCACCTACAGTTTAAAGAAACATAGGACAAACTAAAGAATATCATAAGGATTAGCAGCACAGACTTAGAATGTGTCTTAGCTTTAGACTCGTTCCCACGACTTAGACTTAGACTTAGACCAAGTAACACCACATAATGCTTTTAACCCGATTATGTTTTAGGTGATACTTAAAAATAAAAATATGTGTGGAAACGACCATTAAATATACCTAATATGTGGTATTGCGACAATCCCGCAATAAATTATATTATTTTCCTGTAATATATTTAATGCTAATCCTTAATCTATTCTTATTAATTACTCAGCGAGTAAAGCCTTAATAGACTTATATGTTTCCATCAAAGAATCCGGAACATTAATTTTAAGTTTACTAATCTTTTCTTTCTCAGTAATTATATATTGATTGAATCTTGACTGCAAATCTTCAATTTTGTCAAGCCAATCATTATATTCTTTAGAATAAGCAGTTCTAGCCTTCTGATACTCTTGCTCATTAGCTATATTCTGTTTATTTGCTTCTTCAATAGCATCAGCTTTAATATTATTAAGTTGAGCATTTAAATTTCTATGTTCAGACATTAAAGACAAGAACATACCATTAACTTCAGCGACTTCAACAGAAGGTGTATATCTATATACTACAGTATCTCTACCGGCTCCACTAATCTTATTTGGTTCAGCAATTACTTTATTTAACATTACCTTAGCTCTAGATACAGAGCCTGTTTCATGTATAAATTTACCAATAGCGGCAGCTCTAGATTGCAAAGTAAAATACTTATTTAATTTAATTGCATCTAAATTTTTAATTACATCATCTTTAGTTACCGTAGCTTTTTTACTTGGTGATTTAGGAGTAGGATAATCTTTATATTCTGACCAATCTTGAATACATGTACTTGATAATTCTCCAAGAGCTTCCTCCTTATTCTTAATAGCTTCTTTAAGCCAAGCAATTAATGAATTATATTGTCCTATCTTAATTATAGCATCTTGAATCCATGAAGTATCTGTAGTACCTTTTCCAGCATTTACTGCATTATCAGAAGATACAATACTAGTTATTGTAGTATTATAAAATTGAACAGTATTTAGTGAATCTGTCAATCCTGCAATAACTTCGTTAGCTACATTACAAATATTTTGGGCTTCTGTTGATGTAAGAAACCCATTCTTAAAAAATACATTATTCATGTTCCTATGATATATAATATTTAATTACTTATTAGTTAATAATTGTTAATCAATAAATTCAATAGTATCTACCATTGTATTATATGATACTTTACCATCTTCTAATTCTATAATATAATAGTAGTCCTCCCAAGTCTCTTCTACGCCTTTAAACACACCTACTATATCATGCGATTTACATTTGTGTCCTATAAAAGGCATTAATTCTTGTACTTGAGAACTACAATCTTTAGCATCCTCTGAACTCTTTATTATTCTTCGGGTTTCAAATATGTAAGCTGTTCTAACTCTTTCAAGAGCTCTCATCATAGCATCCTTCTCTTTCGAAGAAGCTTTATCCCAGTCCACAATATATCCCAATGTACTTACTTTAAATATCATCCAAAATTACCTCCTAATGGTGTTTCTGGTTCTAAATTATCTATAAGAACTTCTTGTAATTTAAAAGACTTTCCTTCAACTTCTACATTATTGTATACAAAGTTATAAAGATAGTCAATGGACATAAATCTAGTTGGAGTAGTAATACAATGATCATGTTGAGTATCTTTTTGATACTTTTCAACATGTTTAGTTATATTACCACCTTTATATAATCTATAAACTATAGTTCCTTCCCATTCATTTATAGGAGAGATACCTGTGATGTATAAATCACTATTATTTAAATGTACCTGTTGTATTATCACTATAATTGTATTTTTTGAATTTCATTGGATTCCAAACTTTTTATATAATTATATACTTTACTAAGATTTCCTCCACTAAATGGAGTTTTATTACTGAAGATTAATATCTTATATAGATTTATAGCCTGTATAAAACTTACCTTATTCTCTTTTAAATATTTAGTAAATATAGTGCTAAATCCACAAGATTGCTTAAAATATTGCATGATTGCTTGTTTAAGACACTTTATTTCTGAATTTGACCAGTACTCTTCTTTCTTTTTAAATATCTTATTTGTTGCAGAATCCCTTATAGGTCTTGGTATATATAAAGTTTCTGGTAAAATTAATTCATCCTTCTTGACAGCATCAGTAAATTTTATAGCCGAAGTATTTAACAATTCGTTAACTTGTGCATAGTGTATTATAAAGTCTATAGTATTAGAAGCATTAATTATCATAATCTTAGCACTTCCTTTTATAAATACAGCATAGTTAATGGAATCAAATACAGAAGACTTAATTATTTGTAAATCCCCAGTACTCTGCTTTGCCATATGGTCTGAATATCTAATCTCTAAGTTTTTATAATAGAAATATAAAGAATTACTATTCTGCCCATTGTCTTTTAATGTACAATTAACCCATAGCCATTTTTCAAGTTTATTCATTTCCTTTAATCTGTTAAGTATTAATCTATACAAAAATAGCTCACCTAAATTAATAGATGAGCTATATACTATAAGTAGGTTGACTTTGTAATAGGATCTTATTCTCTACCATTACTAGTTCTCTACTTTATTATTAGTTGTCTAGGAGAGATTCGAACTCCCGAAGCTAAATAGCAGCTGATTTACAGTCAGCCGTGTTTGACCACTTCACATACTAGACAATAAATTCTTTTTATGAGTTGCAGAGGCAGGATTCGAACCACTTTGTGCGACCTCTTGGTTATGAGCCAAGCGAGATGACCAACTTCTCCACTCTGCGATATTAAAAAGAGCTTCAAGTAGGATTCGAACCTACGACCTGCTCATTACAAGTGAGCTGCACTACCACTGTGCTATTGAAGCTAGAATAAAGGCGAATATGGCATTAGACGGGCAAACTATCATGACCATATTCTAATAATACATTGAGCTATCAGGCATACTCGTGGATTGCCGCCGCTACCTCTAACAACCACCTAGTTAAACGCTAGGTGCTCTCCATTATTTGCGGAATATAAGGGACTCGAACCCTTAGTTTTACTAGAGTGACAGTCTAGTTCCCTTACCAACAGGGCTTAATACTCCGGGCGCCTCTTGTGTACACATTTCTTTTCGAGAAGGTGATGAACCTTAGAAATAAGAGGCATATATTTAAATTTACTCTCCCAACATCAGTAAGTACCCCTTTGGCACTTACTAGTAGAAATCTAATTAAATAACTGTAAATGGTAATACTCGATAGTCTTTAACATCGTACCAAGCTGCTACAGTTTTCATTCCTTTCCACCATGATTTGATAATTCTTTTCATACAGTTTAAAATTTAATTGTTAATTAAATAATCTAATTGTATAGAAGGAAGAAGAAGAAGTAAACATCGTGCGAGATGTGGGAATCAAACCCACGCAAGCCTTCTGGTTGGAAGCCAGATATGCGCCTTCAGCTACACTAATCTCGCATATTTATTAGTGGACCACGGTGGGACTCGAACCCACGACATCTACCTTGCAAAAGTAGCGTTCTAGCCAGCTGAACTACGAGCCCAAATTGAATATAATTCTTTAATTAATTATTTATTAACTTAACACATCAACAGTATATTAAATTACTGAATTTAAATAGTTAATAAATATTAAATATATTTATAGTACTATTCATATAGGTAGTCTTTGCCTTAAACGGCAAGTTCTCTACGAGAACAATATAAGAGCATTCCCTTCTCTCCAAGTTAAGAAATGTTAAAAATTCTAAACAGAGATTAAGAAATGCTCTCCACCTAAATAATCACACTACTTTGCAGATGGATGACTATTTGTAGGTGTTGTCTCACTAAAATAATTATCTTGGTTCATAATTTAATCTTGTTAATAAATTCATTATATTTATCAATAAATTCTTGCTCTGTAATTATATCACCCCTGTTAGCCAAAGTTAAAGATTCTTCGCAATATGAAATAGAACCAAATTTGTTAGATTCTCTTAAGTGCAATTCTAGAATAGTACAGTTACATTCATTAACCGAAATGATTTTATACCAATACATGTCTTCACCATAATCGCAATATCTATATCTATTTTTGGATAATTCAGCTTTCAATATTGTATCTTGTATCTCACTTTGTTTAACTAATAGGTCAGCTATCTGTTTACTTATGTCTTTTAAAGTTTCAGAATCAGTCATTAAATAATTTTTCAATAGATTTCTTATAATCTGCATTCTTATTCATAAAATATATCGTAAGAACAGTATTAATTATAGGACAGTATATAATTACTAGAGTTAATAAATTTGCTTTAACACGTTTTTCTACCCTACGATCTTCCATATAGAATATACTAAAGAGATAAAAAACAAGTAAAACAAATGCTCCCATAGCTATTACAGGCATATTACAATTCCTTAATATTGGAATCTTCAGACTTTCCTAGATATATCTCATTTATAGTACAATTACTTGTGCGAAATTGTTCTATAAAACGTATTTTACCAATAATCCTTGGAGACTTATCTTGATAATCACATATAGTAGGAATATATGCAGTCTTTAAACAATCCCAATGAGTTATGACAATGTTAAATTTACAATGATAAGTTTCACGGTAATTATCTAAACAATGTCTTTCAATAGCTCTTTCGAATAAAGTATAGTCAAAAGGACCCGTCTTAAACTCTCCTTGTGGTCCATCATTAGTATTTGATGGTTCTTCTAGAGTAAAATATGTATCCAAGTCCATAGAATAAGGATTGTACCCATTTCCATGTCTAGTTAAATATGGACGCATAACTAAGTATACCTCTGCATTTTCTAGACACTTTTCTTGGATTCCATTTAATCCTACTTTGCTAGGAGTACAATGAGGCATAAATCCTCTTTCCATATCTAGAAGGAGACCTTGAGAACCCTCCCAAATAACAGTATCAACCTCATCAGGATAATAAGTTCCAATTATAAAGGTCTCTGGGTGTTCTTTAATAAAGGTACAAGCCTCTTTAAAAAGATCATCTAATTCAGTGTCTCATAACTTTCTTGTTCTCTAGAACTTGCATAAGTCCAGACAACTTGAAATTTACTGTCATAACCTACAAGTTGTACTAAATCACCTCTTTTAAGTCCTGGACACTCATTAGCTACTATATATGGTACAGTAGTTTCTGAATTCATTCTCTCAGGACTTAATTTAGTATTTGTAAATATACCTCTAATTATCATAATTATAAACTATTAAGTATATTTTTATATCTATCTAAATATTTAGAACCTAATGCAGACATTATCTTATAAAATCCTGACCTAAATCCATCATCAGAGCTAACTAATTGTTTTATGCTCTTTATATAATAATCAGGTATATCAGATCTACATTCATGTTGCATTAAGTTTCTAACTAGTGCCATTTTATTTAATATTTCACCAGCTGCCTTAGCTTTATCTTCAGTCATACTTTATTATAGCTAAATATATTAATAAGATGACTAAAGTCATTCCTAGCATATCTATAAACATTCAAATAGCCCTAATAGACTTAAATGGATAACGTTTCTGATCATAACTACTAATGAAGTTTTCTTTTACTTTAGCTTCATTAATACCTGTGAGTCTAATGGTTTGTTCTTTGTTTTTTAAAGAATCAAAATAAGTTATTTCAAATTTCATATAAAAGATTCTCTGTTATTAAATTTATTTTGAGCATCAAGTACTCCTTCTTTATCTGTAATATCTACAATAAGTCCTATTTGTCGTAACCAAACATCAAATGGACCACTGTACCCCTGGTCACCAACCCAACCTCCTTTACAAAATACTATCTTCTTCCAAACGAAGATAGCACATAATATCCCATCAACTTCACATAAATGTTTGCCTTCTGGAATATCTAAGAATGTTGGAGCTAAACCTATCCCTTCTCGATAATATCTAGATATTCGAGTATGAAATACATCATCCTGCATAACTACTGAATCAGTTTCATAATTAGTAGACAGTTTACCGTGCAAATAAAAATCAGGCTGATAAATCCAATTCTCGTTTCGACTACTTAATGGCTTAAATTTAATCATTTATGTTTCTTTTTCCATCGAAACCATAAACCTAATACAATACCAATTATAAACCAAACTAGTATTGTAATAATAAAGGTTCCAATATTAAGTACAATCATAATCTAATATTTATAGAGAGGACTAGCTATTAACCAGTCCTCTCTCGTTAATTACTTGAATAACTTTTTAATCCAATAGAAAAGCTCTCTACAAACTGGTACAATTGCAGTAAGACCTACAATCTCTAACCATGTTTCAATACTTAATGGTTCTGTTCTGAACACATCGCCACCAAATTGAACTATCAAAATTTGACCAATAAATATAACCAAACATATTCCAATAAATGCAGGATTACTTAACAAACCGTTAAAGATACTTCTGTCTTGTCCAAATACTCTTGCATTAAACAAGTTCCAGAATTGCAACATAACAAAGATAGTGAAGAACTCTGTAAGGCTATATGTATTACTAATCAGCAAATATAATAATATGCCAAAATACAAAATACTTACACCAAAGATTTCATACCACATTCTCTTAGTGATAATAAATGCCTTAGGATCACGAGGCTGTTCAGACATTACTGCTTCATTAGCTGGTTCCGTAGCTAATGCTAAAGCAGCAAAAGTATCCATAATTAAGTTAACCCACAGCATTTGGATAACAGTGAATGGTAAGTCTACCCCAATAAATGGACCTACACAAGCAATACCAATAGCTACAACATTTACAGTAAGCTGGAAGAGAATAAAGTGCTGAATATTCTTATACAAACTTCTTCCCCACTTAACTCCTAAGATAACGGAAGGGAATGAATTATCAAGAAGAATAACATCAGCTGCATTCTTAGCAATATCAGTACCATTATTCATAGCTACACCTACCTCAGCTTGGTTAAGAGCAGCTGAATCATTTGTACCATCACCAGTTACGGCCACTACTTCTCCCATACTTTGGAATCTCTTAACAAGTGTCTGCTTGTCTTCAGGTTTAGTTCTAGCAAATACATCTACCTTACGTAAATTAGTATCTGTCTGGGTTTCGACTTCCTTACCAAGCATCGTATTAGGAGTTTGAGAGATATTAGCTTGGGCAGCAATAGAAGCAGCTGTTTCAGGATTATCACCTGTCACAATCTTAACTTTAATTCCTGCGTTTCTAGCAGCCTGAATTGCATCAGGTACATTACTTCTCACTGGGTCTTCAATAGCTACGTAGCCATCCCATATGAAGTCCGAGAGGGTATTTATATCAGAACCGATCTTGTGTGCAAAAGCAATACATCTTCTGCCTTTAGATTGTTGTTCTGCAAAATTAGGTATGTTCTCATTAGAGCAGAAATTCATTACTATTTCTGGAGCACCCTTAATATAGGTAACTGTCCCATCACTAGTAATCATATATTTATTCTTAGAATTAAATTCTACTCTACCTGTTATATGAGTTTTATTTCTTTTATCAGTGATATCAACTGATTTTTGTACATATTGCAAACAAGCCCCCTCCGTAGGATTTCCTACTACTTCTCCAGTAGGACTAAGATTAGCAGTAGAATTAAGTACAATATTATTTATAACAGCATTTCTATCTGTAAAGTCCTGGAATACTACTTTCATTTTATTCTCTGTAAGAGTTCCTGTCTTATCAGTAAGAATAAGAGTTGTAGCACCAAGAGTTTCACAGGCATGCATCTTTCTAATAAGATTATTAGCTTTAGCCATTCTCTTCATAGAATAAGCAAGAGCAAGAGTTACTGCCATAGGTAAACCTTCTGGTACTGCTACTACAATGAGTGCTACTGCAATCATTAAGAATTGTAAGCAATCATTTACAATATCAATAGCATCTTTGCCCACATATCCCTGCTCTATAAATATATAACGTATAGCAAGAGACACAATAAGAATACCTGCAGCTGTGAATGCTATCTTGTTAATTAAGCTAGCTAATCCATTAAGCTGTTTGTTAAGAGGAGTTTCTACATCAGTAATAGAAGATGCTTCTCTAGCAGTCTTACCTACTTCTGTTTCATCTCCTACTGCAAATACTTCGCCTACACAAGTACCTTCTGCTACGATAGTGCTTTTATAAATTCTATTTGTAGGATAGGTAGCAGTCTCTGATTCAAAATTAGTTTTAGTTACAGGATTTGTTTCTCCAGTTAAAGAAGCTTCACTTACTTTCAAATTGCTATATTCTTTAACAATAATATCAGCAGGAACTTCTTCACCGGCTTCAAGTATTACAATATCCCCTACAACTAAGTCCTTACGAGCTACTTGAATTACTCCATTATCTCGTCTTACCTTAACTAGAGTATCATCACTGCTAGTTAAAAGAAGGTCAAACTTCTTAGCTGCTGACCAGGTATTCCAAAAACCAATACCTACAGCTAAAGCAATAGCTACAATAATACCAATAGGTTCTGTAAACTCACCCTTTACAAATCCTAAGGCAATAGATACTGCAGCTGCAATAAGTAATATTACGATAAGCGGATCTTTAAATCCATCAAATAACATTACATACCAAGCATCTCTCTTTGGAGGTGTCAATACATTAATGCCATGTCTAGCACGTGAATCTTCTACTTCTGTTAAGCTAAGACCGTAATTTATATCTGTCATTTTTTCTGTTATTATAATTAATTAAAGAAATGCAATTGTTGGACGCTTCATAGCATCAATTGAAGTCCAACCTCCGAACTCACCAACTGCCTTAAAGCGCCATTCACCATCCTTCTTATAGGCAATACCAAGGATAACCGCCTGCTTATCAGAAATCTTAGTACCCTCTTTGCCGTCTTCAAGATTAAACTTAGCTAAGACATTTACAGGAGTATTAGTGTTTCTCTGTACTTGATCACCAGTATAGATACGAAGACCCATATAAGGAATCTCACCAAATGTCTGATGTGTAAAGTTATTGAGAGTAAATGCAATATACTCAACATGTGGGTCAAGTTCATTCAAGCATACCTCAATAGTCTCATTATCAAGACCATCATTACCATTGGTGTCACCTGAGCGGTCATCACCACTATGACGGATACCTGGAGCACTCAAATTGTAATAAGCTACTTCGCCAATACAATTCTTATTGGCATCATACAGAAGAACAGTAGAATCCAAATCTACTTTCTCAACAGACCCACCAATACCGAACAGTCCACGATGCTGAATGGCGCCCCAATTTGAACCAAAGTACAACTTACTCAAACCATTGTTAGACTCTTTAGACAGATTAATTCTGCCACCTTTACTTAAATTAATCATAAAACTTTACTAAATAATTGTAAATTACTAATTAACTAAAAATGGGAGTACCTAATTAAAGATACTCCCTTATAGAATCAAGAATTAAAACCGAATTAACTTAATTAATTAAATAGCTGGAGCATCTGGCAAGATGAGTCCATAGCCACGAAGAATATCACGATAGATAACGTTCTGATAGCTACCCTTATCTTCTCCAAGAGCCTTGAACTTCCAATCACCATTATGGCGATAAAGTTGGCAAAATACAATACAGCGAGACATACTTGCATCCTCAGTGAGATCAAACTTAGCCAGAGGAGTAGTATTACCTTTAGCATACAAGTTGCAATAAGCATTGTTAACCATACCAAAGTTCTGCTGACGATTCTTAGCATCGTGAATATTAACTAAGATAATAATTTTCTGGACATCTGCAGGAACCTTAGTGGTATCTACTACAATTGTCTCATCATCTCCAGCACCAGCACCTGTACGATTATCGCCTGAATGCTTAATAGCATCTTTCCAATTTGGATTATTGTAGAAAATGAAGCCATCATCAGGATCTACTGCTTTATCCTGAGCATTCAAAGGAATAGTAGCTACATCCAAATCAAATTCTACACCTGCCTGAGTTGCTATATCCCAACCCAAACCAATTGAAAACTCTGTTACACCATTTGCTTCTTTAGCGAGGTTGATGTTACCTCCTTTACTTAATTGAATCATAATTGTGAATTTAATTAAAATTTGCCGCAAAGTTTACGGCTAATTATAGTCATAACTTTATCATAAGTTAACTTTTTAGCTTCTTTCTCAGAATAACCTTCTATAATATAAGAATCTACTATTTTCTCAATTGCAGCATTCATTTCAGAGAATAAGTACTTTTGTTCTTTAGTTAACTTATCATCGTATAAATAAGATTTATTCATCTACTTGTAAATCCGCCTGAGTACTTTCTAAGTAATCCTTATTATCTAAGTCTTTAATAAGATTAACTAAGTCTCCCACAGTCTTTAGATTCTGAACTTTATCATCTTTAATAGGATAACCAAACTCCTGTTCACATTCAATGATAATTTCTACTAAATCAAGACTGTCTACGTACAAATCATCGAAAGTATCTGCACTAGTTATTTTTTCGCTTTCTATTCCAAGGACTTCACTAACAATGCTTATTACTTTTTCTTCTATACTCATTATATATCTTCCCTTTTAGTTTTAAACACATGCTCTGTATGAGTAGAAGTAAATCCTGGATTATACTGCAATTTCTGAATACCAAGTACTTTATTATACATCACATTAGGAAAAGAATCCAACATAGAGTTCTGCTGTCTTACTGTTTCCATACATGCTTCTTCTAACTTGTAATACTCTTCTCGTTGTCCATTTACAAACCCAGATAAATCACCATAAAATTTAGTAAATTCAGAATAAGGAATATTTTGATTCTCTTGAAGCCATTTCCAAGTAACTTGTGCTCCATCATGTCTTCCTTCCATAATCATATTAGTGACTTCTAAGAAAGTATTCTTGTTTAATTCACAAATTTCATACTTCTGAAGATACACTTTCCATAATTTATCGAAGAACATTTTACGAGCATACTGTTGCTTGTCTAGCTGATTGGTATATTCAATATTCTTATTATACAATTTTATTATAGCACCAATAGGACTTATAAACCAACACAATATAATAATTCCAGGAATTACAATCCACTTTTTCTTAATATTTACATTTGAATAGTCTTCCCTCTCATTACCAAATGTACATATAGCAGTTATAGCTAAAACAAAGGTCGCGATAAATAAAATCCACTGAATAATACAATGACAGAAACCCATTCTTATAGCGTTAGGGGAACCCTCTAAGGTTAATGGACCTTTATCACTAATTATATCATCTAATATCTGTGTATTCCACAAATATAAAAACAGGATAGCACATATAATAGATGCACCTAAAAATAATAAACCATGCTTAATATTATTCTTCATATTATTTAATTAAAAATTTATTAAACTTATCGTGAAGAGGTTGAAATTCCTTTCTAAGTTCTACTAGTTCTCCCATTTCTTCTATAGAACTAACATCACTTAGTTTAATGTTATTAATCATATTCAAAGCATCTCTAAGACGACATTGAATACCTTTTATTAAAGTGTCATTTACCATAATTAAGATTCTATAAAGACTATTACAATTAAAAAGATAAGTACAATAAGTGCTGTCGTTTTACAAAACTCAGCGAGTTCCATATTCTGTACGGCAAGTATACTTTCTATTATACCAAATAGCAATAAAACACTGCTTCTTATTATAAGTTTTTTAATCATCACCTAATAAACCTAATTTCTCTAATTTGGGAGTATCATCAATATGTATCTCCAATGGGTACTCTACATCTTTGATGTCTCTCATAAATTCCATATGTATAGCTCCATAATAAGCATCTGAATAAGCTTTTCGTAAAAGTCTTAAAAATAAATCAGTAGATAAAGTAATAGTACCATTAACTTCTTCTAACCCTTCTAAATACTTACGACACCATTCATATGATGCAACTTTAGATAAGGGCTGTGAAGTACACATAGCAAAACCATCAAAATCAGGACATTTTGGACAATTTAATTTAGCCATAATTAATTTATTTAAGAATCTTAACCTTTACATGTTTTATACTAATTCTCTTAGAGTTTTTGGGGTGTATCAATATATCGACTCTATGTTTAAATCGTTTATTAGTAATATCTCTAACTTCATACACTCCAAATCCCTCTATAAACACCTTTTTAGGCTTATTCTTTGGAAATAAATAAAGTAAATCGCGGGAAACTGCACACCACTTAATGTGACCCCTTTTCAAATGACGTAAATTAATTTTAGAACCATCAGCTGTAACTAATGGTTTACTGTCACATTGACTCTTTACAGGTTGATAACAAGTAAGAGTTACATGAGTAGTTGTTTGGCAGAAAGCCCTACTCATGAAGCTTAATAATAATAAAAATATTAATATCTGTTTCCTCATTTAATATATTTGATTAAACTTACCTGAAGCATTCGTAGAATACCCAGATTTAATTATATAAATAATAAAATGGTTATAACAAGTTACAATATATCCCTTCTTAGCATTTATATAGAATATAGGACGGTCATCAAATTCATCACCTATTTTAAGATACTTTATTTCTTTATTTACACTTACAGAATCTGTACGAATATAAGTGCCTGCCATAGTGATTTGAGCATCTCGTTCCTCTTCAGTTAATTTAGAAGGGGACTTTCTTTCTATTTTACGAGTTACTTCACGACTTCTAATTATTTTCTCAAATAACTGCTCATTAATATTCTGAACATTACTAAGAGAACCAGACTCTAACTCTATAGACTCTACTAAATAAGTAAAATCAGAGAACTCAAGATTAAAATTCTTACGGATTAAATCTATTTTGTCAACACCATGAATATTAACTTCCTGAGCGAGAGCCTTAACTAAATCAACAGTAACTATTTGCATCTGTCTAATTAAATCCAGTACTGGTTCTATTGCATCTTTGTCAATTAAAATATCATTAAGTAACTCAAGTGTGGTTTCTTCAGGTAAATTACCAAAAGAACGTACATATCTAATACGTGATGGACGACCTAATAAATTATTATTAATTTCTAACTCATTAGTGGTAAGTAGGAATATTTTACGATATTGTGAGTTGTGCACACCATCCATAAAAGAAAGCACTGATGAGGATTCCCTAAATTCTTTTTCATATTCATCAAAGAAGAAAATACAATCAAAGTTAATTTGAGTAGCTAAGAATTTAAGCATGTCATCTACTTCCTTACAGGATTTAACAATAATAACTGGAAGTCCAATACGATTACAAAGCTCTTCTGCAGTTACTGTCTTACCTGTTCCCTTGATACCATTAAATAATACTCCCAAATTACCAGTAGTATTATTGTAAGTCTTTATAAAATGATCAATAAACTTGTTATTAATACCATATAATTTGTAATTAAATACAAAAGAATCTCCAAGTCTATTTAAATAATAACCTGTCATTGATTCTTTAACTTCATAAATTCCTTTAGGTAATCCTTCAGGATGTGCTTTTGTTGTGGCACTACCCTTTATAAAAGTATTACCGTCTTGAATCCAAATGTTTTGTTCCATAATTAACTAAATTATTTAAAATTATTTAATTGTTTCACCTACTCTGTAATCGTCCCCATCACACACACGAATAGTTTTAATCTCATATCGATTAATTTTCTTATTATACATTCGTATCTTGAAAGTATAATGCTCTATATGTATTGTTTTTGATATTATTACCCCTCCCTTATAATTCAATATAGAATCTTTATATTGAACTGGAGGACCACAAGATACTAATAAAGATAAAATTACTAATACTATTACTTTCATAATAATTAAACACAAAAATCCCTGAACTAAATAAATAGTCCAGGGATTAAAATAACGTTAAATAATAAAAACAGTTCTATGAACTGGTGGAGCTAGACGGTACTGCCCCGTCGTCTTGCCTATTTGCATCAAAACGTTCTTACAGCATAGGTTTTAAAGACTTTCCTTGTCTTAGGGTTGACAAGATTAACATTGTCAACTTCCACCACTCTGTTCCTAAAGTATACAGAGAACTTATAAGAAATGAAAGAATAGTGCACCTTTCTGTTCCTAAGCAAGTGCTGCTCGGCTTCTCAGGCTGCAATAGCGTAAGAAGCGGAAGTGTTATTTACTTCGCCAATTAATTTTTTACTTGTCTATCCAAGTTGTCTTGCTGTGTTTCTTATCTCCTAGACAATCAAATACTAGTTTAGCCCCATACTTAAAAGAGTCCTAAATTAGAACTCTTTAATATCTTCTGATTCTTCGGCTATATGGAAAACCCATATCGTACCAATCATCTGGATCTATTCTATCTTCATTACCCATAATTTAAAACTTAATTAATGTTAAAAACTAAATTGAATATCTCTATTGACATCTAATAATCCTCCTTGCCAATTAGATTGAATATCCATACTGAACCATGTACCATATTTAGTTCTTGCAAACCAAATAAGATGATTGTCGTACTTAGGAATATAACAACCTATAAAATAGTCAGTATCTCCATTCCATATCCAACTACAGTTAAGAGCACTATTTATTAAATGTATCTTTAGATGTATATCAGCCCTATTAAAAGGAATTACTTTCTTTACATAAGCTTTATATAATCTACTTGGCGAACATTTACCATCGTCAAAGAAATTATAAATCTGTCTCTTTTTCGGAATCATTAATCATATACTGTCTTAATATAGCTTCATTAACTATATTCTCATTTTCTCTTGCAAGTTTATCTAATAACTCTAGATTAAATTCTTCCTTTTGAAACTTAAATTGAATCCAATTAGGTTCAAATTCTCTGTAATCTAGATGAGACAGAGGTTCATCTGTATTTAATACATATTTAACTAGTCTAGTTAAACGTTCTCCAGCTAGTTTAGATACCACAAAACCAGATAAATCATAACCTACACCTCTACTTCTCCAATATTCACCAACTTCAGGTTTAGAATCCGGAGCAACATAGAACATTTTATAATAATCTGAAGACTCTAAAGTTACATAAGTACCTAACTGACTACTACAACATATACCTAAACCAATATTAGAATACAAATTATTATCACGCTCTAATGTAAGAAATACTGGAACTTTATAAGGGTCTAAATTATTAATCTCACAATGATGCAATGCAGTATGTGCATACTCAAGTAATTTAGACACTGATATAGTACTTAGTTTAGTATCTTCTTCACTTTTGTTCTCTTTAATGGCAGCATCAGAACATCTAGTGTGCCAATTTTTCCATTTATCTCCTTCTAAATACATAGCAATTAACTTATATAATACAATAAAAAAGTCATAGAAACAATTAATATTCCTATCATAATAAAGAATAGAATTACAAATTGAATATCTGCATTCATATTATAAATACTTAATCACCTCCAGGCAGGCTATCTAAATACTGAGGAATAGTTACTTCTGTATTATTCTTCTCTTTTTCAAGTTGCTGAATAGCATTTGACTGTCTATCTACAATTATTTGCAATTCCAGAATTTTTGCTTTCTGATAATAGTAGCTAGGAACTGACCAAGCTAAAACAATTATAAAACAAATTGTTGGTAATATCCAAAGTTTATTCATATTTTTTTATTTTTTTTATTTTTAACCCCAAATTACATAAACTCCATGTTCACCCTTATAACGAAGACTAATCTCAAATCCTAACTCTTTAAGGTAATTATAATATTTGTCAACATTAGTTGTCGGAAGTATAGAACCAATCCAAGCTGCATAATTACCTTTACTAGCTTCTTTAATTATAGCAAAGTTTATTTGATCTAATATATGCGGGTCTAATACAGCAGACCTAGATATAGTCTTTGCTTCTGTTGCTTTAATCATAACTTTTTAATTTTTAAACTGGCATCCTTAAACCATACATTAAGTCTATCTATAGCACTATCCCATTCAGATTGAGAACAGACTTTATAATATTTTAGGAAGTCAATATTATCTGAACTAAACTGATATATACCAACAGATTTACCATTTGGAGTAACTTTAGTTACTATATATTTAAAGTGAAAATTATCGTTGATAGTTATTTTTAGATAATTTACTTTATCTTTATAATAAGGATTTAGTTTAAGAGACATTTCATCAGTTTGTAATCTCTTAGCTTTTATTTCCTTTATTACTCTTTCTATAGTATCATCTAGAACTTCTCTTTGACTCAGAAGACTTTCTCTGAGTTCTTCTAGGTCTTCTGTTGACATTTCTGAATAATTGCTTATATTTTCTGTTTTCATACTTTATATATCAAATTCGTTACCAACAACTACCATATTTTCAGAAGGATAGTGAACTAAGAAATCCTGCCCAAAATAGAAAGCGGCAGCTTTACTGTCCCAATTAATACTACCTCTTCTCTCAGCATTGTTATCTCTGTATATAACTATATCCCCCTCATAGATAGGTGTTCCGTTCTTGTCTGTCAGTCCTGTAAATATACAGACAGTAGAAGCATCAACAATTGCAGAAAGATATTTATGCCTTCTTATATAAATTCCGTTACTTTTGCGAATCAAATCACCTTCAATCCATTTTCCGCTATTAAGATTTTTTGCCTTGAACTTGATATTTTCTATTTTCATAAGCTATAATTTTTTTAATATTTTTACATTTTTAATTAATGGTTCACCATCAGTACCAGTTTCATCTAACAAATCACCAGTTACTAGATATTTATTGCCAGTAAAGTATTTTACATTATATATAAAATCATTAAATGCCATCTCATTTGTTGGAAATGGAAGAACGGGAGAGTATGTTCCATTTATATTTTTATGAGCTTCATAAACAGACACACCCTTTTCTTTACCTATTACTTCATTATTATTGTTCCATATAGATGAACATGCATCTTCTGGAATTTCACCAAATCTATAGAATATCATTTATTTTTTCAAGTTCTATACTACTAAATGCCAAAAATATCCATCTACTAGTTGAGATATATCGGGTTCTAAACTTTTTAGGTCTTTGAGAATGGAGTATGTAAATTCTTCTAAGATTTCTAAGTTATTATCGTTATTATTCATGTTCATTTTTCTCTAATACCTAGAATATCGTTGATTTTCCTTTCAATAAACTCATCAGAAGTATTTTCTTTTATTAGAGCATCAATGTCAGGCAACTCTACATCAACTTTATCTTCTTGTACTTTTGAAGTGAACATACCAATTACTAATTTTGCCCAAGGACTATTAGCCATATTTGTTAATGAATCCTTTTGGATTTCATAAGCTTTCTTTAATTCTCCATTATCACGGAAATATCTGAGAACATCTGTTAATGCAGCAACAAAGTTTTTGTCAGACATTGAATTGTTTTTAGCCTCTTCCAGTTTAATCATTAGAAAAAGCAATGATGAATGTAAATCTGTTTTGCTCATAACTATTCTTCTTTTATACCAAATGGAGTTCCATCTGCAAATGTGTATTCTTTAATAGCATCTGAATAATTAATACTATCATTAACATCTGTTATAAAACTATATTCGATTGTTCCTATTAGTTTAGTCCACCCAAACGGCTGGTGTTTTTGCATTTCATTCCAGCACTCTTCTGCATCCTTAAATGGACGGTACTTTGGTTCTGGCTTGATTCGATATTCTATATTATCCCAGTACCCTATTTCTTTTATTTCCGTCCAATCATTCATACCTTGCCAGCTTTTGCTTAATGCACTTGGTTTAGTTCTACATTCAATTGCCTTTCCTTCTGCAAATGCTTGCAGAATAGGATAAAATTCTTTAGCTTGATTTCTGTCCATAATCAATCCTCCATTATAATTCTTCATACATTTTTTGATGTTGTTCTAAACTCATTGTAAGTCTCTCAATAGCCATATCTTTCAATTCTTTAAAAGATATGAACATAAAAATGGAAGTTTTTTCATACCCATTATATCCTAGCCCATTAGACAATGTGATGGTTTCTTCTGTTGCATCTACAGCTTCCTTCCAATACTTAAGAGCCTTCTTGTCTTTTTCAATTAAACTTCTTAAGTTTGTAGCTTTGTTATAAATTTCTTCTGTCATATCAATCCTCCAACTTTTTAATTAATAAATTACTTTTCTTATCAAATAGTTTATAACCACTACGGAGATACCAATCTAGAACAAATTCATCAGATTCTTCTTTGACAAATTCTAATCCGATTACCTGCACTCCATTCAACTTAGCTTGTTGTTCTGCTAGTTGCAATAAGTGTTGTGCGACACCCTTTCTTCTATGATTATTATCTACAAAGAGTGCATATATTAGAGCATCAGCTTTGCCGAAAAGATCACTAACATATAATGGAATAAATATTTGAACCGAACTGAGATTTTCTTCATCGGTTATTAAAATTCTGATTTCATCCTTCCATGTCTGCTTTTGTATCATCCTCTAACTTTTAAAATGTTTAACTATATAATCTAAAGCTTTATCATACTCTTCTTTAGTACATTTCTTGTAATATGTCTCTTCAAAAGATCTCCAATAATAGGTTTCCTTTGTAAGACTTAGTAAATCTGTAGTATCTAATTCATACACATGTATATTGTCACCTTTAATATCATAGACTTTACAGAATAAACCAAGGTTATTAGTATAATATCCTTTTTTAATATTTTTTAATTCTAGTATATCTCTTAATTCATTAATTTTACACTCTAAAACTGTAACGTCCTTCTTTAATAGGTCTCGTTGCTTTTGCAATTCTTTAATTTTATTAAAAAATTCTTGTTCATCCATAATTAATTTTGTTAATGTGTTAAACGTAAAAAAGGAGTATACTAACTAATTAGCTAATATACTCCTGTGAAACCTGGCATTTCAGTCCATCAAAGACTTTGGAGAAGTAATACGAATTGAACGTACTTCAGCTACTTAGATAATAATCATGTTTCGCCTTATCACCTGTCCTACATACTCCGGATTATGTAGGTAACTTCTCTTTTCTCTAATTAGGTACATAATTTCCTAACTAGGTACAACAACTGAAACTTCGCAGTGGGGACTTACGAATTAAACGTACTTCGAAACTTTCGTTCACAATTCCTAGGGAATTACTAGAATTACCTATTCATTGTTTTCCATTTCTTATCAATCTGCCCTATAATATTCACGACTACATAGGTATCCCCCAAATTGGCTGCATTTGTTTGATATATCCTTCTTAATCTAACTAATAAACAACATTAGTTAGTTAATATTCTTTTACCAGTCGGGTGCAACCCATGCGTCTAAGTATACTTAGAATACAAACCAACCCGATTTTCGTCGGAATAGTGGGACTCGAACCCACACGCATTGCTGCATATGCTCCTAGGGCATATGTGTCTACCAATTCCACCATACTCCGAGTTGCCTTTTGTCTACAAAGTTGAGAGGCATAACTCAACTATCGGACTTTTTCTTTTTCGGGTCTTATTTATACTGGTTTAACCCCACTTACATGTTATCACAACATCATAGTGAATCTAGCCATTAATCGCTAGTAATCATCAGAATGCCTTCCCAGTTTCATTTATTCAGGATAAAATTTAGATTTCTTCTAATAATCCTAAATATTTAATATCAGTACTAACTACTTCTCTATATGCATAGTTGATATATACAGTAGCACCTACTGGAATTTCAAATATTCCTATTTCAGCACTATACATTCTACCCTTAGCTATTTCTTCAGTTAAGTATGAATGATAACCTTCATGTATATAAAAACGATCATAATTCCAAAGTTCTCCCACACATCCCATAACAGATCTACACCTTTCAAATTTAGGTCTTATCTTTACTGTAGGCATAATCTGAGATTTATAGTACCTAAAATTTTGATATTGACTTATAAAGATACCTAAAGTTGCTAATTTACCTACTTTATAAACTCTTAAAGGCTTCTTCAATACAATTGGAGTTGCCATATAATTTGACCAACACATACCTTAATTATTAAATTGTTTTCTGCCATTTAAGAAATAAATTAAGTAGAGGAGAATAATCTTCTTCTCTAAAAGTTCTGTTTCTAGCTAAACAGATGACTCTTTGAAATGTTAAAACATCCCTTTTTAAATGCCATAACTTATTAAACTTATCTTTAGTTAATTTATAGTGACCCTCATTCTCTATCCATTTGCGAGGTTCATCACAAGCATCAACTTGTATAGGATAAGTCAATACCATATCACCATTAAGTATATCAAATTCAATATATTCACAGTCATCTGGTATTTTAACTAACTTACCTTTACCATTATAATCATATATACGTATAATCATTATTTAAATAATTCTATAATTGGATAATAAATAATTGTATTATACTTAGCTATATTTAGTGCCCAAAGAACAGCCCAAATCATAGCAAAGACTCCTAATCCTACAGCGAAATATCCTGCTTTATATATAGTTCGAGTTTCATTTAATAGTTTTACTCTAAGTATTATATATAATACAATCATAACTATCCCTAACAATACTTTAAGTATAATCATTTGTATGTATTTGCATCTAAATCAACAGCCGCCATACCTACTCTCCGCCTACTATAGATAACTATCTTATGAGGGCGTTTCTTAGAATCATACATTATTTCTAATGTTTTATACTCATAAGCTGGTGCTTTAGAGCCACTTCTAGTAGGATAGTTATAACTATTAACTATTGTAACAGTTAATAATAATCCTATAATTAATAATACTTTTTTCATAATTTTATATATTTACCTGTATATCTAATTTTATCAGACACAACTTCACCTTGGGCATTTATAATATATATAGCACCTTTAGGGATTATAAAAGTTGCTATATAACCCTCATTTTCAAAAGGAATACATACTCTTTGCTTTCCAAATAACAAGTCTTTACATTTAGTTATTCCAGTATGAATACGATAAGAGGAGTCACATATAAAATGTATTCCAGTATAACTGTGGTATGCCTTTTCTATTTTGATTTTCCCATAATAAGGATCAATTACTTCAGATTCTATAGTAGGTATATTATACAGAGTATCTACCGTATAATTAAATCCCCTAACAATAGACTTACAAGATTGTTTACTAGCATCTAATACTATCTTATAAACCTTAAAATCCTTATAAGCAATTTGAACATTTATATTATTTTTAGTTTCAACCCAACACATAGTCTTATAGCTTTAAATGTTTACCAGTATATATTATTTGATTAGAAATAATCTCACCTCTCCAATTTACAGCATACTGAGAACCCTTAGGAATTACGAATGTAGCTACGTAATAGGGATTATCTAATCTTATTGCCCTTAATTGATTACCAGCAATAATTCCCTTGCTCTTATAAATAGAACCTTTTTGATAAATTCTACTAAGAGTATGTTGTATTTTAGTATAACTATGATATGCTTTTTGTACGGAAATTACACTAAGAATACTATATGTTCTATACATATAAGATTTCTTAAGCTCTATAGAAGGCATTTTATATAAAGTATTAGCTTCATACATAAAACCCTGAACACTCGATTTACAAGATTTTTTATCGGCTTTACAAACCACTTTGTAGACTTCAATATCTCTATCAGTGATTTGTATATTTACATTCGCCATTCTTTCTGTCCAACACATAACTACTCTTCAGAATTACCTATTCTTACGTACTTACCAGTATAAATTATATTAGAAGAAACTATTTCTCCTCCACCATTCTCGTAATATTCAGAACCTTTAGGTATAATAAATGTTGCAATAGAATAAATATTATATAATCTAATATCTTCTGCAATCTTACCTAAATAAATTGTTCTATAATATGGACGTAAACCAGAGTAAGGCATAGCTATATCTTTATAAGAATGATACCCCTCATAAATTACATAAGAGGATTCATCTTTAAAGAATTGAATAGGATTTAGTTCAACTTTTTTATTTATTTCTTTTGGTTCATAAATAAAGTTTTGATACAAACTCTTAAAACCTTTATCAGATGCACGACCTATTTTATAAACATAAAAATCTCGTTTAGCTATTTTTACATCGCACCTACCTACCCAACACATAATTATTTGCTAAAATTACTTATTCTTAAATATTTGCCTGTATAAATAATCTCAGAAGATACTATATGTCCATACTTATTTTCAAAGTATTCAGCACCTTCGGGAACTATAAAGGTAGCTATACAACAAAACTTATATCCTTCTAAAGATTCTCTCAAAGCCAAATTATAATTACCCAGACATAAACATCTACAATTTGGATAAGAGTCATCCAGAGCTATCCATTTATAAGAGTGATAACCTCTGTCTATTATATAACTATTTACACAAAGATTATAAGGCACTAAAGGAACTATTCTATTAGGACATTTAGGAGCATAGTTATACCCCCTAATATCACTAATAAAAATATTATTCCATACAATCTTCCCTATTTTATAGACATAGAAATCTCTTTCAGCTACCTTTTTAATAACTGTATCATTGCTCCTCCAACACATAATTATTTAACTAATTTATAGTCACCAATTTAAAATCCTGCTTCTGTAGGATCTAAAGACCAAACTTCAGGAAATACTGTGAGACCATTAAATGAATGACACTCTACTTCTATACTGTTACTAGTTCTATCTATATTAAGAATTCTAAACCACATAGGTTTCTGACATCCTTTCCACGCTTGGGAAAAGATGTCATTTACCTGTAACACTACTTTGTCCATTCTGAATCAATATTAAGAAGTCTGAACACACCCCTAACAGTATACATAAGATGCTCATCAGGTTTCATATTTTTCCATATCTGATAAGCTAGTTCAGCATATTCTTTCTTTTCAAATCTGAAAGTACCGAACATTCTCTTATCAGAGCTGACATAGTAACCATGCTCATCCTTACTAATAGTGTACTCAGGCTTCTTATCAAGCTTTACACGTAATGCATTATACATTACATTTTGCTCTCCTGGACTTAGTGAATCAATAATTTTATTTATATCCTTCATCTTTGTGCATAAACTTAGTTAAATCTAAATAATTGATAAGCTGGTAAGCATACCATTTACTTTCTCCTAAATCCTCATAATAGTACCACTGTTTCTTAGAATTAACATAAAACATAATAATACCATTATTTACTTTTATTTTAGTAATCAGCAATTCATCTCTACCTGCCTTAGTACGAAACATATTAAAGCAAAACTGTTCTCCACATAAATCAGATACTAAGTGTTCTTTACCATCATCGGGTATACTATTAATATGTTTGAACAATTGAGTATAGTCACTATTAATGTTATTAATCTTTCTTTGCTGATACTCTGTTGCCCACTTAATAAATTCTTCTTTGGATATTTCCTTAGCACCTTCCAATTTCTTACTTAGCTCCTCTACATTCCAATATTTACGGCTAAGATGCCCTGCTGTACTTACTAAAGTACAATTAAATATGAAACGCTCATGGTTAAGACGCTCTCCTCCAGTGTATAATAGAGAATACCCCTTCAATTTAAAGAATCTTCTGTATCCATCAGAACTAGGTTCTGTGGACGCCTCCTTTAAAAGTTGCAAACGATCATTATTACGTTTCAACATTTCCTCTAATCTGAGCTTCTCAGATTCAAGAGTGTTTATTTCATTTGTAAAATCCATATGTTAATGTGTTATTTAATTAAACAATAAAAGAGCCTAACTAGATTAACTAATTAGACTCTCCAAAATAATAATAATATGATAAAAGAAAGAGTGGGCTCGCCCGGGATTGAACCGAGAATAAGAGATTATGAGTCTCCCGTTTTAACCGATTGAACTACAAGCCCGAAAATGTGCCTGAGGGTCGTTAATCCTCTCCTTTCTTAGTCAAGAGAACGTTGCAACTTGCCACTAAGACACACTGTTTTTGAGTTTTTGTAAGTCCTCCGACTTATTAAAGTTTTCGCATAATTTTGATAAGAATTCTACTTTCACAAGCAAAACTCTTTGAGCCTTATTCAATAATTTAAAAATTATATAAAATTTAGGATAGAAAGGAAATGCGGACAGATTCGAACTGCCGACCTTCTACTCTACGGTAGATGCTCTAACCACTAAGCTACACATTTCATTACAATTCAGTAAGAGCATTTGTTTTTATTAAACGCTTTACCTAGTTAGTTGACTATGTGCCACCACATACTGCCATATTGAATCAGACAGCCTATTCCAGGGATTAAGCATCTGGACATGCTATTATACTAGTATTGCTATATAGCCTTAATTCATAAAGGAGTGCTCTTTACATAATTTATATACAAAAGGCTTTCCTTTGTGTTTTTGATAATCACACATTATACATTTGGGGTTAGTACAATGCCTTGCCCCATAAAATCCATGACCAAATTCGTGTACTATTACAGCAACTAAATCATGTGTTCTATAATCACTAACTATAGATTTATTACTATTTAAAGGAGTTAATCCCATTATTCCATAGTTAGTTTGACCATGTATTTTGTATGATATATCCTTATGAGTTAAACCTATTACATAGGATTGCTCCTTGTTAATATTAAGGTCTTTTAACAACTCATTAGCTAAGTACCTATTCCGAGGCTTATAATAAGCTTTTTTGGGTAAGTCCTTATTAGCTAATACTTTTACATTAGTCCAATCACCTCCGTATACCTTACTTAATCCCCTTGTGATTTTAGAGGCTAGCTTTGTAGCTTCCTGTTGTGTAAAATCATCATAAGGTTGTAAATAAATATAAGCAATTGGATCTGCAGGAAAACTATCACAATCTGTAATATTTCCCTTTATAACATTATTAGAACAAGATGTAACTAATAATATTATTAATAATCTAAATAATAGTTTCATAATCTAATTAATATCCTTTATTATAATTTAAATTTAAATCATATTTATTTGCATAATGTTTTCCCTAAACTCTTTGAGGAGCATTTCCATAATGTACTTTTAATGGATGTCCTTCTTCTCCAGATTCATATATATAATTACCCTATCTAACAGGCAAAGAATATATAGAATCTCCTACTGCATTATTTTTTATCATATAGTTAAGTGCATCTGTAGGCAAATTAACACAACCATAAGATTTATTTCTAATTCCATTTTTAAAATCAGCCTATCGGCTCTTAGGCATAATATGAAATAAAACGGAAGTTTTCTACTTAGTGTTTGTATTATCTCTACTTCCCTCATTCCATCTAAATGCTGGATGTCCTTCATAACTAGAAGAAGATAAAGTAAAAATACCAGCAGGTGTTACCTAGGCTTGTTTACTTCCATTATAAAAGTTTTTATCTTTCTAGTATATTGGATCAGTTTTATAATTATTCCAAAAATTATATCCATCCTAGTCATTAGATAAACCTGTCATAACATCAAATTGTGCTAAGGCTTTGTTTCCTTGCATGTGTTTTAATTGATGATTATTTCTATCTAGTATCCAATAAGGTTCAGTAACACCACTATGTATTTTATGGTCTATAATAGCCTATTCATTCTTGTTAGTAGATAATGGATAAGGTTTTGGCTTAAACTTATTAATCCAATTAGTTAAACTAGTAAACATATCGGTATCTTTGTTAGTCTACTAATTCTTTTTTAACTAATAATCATGCCATGCCTATTTACTTTTTACACCCCAATCTCCATCTACTGCAATATTATAACCAGCTTTAACTAGTTCCTACTGCTATTGACGAACTTTGTTAGGGTCATACATAGCACCATATTTAGCTCTTAATCTAGCATCATAATTATTTTGCTGTTTTCTTCTAGTCTAGAGCTATTTAGAACCCTATGTAGCTCTCTGATTCATCTATTTTACCTTTTTTAATCCAGAATTAGTAAAATCCTTCATTTTCTATCTTTGTACTCCAATAATGTTTCCAAGATAACTATTTTCAAAATTTCCTGTCATAAATATTAATATTTAAGTTATTATTTTTAATTGATTAATCACTTATTTATTATATGTCTATGGCATAGAAATTACCAATAAATTAAAACTCATACTACTTTCGCAAGCAGTATGAGTTAATGTGTAAGTCATTTTATTGACTTATCAACTCAACTACAAGAAATTCATCAATTTTCACAAATTAATAATCAATTATGTAGCTCAGACGGGACTCGAACCCGTACAGTCATTCCTGACCAAGGGATTTTCCTACCACACTTGCTTTTACACAAGCTAACTTAAATAAAGGGATTCGAACCCTCAATCCTCAAGAAATATTTAACGACAACTTTAGAGGCGCTTCTGTCAATCTACTGCCGTATACCAATTCCGCCATATTTAAGTTATTGTAGTCTGGACTATTTTATTACCTTACCAATTAACTTCGAAGTAAGGAATTAGGTTTTACCTCTCTCAATGAGCGTCTCCTTTTTTACATAATGCATTACTATTATAACCTTATTACTAAGGATGAAGTCTAAACCATTCCTTTTAATTAACTTAGGTATCTCCTCTATAGTCTCTACACATTTATGCTGTAACACTCCAATTTACATTTAAGATAGATTAGCGTTCTATCACAATTTAGCTCGTCACCACCAAAACCTATGTCACCATAAGTGAGGCTTCTGTCGCAAGTTAATTAGATTTCTGAATACTGCTTCTATAATCATTACTCTGCTTCTTACACAGACGCTAACCTTTTTACAATTAGTAATAACTTGTTTAATTAGGGAGATTCTACTTCTGAACTTTCGTATCAGAGCACTCAAATTATGGATCAAATTAATTTCTAAGTCCCTCGTGTCTGCCAATTCCACCACTGAGCCATTTGGCAGTTTTAGTCTTTAACGTCTAGTGGAATAATACTGCCAACCTTTAGACAAAAAAGGAGCAACTAATTATCTGCTAGTTGCCAACAATATTTGGGAAAAACCAACATGTAATTTATGGGGTTGGTATTCTTATTTTTCAAACAAATTAAATACATTCAACATCATAGTCATATCCAATACCAATGTTTTCTAATAACCAAGATGGATCATTTAATACATAATCATCCGGAACTTCTACTGTTACTTTTAATACTATTTTCTTCATATTATAATTGTTCTAAAATATTCTTCGCAATATATAAGGATACTTCTCTAGTAGTATGCTCAGAATCATTAAGTACTAGAAGATATTTATCTTTATCATCAGTTTTCTTAGTTAATTCAAGTAAATACTTTTTATTAATTAATAAACCTTTAGTTACTACTATATATTCTATACACAATTTCTTAATAACAGCAGTTAAAGAGCAACCAATAATAAATTTTCTGCAATCTTTAGTTACTATTAGGACATATTTATTCAGTGCCTCTAAACTAACTATATCTTCTATATTTATTTGTCGGTACTCAATGCCTTTAAATACAAGAAATGTGTCAGAATCAATTTGTATTGTTTTTATTTCCATATTACTAATTTAATTAACCCATAATAAAGTGAGTGCTCACAATATCCTCAGGATGATGAATAGTTTTAGCTAACTCATCCTTTGCCCATTTCTCAATAGCAGAATGTTTAACACCTGGAGCAATTTCGTGATAATACATTAAATCATATACTTCACCACTCTTAAAGGTTACACGTATTTGAAAAGTAGGATCTACTTCATCTTCTATGAGTTTATCCATCTCTTCTCTAGTTACCATATAACTAAATAATGGATTAGAAAAATGTTCCTCCCAAAATTTCTTTTCCAATTTAGCTAACTCTGCTCGTGCATATTTAAGCACATTCTTACAACCTAACTTCTCAGCACTATCTATTTGTGCTAATAGTTTGGTCTTTTTAATAAAATGTTCTTCTCTTGTCATAATTTTATCTGTTAATGTGTTAATAATCTATTTAAATAATAGGCGATTTTCACTGGTTATATTTAAACTATTCCATTGTCCTCAGCTATCTAACGTTCTTTCTCTTTCTAACCCAAATGATTAATTTTAAGGTAATTACGCTATTTAATAGAGTTACTGAGAGTTGTTTAGTACCTATTAAAATTGTTGGACTACCCAGATTCGAACTGGGGCTGACAGAACCAAAATCTGTAGTGCTACCATTACACCATAGTCCAATAAAATACTATTCTCACGAACCATATTTTCCAACTACAAGTTCACAATTTGTCATAAATGTTGCGGAGAAAGAAGGATTCGAACCTTCGAGCCATGTAATATGACTAACACCTTAGCAGGGTGCCGCTTTAGACCACTCAGCCATTTCTCCAATAGGGTCACGCTAGGGATTCGAACCCTGTACTGTAGTCTCACAAACTACCGTGTTACCAGTTACACTAGACGGACCATAAAAGCTTCCTATCTTCACAGACCAGAAGCATAACAACTCTTTAACGTTATAAAGTCCGCTGACTTTATATTTTAAACATTAATCGTATTAGTTTTATTAAATAATATGAAAGAGTAGCACTAGCGATGCTCGAAATCGCCTTTTAACTTTGAAAAAGTTACGTCCTAACCAGCTAGACGATAGTGCCAAGTAGATTCTCTATCTATCACAGACTGAGAATCTCAAAATTAATAAATTTAAATAAAACATATTTAACCTTTTAAGGAGCGCACCCTGCAGGATTCGAACCTGCGACTTCAAAATTAACAGTTTTGCGTTCTAACCAACTGAACTAAGGGTACAAATCTCCACCTATTTATCACAAACCGATGGAGCACCAATTTAAAACGAATATTTTGTTAAGAAAAGTTGTGCTCCCTGACAGTACTGACCTGTCTTCCCGAACTTAAAAGGTTCGTGCTTCACCTTAAAGCTTAGAGAGCTGATTTATATGACACCAGGGAGTAGAGCCTAGTTTATTTAACTAGACTCATTGAAGACTTATAGGCTCATTCTATCCTAAGATACCCTAACTTCACCTTTTATTTGCACACGGAGTAGGATTCGAACCCACGCTGTTCAACTTTCGTCTCTATAGGTTTTGGAGACCTACCCTTTCGACCACTCAGGCATCCGTATATAGTGGAGACACGTGGAATCGAACCACAATCTCGGAATTTTCAGTCCCGCGCTCTGACCTTCTAAGCTATATCTCCATATGTCTAAGATTTACTTAGACACACCACATTTCTATAAGTAGAATAGTGGTAAGAACTTTGCCCAAATAGGCATAACACACTAACAAAATATGATTAATTACAAAAATTCAAATTAAAGTGATAGTGTCTTCTCACATCATGGCTGGTGATTGTAGACTTTCCAATATTGTAATAATCTACATACGTGAGGCACTAAGAGAATCATTTTTCTCCCGTTACTTCCCAAATTTGGACGAAATCTTTTATAATTAATTAGCTACCTTAACTATAAATAATTAGAGGATTCGAACCTCTGTTTCTATCACTATATTTAAAAGGTTATATTGATTACAGCTTACTAATTAATTAGCTATTTAACTAGTAATTGTTTCATATTAATCCCATTAAATGGGAGTTGCGCAATATTTTGAAACTAAACTTCTCTTCTAATCGACTCTTTACAGCTGATAGATTAGACAGATGATGTCCTATACTTCCTCTGGGAGGAGAGTCTCAATATAACTAACATAAATATCAATTTAAAAGAAAGTTTAGTGGACTTTGAGTGCTAGATATATTAAATAGTACATCCTAAATAATACTCTAGTTATCCACTAAACTTATCTTTGAAGAAACCTACAACTATTTATCACAAACCATTGTAGAATTATATTTTGTCGACCTATTTTAATTCACAATTATTACAACTTGAAAATATTTTAAATATTTTTGTTGTAACTTGTAGTTGTGCTCCCATCCAGATTCAAACTGGAAACCCACAGCTTAGAAGGCTGTTGCTCTATTCAGTTGAGCTATGGGAGCTGCTAATTATTAGCATTTTTCTACTAACCTTGCCAAGTGAACTAACTATATAATCAGTTATTTAGAATTGGTAGTTAATAAATGTTAATTTGTAATCAACACTTAAAAACTTACCAATTCTTTTATAGGCATAGAGTAATTATAGAGAATTAATTTTCTTCTTTAATTCTCTTATTTCAGCTTTAATACCATTTAATACTTGTTCATAGTATTGTCCTGTAACTATGATAACAGCATCTTCATCATTACAGGTAAGCCAATAAGTAAGAGTATGCGTCCATAAACCACAAATATCACCAAGAAACACATCATCCATAGACATAGTTGCTATGTTAGAAGTTCTGAACATTCCATATTGAGCTGGACATATTGCAGGATTCCATGCTAAATGCATTGCTCCTAACTGTCTGTGAATTTTAAAAGTGTCTTCAAGAGTGTGATGAGACATCAATTCACCTTTAAATTTAGCCAGCTGAAGGATTTGATGTTCTATCATATGTTTCTTATCCTTCTTCTCCTGATTTTTCCGAGCCATAACTCCAACTACAATAAATATAATTAAAGCTAGTAAGGCTATTACTGTTATTACCATAATCTAATTAATTATTACAATAGAGGTGCTTCTCTATTTTGTTTATACTTATTTCCTATTAACCAATAGTAAAGATACTTATAGTTATTAACTAATTCAATAATTGGATAGTTTCTAATATAAATATATTTATAATGGTCTATTACTAACTCGCACAAAGCCTTAGCTGGGTTAGTTTTGTATCTCTTCTTCCACTCCTTAGTACAGCATAAATAGTTAGTAGTCCAAGTATTGGTTTTTCTAACACTTATTCTATTTTTAGGAATTACTGGAAGGACACTATCCTTAACCCAGAAATCTAAAGCTTCAATTAGTAATTCGAAATTATCTTTATCGATAATCATTCTTACTTAGTCATTTCGGAACCTACAATAGCTACAAATATTAATCCAAATACTATAGCCCAAACAATTCTAAGAAACTCCATTATTCTTTACTCCTTAGTATTAAAATAATAATAATAGGAATTGCTCCACAAATTATATTTAATAGTGTCATAACTATTTGCCATTAGTTAATTTGTAGATATAATCCCAGATTTCTTGAGGAATATTATTGCCTGTCTCATGCACATAGTCTTTCATATGACACATATTGCCATCTTCAGCAGTCTTAATTACTGCTTCAGTAAAAAGCTTAATGTCCTTGAGATTTGGAGTGACAAGAGTGATATTGGTAGAATCTGAAGCACCCATGCCAGCAAGCAGACCCTCAAAAGCAGTTAGTTTTCCATCCTTGACCTGATCACTAACAGCTCTACTAGTAATACGAGCAGCTACCATAAGGACTTCTTTCTTATCCTCAGTCTTAGTAGCACTGACACTTTCCATGATGTCATTGTTAACTACTAACACACTGCCAAACAAACCAAAATCGTTTACTTTCTTTGTAAAATCCATAATCTTATCTGTTTAATTAATTATCTAAAAATACATAAGTCTTGTCTTATGATTAACCAATTTACTTTCCAAGATGTCAACTATTTATTATACTCTATAGTACTAGAGTGCTATTTTATCTTTATTCGTATTTTTATACTATTTACAATTAAGAGAACGTCCATCTACTACACAAGTTCCTTTTAAATCGGAAATTACATAGTTAGTTACACAATTCTCATTGTACTGAATAGAAACTACAATGTTTGGTTCAATAGTCATTGTATCCGGTTTAATATCTACACCCATTAACATAGTCTCTACTTGAGATGCAATCTTTTCTGCTTCTGCTGTTGTCATAGTTGTTCCATAATTAGTAAGTTCCATAACTTTCTAATTAAATAGTAAAGACCTAACTAAACAATAACTATATAAATAATTAAAGTCTAATTAGGTCTCTTGATTATGGAACTTAACAGAAAAAATTACTTCTTTTTCTCCTCAATGAGGAGTTGCATAGCGTGACGAGACTTTTCCATCACAAACTCGAGAAGTGTACGGAATGTGTATGGTTTACGATGCCATTTCTTAGGAACATAAGCAAGTGCCATCTCTGTCTGCCACCACATGTTGGCAGTAAACTCGTCAAACTTCTCCTCTTCAGCTAACTTAATAGCTTCCTGCATAGCCTTGTAACTATTGTAGTCAAAGGTATCATCACAATCGCTCTTGGTCTTATAATCCCAAGAGTCTACCTTACGCTTGCCCCGCTCTTTAGCATTGACAAGCTCATGTTCACACTTGTCAATATATTCCTTAAGCGCATAGATAATGTCATCTTTGAATAAGTGCAATAATTCTACATCATCAAACTCATGTGGCTTGTAATCACCATTTGAGTTTAAGATGATTTCAGTACGTTGTACACCATTAGCTACCTCTGTTTCGGTAGTCACTTTGACACCCTCAGATGTCCAAGAAAAAATTCCATTTTTCATTTTGTTGTAATCTAAAAATTGTGAATCTATAAACAGACATAATGTCTGTCTCATTATAATTGTGAATTGATACCTAAATACAATCTAACTACGCTTAATTAGACTAACTTTATTGAATGTCTTTATACTTACGGCAAAATCCTTACGTTAGTTTTAAAACTAGTAGGTTCACGACTTTTCTTAAATTGTTTCATTTTATTACTATTTATATTGTTAATAACTAGGAATTAGCCCATTTAATAAGCCAATTCCAACCTGTATATTCCTTAAACAATTCTTCGTTCATAAAGGTAGAACAAAGAATACAAAGAGCAAATGCCCCGAAACCCATAAAGAGTGTCACAAAGAGTGACATATGGGCAATGTAATCTATACCACTCACATAAGTGATGATATAGAATACTGTAAAGTAAAAATAAAATCTTTTCATTTGTTAATGTGTTTAATTATTTTGTTACCAGCTGTCAGATCGATACATTATTAGCTAATTTAAATAGAGCAATATCTACTTTAACAATAGACATCTTTCTAATTGAGAACTTCTCATTAATTACGAGAGACATCAACTTAAATATCTCTGGAGTATATTCTAATCCAGATTCTTTAATAAGCTGATTTACTGCATAATTATGAGATTTTCTATTAGCTACTGCTATATTACGATATTTAGCAGCATTGAATTTCCAGTTCTTATGTTCTTTTTCTTTTATCTTATTCTGATATAACTGGAATACCTGAATAAGTGTTGAACTACCTGTAATCATTTTCTGTTAAGTGTGTAATTGGGATAGAGCTGATAACCCACTACCTTAATTAGTATTTTATTGCATAATACTACTAGTTGCCACATTGGGTGATACTGCAACCATATTTATTTTACAACTCTATCCCTTATTGTTATTTAAATTGTTATTAAAGGGAGCAGTTTAAACTCATGCTCAGGAGCTCGTCTTAAAACTATGTGCGAATATTGTTACTTAACTAAAACATTATAATTATAAAATACTGAATCCATTTCGTCCAACTGATTAGCCTGTATAGATATAACTTTTTTCAGCTGTTTGTTGGCTGTGTGACAATTAACTAAATTAATTGACAATACAACTACTGCACTTACTAATACTAACATAATAAGTGCTGTTACTTTATTTATCTTATTCATAATTTTGTTGTTAAGGTGTTATTAATTGTTTATAATACTAAATTTTCTGTAACTTATTTCTTTACAGTCATTGCATTCCAAAGAATTTTGTCACAGTTATAATTAGTATTCACCCATTGCTGAATCTCTCTAAGAACATTTTCAGAGTTGGATTCAATACTCAATTTGTATACCATAATTTTATTATTGTTAAATAGTTATTAATTAATAATGAAACTCAAAGTAGTATTTCTTACGAATACTCTCTGATAAGAAAAACTTAATGAGTGTTTTCACCTGTTCAAGTTCATAGCTAAGTGTCTCAAAATCATCAGTAGGTAGTACTAATTTACCCTCATAAATAATGAGACACTTTACCACCTGATCACAAGTCATCATACGATTACTATGATCATGTACTACTTGTTCATATATTATGGAATCTTTAGCCTTGTCAGCAATATCCGCATAAGTGTTAAACACACCTTCTAACCAGTGAAACCACAGCCCAAACTCTTTAGAAAGTTCAGGAGTACCTGTAATTGTACAATACTTACTGTCAAACTCTGCCAAATTAATTGGCTGTTTTGTTGTTGTGTTAATAATTTGGAATGTCATAATGCACTTTGTTAAAGAGTTATTTACTAAAGATAGTAATGTACAAAACAATAAACATCTTTCTTTTCAGATAGAGACATTTCTGACCAATCACGTGAATCACAATTAAATCTTATTGTCTTTCTAACTAAACTAGAGTGTTTACCTCTTGTATTATACCAATCTTCAATTATTCTATTAGAAATACGTATTCTAGTTAGATGCTCTATTTTTACTAGAATCAATAATATAGAATACATTTTTCTTTTTCTTAAATTAAGTACTAAAAATCTGTACATTTTAATTACTTATTAAAATATTCAGGCTCAGTATCTTCATACACTTCTGATAAATTAATACCAGTGTGTTCTCTAATACCTGCAGAGGTATCAAACCAACATGAAGCCCAATATGCATCATACTCAATATCAAGAACTAATTGTCCTTTATAATAATGAGTAGACTTTACTTGGACTTTATCCATCTTATCTAATTTGTCTAATACTTCTTCCTTAGACTCTTTAGATAAGAGTACAAAGGTAGACACCAATGTGTCATACCCTTGTAACTTATCCTTTTTATTAGACATACTCAAATTCTCCTGTACGATTATTGTATTTACCTGTGACTTTGAGGGTATAACCCTTGTCAGCTTTTACTGGTACTGCGAAGGTTGTAATGTCACCCTCTGTGTGAGTCACTGATTTAACCCTTTTAGGGTTAAACTCTTTGAGTGCATCAACTAAGTTGTCACTCTCTTTGACAAGACCTTTCTTGCCTTCTAATTCTACTTGTACTATCATTTTTTTATTTAGTTAAAGAGTTAATAAAATAGAACTCCAGTCAGGTTACAACCCTGATACAGTGCTTTTATTTACTGGAGTTGTTTAAAGATGAGCTTTATCTTACGAATCCAGGTACAGAGACTATGAATCCGTTTTCTCTCTTGCAGTCTGGATGACCTGTAGCAGGAGCTACTAGGTCTCCTCTACGTCTACATCTAGGCTTACTATTGTTAGCTGCTAGTACCATTGCTGATACAATGTAGTAAACTCCATCCTCAGGCTCTGGAAGATTCTCAATCTCCCCATAAAATACCTTACTGATACCGCAGCAAAAATTGCTGAAGGTATTCTCCACACGAGCTACTCTATCTGTGGTAGGATAGATAGTACCATCATTTAACTTGATGTCGTGTGGTGTCAAGTTAATGAACTTTGTTGGTACTAACTCGAAATCCTCTCCACGTTCTTGAACGTCCAGGTCTTCTTCACCCTCTTTTTGATCATCCGTATGGATATCATAATGAGTAGTTCCATTGAATTCATAATTACTGGTTACAGTACCCAAGATATTTGTACTTTCGTCATCAGGAGCAAAACTAATTACTCTTGCTCCATTCTTTACAATATTCTCTTTCATTGTTAAAATATTATACTTATTTTATTTATTCATAGATAGCTAATAACGTACAACTGTTACTAGCTATTTCGTCCAGTCTCATCAGTATGAATTTTATAGTCTCCTGGCTGACTTATAAATTACCTGTCTTTCCAGGTTGTCTCTCCAACAGTCTAATACACAAGACGCGCTGCTTGTGCTCAGCTATGTAAGACGTACCGCTCACACTCGGCTAATTAAACAATTTCTCTTACTCCTTGTTCAAGGGAAGCCTCTCTTTAAGCACCGAGGTTATCGCTTTAAAAATGTGTAGTTCTTCAACACTTACTATCCCCTACACTAATTTTCATTCAGCTTTCTTTTTGTATATTTACAGAATATACTCAAATACTCTCAATGTGTTACGACTGCTTATCTACTTCTCATACAACTTAGTTTTATAATAATGTTGATTAATATATACTAAGAAGCAACTCCACTCTAGATAAGTAAGTGAGCTGTGTTTTTTTTTAACTAAAGATAATTTTCAGTTTAACCGTCTAACTGAATAAAGGACTTAGTGTTGTTTTAATTTTGCATTTTTTGTTTTTTCAAATAATACAAAGTAACAGCTCTCCATACACCAAATTGGCAAAATGGCAAATGAAATGAAAATAGGCAAAAACCCCTTCCCCATACCTCTGCCGTTGCGCGCTTACCTCTCCAGTGTATTAGAGAGCTACTACAATTTGCGTTATTTTTAATTTTGTTGTTAAATTTAGCTGTCTTTCCAGCTTGCCAGAATAAAAAATAGAAACATTGTTAACTAACTCTTACTTTTTACTATTTGTTGTTTTGTTGTGATTTTGTTGTTTACGACAGTTACAGTACCACCCGTCGACTTATTCGGTACCAACCGTCGTTTAAATCATGTAATTCAAAGTAGCCATATTGAGGATGAGGTGTAAATTGTCCACATAAGGTAAACTCTCTACCATCATCACTTACAAATGTACTACCTGAATAGGTTCCTTTAAGACAAATAACCTTTTTTGTTCTTATTTTTTTCATACACTAAAATAATTACATTATCGGCACTTGCTTACAAATTTTAAAATATACACTAGTACAAAATGAGTGTTGTACCATCGGCACTAGCTTACAAAGGTAATAATTAATAGGTAGGGATTTCTCCCTACCTATTAATTTACGAAATTGCCCAAACATTTACACGCATAACACGATGAGCACCTGCTGAATAAGACAAGTTGTCAAGTGTAGAGTCTCTGCGTGCAATTATTGGACGGCATCCCTGTGCCTTGAGAATGAGTTTCTTAGGTAAAATATTATTACCTTTAGAAGCGGCTTCTTTTGCAGCGAGATATAACTCTAAGACGTTACGAGTTCCCGCATCATAGAATTTCACATTAGCAGGGTCGAAGCCCTCAACGTGTTGTGCGGTGTATTCGTTGGTCTTTTTAGAGCCATCTGTCTCTTCAAAGGTGCCCTCAAACTTATAACCAGCCAAAGACGGCTTAATCAAGTTACGTAGAGAAATCCATCTGCCATCTGACAATTTAGCACCAAAATACGTATTGCGTACTTCGGTGTCGCCGTTGTCATTTGTGACACTTACAGGCACCAAACCGACTTCTCCTGTGAGCTGAACAATTTCGCCCAAAACGAAACCATTACCGCCTTCTTGACGAGTAGCCATTTTATCAAACTGGTCTTTAGACAATTCAGGAGCGCCCAAAGCCTTGCGGGCTTTATTAAGCTCAACTAAAACCTTCTCCAAATCTTTACCTGTTGGCATTTTAAAATCTTTCATAATCTCAATTTTTAAAATTAATAATATGTTTCTTTTTTTATTCAAGTTTGAGGGGGGGACTAAAGTGGGTGTCTACCGTAGCTTAAATAACTCTCTAAATTTTTAGCATTGGATTAAATCGGGGGGGGGATTAAAATGGTGATTTTTTGACAATAATTTGGGTATAAAGCTCTTATTGTTACATTTTAAATTATTTTAACTTTTATATTTTCAACAATTAATCTATTGTAGAATGTGATTAAAAAAGAACTAAATTAAAACAATTTTAAAAATTAATTAATATGGTTGAAAACTTGTTAGAAGGAATAATGACAAATGAAGAATTTCAAGAGCTTATGAAAGCTTCTGAAAATAATAAAGATTATAAATTTAATAAAAACGGTTTAGATATTTCAATGAATAGTTCAGATAATGGTTTTGAACTCAGTGTTAAATACACTAATCCAGTACAATCTGAAGTAGAGAAGTTTACAGATTTCTTAAATAGTTTGGATGATGAATTGTTTGTAGACATTTGTGAGCAGATTGGTAATGATGGGTTACAAAAGATTCAGGATTGTTTGGATTCAGAAAATATTGAATCTGTCCGCTCTGCAGTTTCTTATTTTAAAGCACATGCACGAAAATTCATTGCAGATAAAACTAACTATTTGAATGAGCAATTAGTCAAATTTAACTAATAACTTAAATACACATTTAGCTAGTTCCCTCAATAGCTAGCTAATATTCTCTTATGGTGTAATGGTCAGCACAGAAGACTCTAAATCTTTTAGTCAGGGTTCGAATCCTTGTGAGAGAACAATTTAATTATAAAAGATATGTATTATGATTATTGCAATTTATAAACTAAATGACAAACTTTTAAAAACAACTAATTTAGAAAAGAAACTTAAAAAGTTGAAAAAGTCTAAATTAGATAGTAAAATACAAATTCTTTTCCAAGAGGATTATGAGGGGGATTTAAAAGAGGCTGAGAATTATTTAGATTACATAATTAAAAAGAACTATGTAATAGATGACAATGTAGATGATACTAGTAATGTGGTTTTACATCATTATGTCAATAGACAAACTGGTTATACACACACTAGTATATATGATAATGAAATTTTAGAAGGATATGAACAAATCGACTGATGTTTTTAACAGACTAATTAAACCTAAAAATAATATAATGGCTAACTATCTAAGTCGTAAAGCTACAATGTTAGCTGGTAATTGTGCAACTTTAAATCAAAATACTTTAGTTACACAATTTAAAGATAATCAATGGTACTTAGATTATTTAGATGAATTAAATACATATAGTACTCAGTATTAAATTGTAACTAATTAAATAATAAATGATTGATTATAAAGCAACTATTAAAAATATACACTCAGCATTGTCTGATTTAAATATAGATGAATTATTAATTATACTTGATTGTATTAAAGAGATTCCTAATTATAATAACTCAGTACACATTAATAGTGGAGGTTACACATATCCTAGTGTGGATAATGTTTTGTTAAATTCAAAATTGAAATCTCCTTCTGTTTCAGATACATTATATTCTCTGCAATTAGATACAGACCATACTACATGTAATTCAGTAAATTGTACTAATGTAGCTAAAAAACGTAAAGACAATGAAACCAATTCTTCAATTTGAATTATAAAATATTTAAGGCGACCTAGCAATTAAGCTAAGCCGCCTTTTATTGTATCTATTAATTACTATAATAGTTATTTTCTCCATATACTAGTTATACTATCTATACCTAGTAATCCCATACAACAATATAAAACTGTATCTATCATATCAGGAGCTTGTATCTAACTAATAGAACAGTATATTAGAATAATTAAACTAACTACCCATCCTAATATGCCACACGCTCTTTTACTACTTATTCCAGTATGTGCTGTTATTAATTTAATTAAAAACTATTTCATAATTCTATATCGTCATTTAATTGGGTGCATTTAATTAAATATTTATCCCATAACTATTTATCTCTCTCATTTACAAAATTTAGAAATTCTTGTAATTCATTCAATTGTATATTTATATCTCTCATACCTAGTTACTATTCTAATTATATATTTGAGCAATTGGATTTAAACCCTATTGCTTATTCCACTAATTAATAATCTATTTATCCCTATTTCTCCCTCTATTCATTTCTACATTATAGAAGGCTGGTCTTGTATTATAGTTCTTCTATTTTAATCCCTATTTAAACTGTCCAAAGTTCTAAACATTCTATAAGTTTTTATATCTACCATTAGTTAGACTATCAGTTACATTTTTAGTCCATCCACCTAAGTTAGATGCCCTTCTTCCAAATGAATAATATTTTCCAGGTCTGCCATCTTCTATCATAGATAAATGTGAAGTGTCAAAAGCAGCCTACTGTGGAATACCCTAATTAACTAAGGAGATATATCTTTGTAATACTTGAGGCTATGAGTCACTAATCTAAAAAGGTCCGCCCTACTAATAAGTGAGAAGATGATTCTTCTTTAAATCCTTTGTTTTAAACCATCCATTATCTAATATTGATCTATGACCATTTGGCTTATGTACTTCACCACCATCTTCATGTTTCCATTTCTTTGCATTCTAAGCAAATATGGCTCTTTTTCTAGTTAGAGGATTTTTACTATGTGTTAATTCTTCAGTAGTTTTACCTGTTCTCTTTTTAGTCTCAGTAAATTTTCCTCTATTTTCTTTTTTAATGTGTATTCCTGAACCTTTAGCTAGATAAGGGATACCAAATATTTCTAAATCTTCCATTTTAATTAAATTTAAGAGTTTATATTACTAATTAATTTGTTATACACCTAATTATATATTATTATTGAAAAGTTAAAAATTAGTTTAGATAAATATAAAATAAATGTAAAATGTTAATGTTATATGGAAAATTTAAGTATTGATAAACAAAACGGAACAGTAGCCTTTAATGAAGAAGTACATCGTTATTGGGATGTTAATGACCCTTCTATCAAGTTTACTTCTGTAACTACTATGATTGAACAATTTGGTCAGCCATTTGATAAGGAATTTTGGTCAGCATATAAAGCTTTAGAGAAATTATTACCTGCTGATGAATTTAAGATTGAGAAGAAGTCTCTTTTAAATACTAAGAAATTTGATCCTGTTCTGTTAGAGTTACATAATATTACAGAACTAGATTTTAATAAAGCACAGCAAGAAATATTAGACTCTTGGGATGAGGAGAATAGAAGGTCTTGTGAAAGAGGTACTAAAATACATGCAGGATTAGAGAATTCCTTTTACACCCAGAAAAAGAATATTACTCTAGATAAATATCAAATAGGAGGTAAATTTGAATGTCAAAAAGATAGAACTTCTTTAGATTTGGAAAACGCAGTATATCCTGAGTATTTAATTCATTGGGATTCTCCATCTGGTAAATTACATATTGCAGGTCAGATTGATTTATTAGTTAAAAAAGGCAATTCCATCGTAATTGGAGACTGGAAAACAAATAAGAAGATTGATACCAAGAGCTATTTTGATTCTAAAGTAAGAAGTTCTGTTAAGATGAAGTTTCCTCTAAATAATTTAGATGATTGTAATTATTATCATTATTGTCTTCAGCTTAGTACTTATGCTTATATAATTGAATCATATAATCCTGATTTTAGTATAGAAGATTTAGTATTAGTACATTTTGATCACAATGACAATATGACTGTTTATCATCTACCTTATCTTAGAAAAGAAGTAGAACGTATGTTATCTTATTATGAAAAGGAACATCTTCTACAAGAACGTAGATTAAAGAATAAACGAATTGAATATTAATATGATACTATGTATAGCATTATTACTAATAGCTTATTTAATTTATAGCACTATAATGGAATTAACTAAGAATTAATATACAAATTAATATATGGAAGAATATATAACTAAACGTACTAAAATATGTAGAGCTTGTCCTATTTGTGACCAAGAAAATGAGATTTGTAATGCACATTTGTATTTAAATCCTGAAAATAATGATGTAAGTACAACACCTAAGAAGGGATATTTAAAGGGATGCGGATGTTGGCTGCACGCTAAGATTAAAAACTTAAATAGTAAATGTCCTTGTGGAAAATGGTAATGTGTAAGGTAGAAGGATGTATAAGTAATACAATACGTGCTAATGGATATTGTTCTAGGCATTATTATCAGATAAATAAATATGGTAAAATTTTAGATAGAATTAATCGAGATACTAATGTAATCCACATAAAAGATACTTATGCAATAATTGATTTGTACGATAGAATAGGAAATAAGATAGGTGAAACTTTAATAGATTTAGAAGATATACCAAAGGTTAAGAGTATTGGATGGCATCTAACTCCAAATAAGCGTAATACACGATATTGTATCAGCAATAAGGGAGTATTATTACACCGTTTATTAATGGATGACCCGGAGGGTATGGTTATAGACCATATTAATCATAATGGACTTGACAATAGGAAATGTAATTTACGTATATGTACTAATCAAGAAAATATTTGTAATTGTGAAATACCTAAAAATAACAAATCAGGATGTAAAGGGGTATATTGGGCTAAAGACAAGCAAAAGTGGACTGTACAAGTTACAATAAACCATAAAACTAAATATATAGGAAGATATGAAAATCTAGAAGATGCTATTAAGGCTCGACAAGAAGCTTCTAAGAAATATTATGGAGACTTTGCTAATGATTAAAGGAATGAAATTAAACATATTAATTAAATGGTTACATGGTATTTTAACTAAGCCATTAACTATATTAAAAAGCATATATTATAATATTAAGAATAAACATCAAGATTTAGCTATTACAAGATTAGGTATATGTCATAGATGTGACCATAAATTAAATACTAACTTCGGTGATTTATGTGATTTATGTGGATGTGTATTAGATAATAAAACTAGAGTTAAAGATGAATTTTGTGAACAGGGTAAATGGTAATTATTGCCGTAAATTAAATGTAAATGACTATGGATTTTAGAAGTGAATTAAATGGAAAAGAGAAAGTAGCTCAATCACTTATCGGTATGGAAAGCACAGGAACTCCTATTGTAGTTAATGGACAAAGAGCAGACGTTATTTTAGCTAATGAGAAGAAGTCTAAATTTAATACTAAAGTAGATGAATATGTAGATAAATTTGAAAAACACAATAAAGCACTTGAGGATTATGCTAAGGAAATCTCAAAGGACATCAATGGTTTAGAGATATTACCAATGGGTTCTTATGCATTGATTAAACCTTTTGATGAGAATCCTTTCCAAAAAATAACAGTAGAGAGTGGAATTATTACAGACTTGGGTGGATTTACCCCTCAATATAAGAGTGAAGAAGATGGTCAGATTCACGAATTAGAACAGTTTATTCGTGTCGGTACTGTAATTGAGACCGGGTTCAAATGTGAGTTCCTAAAAGAAGGTGATGTAGTATTCTTTACTAAAGCTAGTGAAGCTACTGTTCCATTCTTCAAGCAAGGATTTGTAGTAGTTAATGAATCACGAATTATGGCAATAGTTAATGAGAAATTAACAGAAAGAAAGAATCAAATTAAGAGTAATGGAAACAAGTAATAAAGTTTACATGCAGCCGGGAGATGTAGTTTAGTTACGTTAGCGTGACAAAATGCATTGTCCGGCTATGCTCGTTATTAGAAAAGAGCAAGCATTATTTAAAGATGAAATGAAAGGATTAAGATGTAGATGGTTTACTGATTCAGGTTTAATGTAGGAAGCAGTATTCAACACTAAGGACTTAATACTTGTATAATTATGTCAGGTAATATATTTGGATCACTAATAGATTCAGTAAAAGAGGTTTTTAGTAATCCTTAGGTATTAGCTCAAGGAGTTAAAGATGGGAATATTGCAAGAACTGGAAATACTGAGTACTTCATAGATGGAAAAGATAGCTTTCATAATATGAAGGATGCAGAAGCTGCCTCTGGGAGATGGTAGAAAAGAGCTCAAGATGAATTAATAGGCTTAGCTACAATAGGTATTGGAAAAACAGCACAAGGTTTATACAAAGGGGCTTAGACAGCAAATACAGTTAATAAAGGGATATACTTAGGAGGAAAGACACAACCTCTATTAGGAATGTCAAAATCTCTACCAGCAACTAGGGGTACTACTGCTTTAGTTTAGACAGCAAATACAGTTAATAAAGGAAACAACTGGACAAAAGGATTAACAGGAACATTAGCTTTAGGAACAGCAGTTGGCTAGGGTATATCAGAACCTTCTTAGAAAAAAGCTACACCAGTTGCTTCTAGATAGCGTCCTAAATATGCTATTGGTAAGTATAATTAGAGATCCTATAATAGGTTATCTCAATTATAGAAAGTTTATGGAGGAGATTTAATTAGATAGAAGGATGGCTCATATTTTCTCAGAAATAAAAATGGTTCTTTCTATGGTAACGGTCGAGCATTAAATGCTAAAACCGGTAAAATGTAGAATTATGATTTATATGGTTCTGGAAGATTTTTAAATGGTAATTCTAAATAGTCTAATTCTTCTAATATTGTATCTACAGTGTTAGATAGTAATTATTTATATGGTTATAGAGGAAAACCTAGAACTAGAATGAATAATTCTGAGAGTTTCAAAACTGCTTGGACTAATGCTAGAAATTCTGGTTTAGGAACATTTACTTGGAATGGTAAATCTTATAATACTATGAAAAAAGGAGAAACATAGTAGGATTATAATTCTTGGTTATCTAAGCAAAATAAAGCACCACAAAAAGCATCTCCTACTTAGGGAACTCCAGGATATGGCATTCATGTTGGAAATGGAAATGTAACTTTATCTACTCCAAACAGCTCAACTACTGATATAACTAATTCCCATAATGTATCTACTCTAATTGATAATGGCAATTATAAAGCACCTAACCTAGGGGGCATGACTACTAATTATTTAGAAAATAGACCATTAGATAGCTATTCAGAACTTACTAAACACAATTTTGATAGAGGTGATATTAGATAGGGTATGAGAGCAAATGGGATAAATCCTTATGATTATTCAGGTTCAGATAGAAAATAGTTAAAAACATATTTAAATAATCCTACAACTGATAACTATACTCAATCTGTAAGTAAAATTATAGGGGATGGTAAAATCTAGTAGAATATGTTAAATAATGCTGTTCAGAACTAGACTAGTTAGTATCAATTAACTAAACCTAATTTAGGATATAATCCAAGTTAGAATAATTAGTTAGTTAATTTAAAATTTGAAAAGGGAGGACAAATGTATAAATATTCAGCAGGAGCACAAATGGTACAACCACAATAGGCAAGTGGACAATAGGGGATAGAATAGTAGGCAATGACTTTAGTTTAGGCAGCTATGTAGGGTGACTAGCAAGCTAACTAGACTATTTAGAAAATTATGTAGGCAGCACAACAGGGTGATTAGCAAGCAGCTCAAGTAGCTAAATTACTACAAGCTATTGTTCAGCAAATGAAAGGATCTCGTAAAGCAAGACTCGGTGCCAAATTAGATTATATTAAATAGTCTATTGGGGAATGTCCTGAAGGTCAAAAAGTAGTATATTTTAAAAAGGGAGGAGAAATTTGTAAAATATGTGCAGGTAAAAAAATGCAAGATGGAGGAAAATCTGACCCTATTAAAAACTTTAAGAAAAAGAAGGATGTTGCAAAACAAACTTATTAGAGAAATCCTTATACTAGGGGTAAATCAGCTAAAGAAATTGCCGAAATGCAAAGAAGAAATCGACAAGAAGCTAGTGCAGGTAAAGGTGAGAATGATGCTAATGTTGCTCCATGGAACTATAAAAAGAAAAAGATGAAATAAAATACTAATGTTTAATGTTAATGATTTATGAATATATTTAATTATGATAGTGACCATCTTGTTCTAGAATTAAATGAGCCTGAGATTCTTTTAATCAGAGAATTTAAGGCTCTTCTAGATAGAGATAAAACAAAAACTAAGACTAGAGTAAATAAAGAACTTACTTACATTTATCTGGCTTTAGATTGGAAGTCTCCTTATTCTAATTATTTAGAGTAGGAAAGACATGAGGAAGCCCTAGCTGATAGTGGTTTGACAGAAGCCTAGTTTAACGACCCTATATTTAGAGAAGCTTGTCGAAAATATAGGAAATTACAAGAATCAAATAAATCTGTGAAATTATTGGAAGCAGCTCGAAGGGCAGCAGATTAGTTTATAGATTATTTTGAAACTATTGTAGATTTAAATGAACGAGATATTAATGGTAAACCTATTTTCTCTGCAGAAAAAGTAATGAAGGAGATGGCTTAGTTAAGTAATGTCCATGAGCAATTAATTACTTTAGAGAAAGAAGTTAAAGAGTCTGTATCACAAGAGTCTACAACTAGAGGGGGAGTTAATACTGGATATGACCCAGGTGATTTTTAATTGATATGCCTAGAAAGAAGAAAGTATTACCTGATGAAATCTAGTTAATTGTAGATGAAGTAAAAAAGAAATAGTAGGAAGAAGATACTAAAGAGGCTAAGAAATTAGTTGATGAATATAGAATTGAACGTTCTAATGATAAGACATATTGGGATATTACTAAGGATATGAAGATAGAATGCTTCGATCCTACTTTATCTTATGAATTAACTGGTTATAGACCCATAGATGAAACTCATGGTTTAGATTTTGATCCTTCATGGTTTACTGAAGTTAGAGAAACATTTCTAAGAACTGGGAGATATTGTTCTTATTTACCTAGAAGTAAAAGATGGGATGCATTTTGGAAAGAACAATATACTAGATGTAAATACGGTATGACCTCACATGGATATACTATTACTGGAGATAACTATTTCTTCTTAAATTTTTATTAGTTACCAGTAGTAGATATGGATAAAGCATCAGGTGAAGGTACTAATGAAAGTTTTCCAGTATTCTTTGCTTCTCAATATATGTTCTTTCATTATTTACAGATGTGTAGAGTATTACATAAAAATGCTGCCTTAATGAAAGCGCGTTCAATTGGCTTTAGTGAGATAAATGCTTCTCTTGCAGCTAGACTATACACTACTATAAAAAGAAGTAGAACTATGATTACTTGTTTTAAAGATACTTATTTAAATGGTACCTTTAGTAAGTTAGACCATGCTCTCACATTCATTAATACAAATGCTGATGGATTTTTTAAACCTAGATTAACAGATAAAGCCCTAGAAAAGAAATCAGGATATTAGGTTAAAATAGATGGTTAGTTCACAGACTTTGGATGGCGTTCTGTTGTAATAGGAATTAATGGAAGCAAGCCTTCTAATATTCGTGGTGATCGTGTTGATCTTCTTATTTATGATGAGGCTGGTTCGTGGCCTGATTTAACTACTGCCGTAGTGCAAGGACAAGAATTATGTGAAGTACAAGGTGTTCCTAGAGGTATTATGTTATTTGGTGGTACTGGAGGTGACTTTGGTCCCCCTCTTGAAGGATTAAAAAAGATTTATTATAATCCTAAGGCTTTTAAAATTCTACCATTTAGGCATAAGTGGACACAAGATGGAACCACTATAGAGAGCGGATTCTTTCTTCCTTATTTTCTGTAGTCTTTGAATCCTGAATATATGGATTCTAGAGGAGTTTGTAATTAGACAGAGTATAAGAAATTATTACAAGAAGAAAGAAATAATCTGTTAGCTGTTCCTGAAGAGTATCTTAAAAAGTGTGCTGAGCGCTGCTGGAATGCAGAAGAAGCATTTACTCTCGAAGGTTAGAACAAGTTTAATAAAATGAAGATAGCAGATTAGTTAGCTAAAATACGTCTTCATAAAATTGGACCTAGACCACAAGTAGGAACTATTGATTATACTTATAAATCTAATAAACACTCTTTAGAAAATATAGATGGATTTAGATGGCTTCTTAATTCTGGTAAAGTTTAGATATTGGAACATCCAGTATGGTCTGATTTATATAAAGAACAGATTGAGAAGTAGAAGAGAGAAGCTGAGGAATAGGGGATTGATTTTGAAGCTCCTGTATACACAGAAATGAATGATTTATATGTAGCAGGTATTGATGGTATTGATATTGGTGCTGCTCAAACTTCTAAAGAAACTAGAGACCCTTCTGATTTTTGTATTGTAATTAAACGTAGAGCCTTTGGTCTTAATGAACCCCAATATGTAGCTATGTATAAAGACAGACCTCAAAATATTAGAGAAGCTTATAAGATAGCTATGTGTATGTGTAGATATTATAATTGTAGAATTAATATAGAGGCTACCCGTGTAGGTATGATTACTTGGGCTAGAGAAAATAAATGTCTACAATACTTTATGAAAAGACCTAGAGCCACTTTGACTGATATTAAATATGGTACTACTAAATAGTATGGTACTCCTGCAACTAAAACTATTATAGAACAACAAACAGACCTTATAGCTGATTATGTAGAAGACTATGGACATAATATCTGGTTTGAAGATATGCTAGAATAGTTAAATGGTTATAATGATGAGAATAAAACAAAATTTGATATTATAGCTGCTCTTGGAATGGTTGAACTTGCCGACTAGGAATTATCAGGAAGACAACCTACAAAAGTTGACAAAGAAGTTGAAGAATTTTAGGACTACGGATATTATATAAATGACAAAGGTTATAGAGAATTTGGGGTTATTCCAAAGAAACAATCAAATCAAATAGTAATTAAATAGGAGGAAAACAATGACCCATACCGAATTGAAACAAGTGATCCTAGATTATATGAGAACACAGTTTTAGATAGATTTTATAGGAGATATTCGTATTGAAGATTTGGACCCTATAGGATATAAAGTTTCTCTTAATCTAAACCATTCTGAGAACCCTTTTGTACTAATGGCAGATTTACCTGATGCTAAATTTGTAGATTTTATAAAAGAGGAATTAAGAAGAAGTAAATTACATAGAGTAAAGTATTTTAAAGCAATTAAAATACAACCTCCAGAATCTAAACTATGTTATGACAGACAAAGAGCTTATAGATAAGACTAACGAAACCATTTCTGAACTTGTATATGATAAAACTAAGTTATAGAAAGCTTATAATTATTATAATGGAAAAAGAGACAAGGAATAGTTTCGTTATCTAGAAGAAAACTTTGGTATAGGAAGTCCTACTTCTGTTGAATTTACGCCTTTACTAAGAAAACATGTAGATGCTTTAGTTGGTGAATTTCTAGGAACTCCTATATTACCAAAAATATCCTGTAAAGATGCAGGAACTATCAGTAATATGGATAGAGAAAAATAGCTATTGATATAGACACAAATAATAGGATTTTTAAAGACGCATTTAAATAATTCCTTACTTAAATTTGCTAATAACTAGGATATTACTGATAAATCTATTAAATAGTAGTTAGATAAAATAATTGAAGAGCAAGATTAGCAATTTGTTTCTCAATATGAGATTGCTGCTTAGAATATTCTTCAATACATTATGTAGTCTGAAGAAATTGATTTTGTAACTAAACTTAGACAATTATTTATAGACTTATTAGTTACAGGTTATTGTTTTTACAGAGTAAAACCATCATTTAGTAAAACTAATATTGAAATAGAGGTATTAAATCCTTTAAATACCTTTGTAGACAGAAATCCTGAATCTCCTTATGTTAAGAAATCTTATAGGTCAGTTGTGAGACAATGGCTTTCTAAAAGTTAGATATTAGCTAAATATGGAAATGAACTGAGTAAAGAGGACTTACGTAATTTTAAATAGAACTGGACAGATGATGACACAGCTAGGTACAGAAGAGCCTATGGTCCGGTTGTAGATATAGATGAAGCTAGTGATGATGACGAAGAACAAGATTTACTTCCTGGTTATCCTGAAGATGATTCCCATAGATATAATCTGATTCCAGTATATGAAGTAGAATGGATAGAAACTGATGATAAATTTATTATGTAGAGATATAATACAATTAGAATCGGTGATGAATATTATATTCTTAGGGGAATTGATAAATAGGTAATTAGAAGTCATGATAATCCTAATTATTGTGGATTGTCAGTAAATGGTGTTTATTTTTTAAATAGGGCTCGTTAGCCTTATAGTTTAATCTTAAAATGTGCTCATTTGTAGGATCGTTATGATCTTTTACATTACTATAGAGATGCTATTGTAGCAAATAGCGGGGTTAAAGGTAGTATTATTGACATTTCTATGATTCCTAAAGTGTTAGGACCTGATTTTGGGGCTAGAGTAAAGAAATGGAGAGCTTATAAGAAACAAGGAGAAATGTTAATTGATTCTTCTCAAGAAGGAAGAATGGAAGATGGATAGGCTCCTTTAAATACTATATTTAATGGCTATGATGAATCTTTACCAGCTTAGGTAATACAAGCAATTGATTTAGCTATACAATCTATTGAATCTACTGTGTCTTCTATTACAGGTGTATTTAGAGAAAGACTTAATGGCATTGAATAGAGAGATGCTGTAACTAATGTTAAATAGGGAGTAACTAATTCTTATACTGTAACTAAACCTATCTATTAGCAAATGGATTTAGTTGTAAGAGAAGTCTTACTTGATAGTCTTAACTAGGCTAAAATAGTTTATAAGAAAGGACTAACTGGCACTATTACTTTAGGGGATAAATATTAGAAAATATTTACAGCCCTTCCCGAATACTTTACAATTACAGACTATGATATACATGTAATATCTAGTACTGAAATTATGTAGGATATGTAGACAATTAAATCTACATTACCTGATTTAATTAAGTCCGGATTAGTTAGTGCTGATATTATATTTGAAGCTCTTACTGCTAAGAGTTTGACTGAACTTAAATATACTGTTAAGAAAGCCATAGAAAAATAGAAAGCTGAAAATAATTAGTTATAGCAACTGTAGTAGAAATTAGAGGAAACTAGTTAGTAGTTACAATAGGCATAGCAAGAGTTATAGAAGGCTCAATAGAAAGCAGAATCTCTTAATGAACAAAGAATGCAGCTTGATTAGCAGAAGATTCAATTAGAATATCAAGTTAATTGGTATAAAGCTCAAACAGATAGAACTTATAAAGATAGACAATTAGATATAGAGGATTAGAGAACTAAGGTTGAATTAGCTTAGTTAAATGATGGTAATCCTTATAATGACAAAATTAGACAATCGTAATGGCAATCAGTTGTGAAAAAGTATACTCTGGAACTGGTGATTAGATTTATCCGGAGACAGCAGATAGAGCAGTTACAGTTTTAGCTAAACATACTACACTTGACCTTTATTTAGCGGATCTTGCTAAATAGATTTCAGAAAATTAGGGAGCTGATGAAGTAGCCAAATCTTTAAAGTTTAAAGTGGATTATTTGGCTACAAATACAGCCGATGTTAATAAAGTGAAGGAGTTAGAAAATTAGGATGAAACTAATTAGTGGGGAGAAAACTTTGTATTACCTTCTGTGAAAACTCCTTATACCTGGAAAAGAACTATTGTATATTTTGAAGGTTAGGATCTTAAAAATGGTTAGAAATTTTATGAAATCGTAACTGCAGATATTGCTGAGATTAGTTAGACTCTGTATATGGTTAAAGATAATTCTTAGTAGCCTAGGATAATATATCCACAGAAAGCCGTAGAAGTGGGAGGAGACATATAGAATGTAGATGATACGGATGCTTCTATAGATGAAATAATCAAAGCTAGTGAAGAAGGTAAAAATAATTGGAGTAAATACCCATCGGAAATAACTGCATCTAATCCATATGGATTTATGGCAGTGCGATAGAGAGTAAGTGGTGCTTGGAGCTTATTTAAAATTGCTCTATATTCTAAATGGGCTTATGACAGTAGACTTGTTACTAAATTTACAGTAACTAATACTTTTGAAAAACCTCAATTAATTAAAACTGCAGTAGATCCAGGTGACTAGTGGACAGATACTAATGAATAGGAATTTACTGGTTATCTATGGATGATTTCCGCCTCCTAGAACAATAATAATTATGTTTTAGATGATGATAAGAATATATGGAGTGAACCTCAATTAATTTCAATAGTTAAGTAATGGAATTTAAAATAGATATATGTAATTCGGTACAGGGTGATTTAACTGTATTAGATTTATCTAAAGAGTATGACCAATATTTATCTGAAGAGGAAGAGGTGGCTAGTACTTATGAAGATACATTATTATTTAAATACAGTAAGTCGGTGACTGTAAATGTATTAATGAAAATAGGAACTACAGAAATAACATTCTTAGATGCATTAATACATGAACACAATTAGTTAGAAAATGGAGTATATAAAGATGATGCATGTACTTTCAACCTTAAAGAAGATGGTTTTTATACTATTGACCATTATGTATTTCCGAATATAGATTGGTATAATTGGTATAAAAATAAAGCTTCACAAGAATATAAAGATAAAATAAATAGGGTATATATAATAGATGAAGGAGCTATTAAAAAAGAAGTAGATGGAGTATTAAAAGAAACTACTCTTAGGGAAGTACTGGAAATGAATTTAGAAGGAACTCCTATTTAGTAGGAACACATAAATACTTTCTTTACAGGAAATATGCAACAATGTTATATTAATTATTGTAAGAAATTATTTAATGCATTATTAAATAAATGTCGAACTTCTGCGTATAATGAAGATTTATATGCCAGAGACTTCATTTGGATGACTCTTAATATAATAGATTATTTAATCTAGTTTGAACAATTTATGGAAGCCGAAAAAATAGTAGAAGAATTTAATACTTGTGGAGGTTTCTGTTAGAATAATGAATATGGATAGCATACAGCTCATGGATGTGGATGTTCTAAAGCGTAAAGCAATAGAACTTTATAGAGATTTATTAAATAGAGCAAAGAAAGGTTATCAAGATGATTATTCATTATTGTTAAATATTATTTGTTTTATTAGTTTACCTATAGATATAGATAATAAAGAATTTATTAAAGAGAACTTACTAAATTAGAATGATACACTCTATTTACAATTAGGTAGGGAAGGTAGGTTTAACACCATGTTCTAAAGAAAGACCTAAACAACTTATACCTCTTTTAAAGAGTAATTTTTTAGGAGAGTTTCAAACAGAACTAGAAAAGAAATTAGCTAGAGAAAGTATAGGTGTAACAGTTACAGGTAAATATACATATCAACCTGACAGTGACCATATAACAAACATAGAATAGATTACATCTATATATGAAGCACTTGATTATGCTTTAACTCTAGCTAAATCTTATCAAGATAAAAAGATAGAAAAATAGATAGAAACTATTAAAGCTAATATAAATTAGTTAACTAGCACTGTTACTAATTAGGGGGAGGAGTTATCTAATTTATAGGAATTAGTTAATACTATTAATACATAGGTAGGGGCCTTAAATAGTCAACTAGCTAATTTAAATGTAGATGATAAAATAGAAGCATGGATTAGAACACATTCGGGTTCAGTAGCTTTAAATGAGGAATCTAAATTAGATTTTGCTATATCTCAAGCTGAAGGTAATGCTATTAAATCTAATGCAGATGGTCTCTATGTTGAAAGCTCTTCTGCAGCTGTATATAAATCAGAATTATAGGATAATATTAAAATGAATATTTCTGTGGGAGGACTCAAATAGGGAACTAAAGTATCTGACTTAAAAGGTAAAGCATTCTCTACCATATTAGATAAACTATTATTCCCGGTATTAGTTAGAGAATTAGTTCAACCTTATGTGGTATCTAATGTATCTAGTTAGCTAGTAGAAGTAAGTAGCCCTATCATTCCTGCAAGTACAACTTTTATTAAAGGAGATGCTGGAGAGATAACTTCTAAAACAGATTCTATAACTCACAATGATTAGGCTTACACAGAATCCACATATACAGAGTTGGGAGATTATATTTATAAAGTAGTAATCGATTATTCTGCCGGAGAATATTTAATTGATGATAGAGGATAGACTACTGATAAAAGAATTGAAGCAGGTTCTATAAATAAAACAGTGGCTACTATTTCTGCAACATATCCCTGGTATTATAATACTCATAAAGGCACTTTAGTTAAGTATGGTACTCAATCTAATATAATGGAAATTAATTTATCGGGTAAAGCCGTTATTAAAATACCGGGCGCTAATTCAACTTTAGATAGCTTAAAAGTAAATGGTGGTTTAGGATTCTTAGAGATTGATATGTCTGGATGGACTAAATCTATTGAACAGATAAACGATTATACATATTAGGTATGGACTAAGAATGATTCTTATGCTTCTGAACTACCTCATCAAATTCAATTCACATTAGCATGAAATATACAGGTGATTCGTTGTTGGGAGTTTCATTTTCAGTACAAACTCCTAAACCATTAGATTGTAGAACTGTAGTAAGTACTACTTAGGAATTATATACTATTCCTGTTGAAATAGCATATGAAGGTATGTCAGTTTCTAATCTTGAAGATGGTTATATTTATATGTTAGTGGACAAAACTAATATAACTAATTCTGACGGATGGGTGGCTTCTTATAAAGCTCTTTAGTTAGTTAGTTGCACAGAAGCCGAATATACAGAATGGAAGAAAAATACTACAGGACAAGGGACTGCAATAGATTCTGAAAAACCATATTTACATAATGACACTTATTATTATATTTATGAGGATAGTATTGAAAATAAGGATACATATTATGTAAATCAAGAATAGTACCAACGTGTTTGGAACCTAGCATCTTCTAAAGCTGATAACACTAGTTTCCTGGCTTTACAAAAGAAAGTGGAAAGTAATAATACTAATATTACTACCAACTACTTAACTAAAGAAGACGCCACAAATACTTATATAAATAAATCATTTTTAGAAGGTACTGCAGAAACTACTTTAAAAGAAGTAACAGATAAGTATCAAACAGCAGAAACATCTGATTCTAAATATTTAAAGCCTTCAAATTTTGGAGTAGATGATGTAAATACTTAGTTTTCATTTTTAAATACTACAGCTTTTGAAGAATACAAGTCTACTGTTACAGAATAGTTAGACACCAAAATAACTAAAAACTCTAGAGCCACGTTGGAAAGCTTAATGGTAAATACTATCCAGAATACTTCAGGTAATACCATGAGTATTAAAACTGACGGTATATTCTATGGCACAGAGAAGTTAGCTAAAGTTTCGGAAGTACCTAAGTGGATGTGTTTATCCCAAGAAGAATATAAATAGTTAGAGACAGATGGGGCTTTACAGGATGATACTTACTATTTAACATATGGCAAAAATGCAGATGATTCGGGATTTGTAACTGCAGACTTATTAGAAAGATAGATAAAGTCTATTATGTAGGGTGTAACTAATCTACAAGATTCAGCAACTTTAGCAGATTGTATTTCTAAAGTAAATGAAATAATAGATAAATTCAAAGTTTAATAATATTCTTATATTGTTGTCTTTTCCTATTATTTATTAAACTAAAACTTATTTATTATGTCAACAATTTGGAAAAATGGAAAATATTAGCCTTTAATTAGGTATGTCACTAATAAAGATTTTAAACTATTATCTAACCTTGTAAATATTATAAATGGGGATTCCAATACTAAAGGTTCCTTTAGAAAAACTATAAAAGACTTAATTGGAGGAGCCCCTGAAGCTTATGATACATTGAAGGAGATTGCAGATAAACTCAAGAATAATGATAATTTATACACAGCTATTAGTAATACTATTGCTACTAAGGCTACTACAGTTGCTCTTAATGAAGAAATCACAAGGGCTAAGGCAGCAGAAGCGTCTATTACATCAGATGTTAATGCTAAGCTTTCAAAAAAGGCTAACTCTACTGCCCTTAATGATTATGTTCTTACAACAGTACTTAATGAGCAGGTTAACACACTAAATGCTGCTATTGATGCAAAGTAGCCTAAAGGTAATTATCTTACAGAGCACCAGTCTCTCGAAGAGTATGCCAAGAAGAGTGAGATTGCTGAATAGATTGCTGCTAAGGCTGACGTTACAGCTCTCACAGCACTTGAAGCACGTATTGCAGCACTTGAAGCCAAGCATACTGAAACTAATACTTAGATAGAAGCTTAATAAAATTATATTAGATGTTAAATGATATATAGAAATGGTAAGTTAGTTTCTGAAATTAATAAAAATCTTTCAGAATTAATCGACACAATTGAATAGGTAGCACAGAGAAGTATAGGAGCTGTATATAAAGGTTCCTAGTTAGTATTTTTAACTGTGCTAAATGCTATAAAGAGCTGTTATGGTAGTGGTTCTTGGCTTTCAGATAAAAATTGGTTAGATAATGATTATTGGAAAAATAAATAAATAAAATGGCAATCTTTAAAGATTTAGAAAATAAAATTGAATCGCTTGAGACACCTTGGAATGAAAAAACCGGTCAATAGGTAGAAGATTTAATCTCTCGCCATCTTGTTAATTCTATGGATTTTGCTAATAGTACCCTTACATTAAGAGATTATAATGGGGAGGCAATTACTTCTACTAGAGTTACTGTAGAAACTCCATCCTACGATTAGGATGTATTGGTAGTTGCTGTTAGAATTAATGGTACTATTTATAAAACTGGTGAAGTAGTTATGTAGTGTAATTCTAAGAGTAAAGTAGAATTAGCAGTAGCTACAAGTCATACTTCTACTACCTAGTCTTTTGGTGTTTAGGATGCCGCCGGTGCCGTAAAAGTTAAGATACAATATGGGGTTAATAGTATGGAAACTACTGTTGCTCCTTATGCATTAAAAGATTTTACATTAGATTCCTCTGGTACAAGAATTGAACATCTTAATAAAGCAGATAGTGAATTAAGATGGGTAGACATTACAGAATTGTTTACTGATTCATAGGAGAGTAAAATTACTGCTACTCTTGTAGATTATCCACAAAAATCTAGCATTCTTAATGTATCTATTAAAAGCTAGAAGATAACTCTGTTGTATACAGGCAATATTATTTCTACCACTGCTCAGTTCACTCTTAGTGGAGGCTTATCTACAGAATATCATTTAGAGGGTTATCTAAATGCGAAACCTACAAATACTACTGACGGTGATCTGTCTTTTGGTGAGTTATAGTCCGGCTTAAATTTATTAACTGTTAAGGCAGTACATAAGACTCAAAACATTGCAACAAATTATATAAATGTTTGTGTAATTAATCCTTCAGGATTTAGTGGAGTTGCTGTAGCGGTAAATGGAATTACGGGTTCTATTAATAACCACGATACAGTAGAGTTGTATACACTTACTGTTTATAGTCCTACTAAAGAGTCAGTAACTATTAATACCTATCTAAATTCTGACTCATCAGATGATAGATAGAACTTACTTGATACAGTAATAGTTAATGCTTAGAATTATACAGCTGATAATAAATACGAGGTTACTTATAAGAAATATATAGAAGTAAATAGTGATGATGCTAAATAGTATTTACAAGTAGAAGTAAATGGCTAGCTTTATTAGTTCCAATCAACTAATTCTAATAAGGTATTTATGTCTAATTATTAGACATTATCTATCTCTAAGGCAAATGCTAATTATTTGTATACTGCTAGTCCCCGACCTACAATTAACTTTGATTAGATAAATGGTAGAACTACTACTTTATTTAATGTAAGTCCGGATTATTGGACGGCTTCAGATGGTAAAATAATATATAGAGTAGAATCTAATACTAATAAGGTATTTGAAACTCCTGTTAATTTATAGTTAAGTAATAACTTTACTCTTGAATTTGGTTTTAAATCCTATAATATAAGTAATGAGGAGTCTCCAGTAATTACATTTGGTCAAATGTTAATTAAACCAACTGTAGTATGTTGGAACACATCAGCAGAGTAGCTTTATAATGCTAGATTTGCACAATTCAAGGAAGATGCGGATACACATATTACTATTACAGTACAAAAGGGGTTTACTCTTAATTAGAATGATCCATATTATCCTAATTATTTCTTAGCATAGGATTCTTATAATACATTAAAAGCTAATTTGGACAGTGCCAAATTTAACTTAGTAAGAATCTATGTTAATGGAGTAATTAATAGAGAAATATCTATTGATGATGCCACTTTACTTGCACTGTAGCAGGAGGCTTAGTTACAAATAAATCCTAAGGGTTCTGATTTAGACTTATATTTATTAAGAGTTTATAATTCTACGGCACTTACTTTTGATTAGATTTAGCATAATTATATTTCCTTCTTAGCTACTAGAGAATAGAAAGATAAGTTCTACGATAGAAATAATATCCTAGGAACTAACGGTGCGATTTCATTTGCTAAAAGTTTTGGTAAATACAATACGTTAGTATATGTATTCCCTAAAGGGGGTAAGTTACCAAATAGAACCTGGCAAGCTGAAAATAATAAACCGGGAGATCAAGATAAAGCAGCTAAGAAAATTAGATGTACGTTATTTATTAACTATGCTGATTAGGCAATTAATAAAATATATGGTGGTAGAATAAATAATGGTCTTGTTAAGGGTTAGGGTTCTTCGGCTATGCGTTATTTAATTTGGAATACAACATTCTAGTTAAATAAGTTTAAAGACAATGAAATTAAGGTGAAGAGTGTGTTTACTCCTTACGAAGATTTAGATACTTCTACTAATAAATTTATAGCTAAACCCACTCATGAAAAGAAGGGTTATTATAATATGCCTCCTTACAGTGGTTAGTATGATTCTACTGAAAAAGATTTAAAGGTAACTAAACTTGTAGGTAAGGTCAATTTCGCTTCTTCTATGCAGTCTCATAAAGAGGGAGCTTGTAAACTTTATAATGATGCATATAAATCGGATTCTGATTAGACCGGATTACTTATGGGAGGCCGTAAGGCAGTACATGAAGAAGCTTTCTTATACTTCTATTTAATTACTGATTTAGAGTCTGTGGCTAACTATGAATTAGCAGACTTACTTAAGAATCCTGATATTTAGTTTATGGGATTCCAGACATTTGGTTCAGCTAAAGGTGATAAGGCTACTTTCGGTTATGATGAGAATGCAACTCCTGAATATATCTTAATAGAAGGTGGTGAGAACTCTGATCCCCATGTTAACTTTAGAAGACCTTGGGCTGCTTTGCAACGTGCTGGATTAAATTCAGCAAGTTCTAGAACATTAACTAATTTCCCAACTGTTACAGTAGAAGAATAGCAATCACCTAATAGAGATTATACAAAGAATCTTTGGATTTCCGACGAATCTATTGTTTACTAGAATCGCGGTTCTTGGGATGTAGACTTTGGATTAAATGATGATGCCAATGATTTTGCAGAACCTGCTCGTAAATCATTAAATAAGTTTGGAGAGTTTGTAGACTTTGTTTACAAATATAACTTTAATTTAGTTAAGACAGGGGAGACAGATGTTACTAAATGGGATACATTAAATAGATATATAGCTACTAAGACTATTCCGGCATTTACTGGTTCTAAAGAAGGTGATATTTATCGCTATGATGAATTTGCAGGAAGTACAAGTGCTACTGGAGAGGCTGTCGGAGGCTGGGTAAGAGGAGGTACTATATATGATCCTACTACTGGTTGGTCAAGACTAAATATCTATGAAGATTTTGGAATGGATTCTAGCATTAATTAGCTTGATATAGCTATTGATGAACTCAAATCTTTATTTAAAAAGGGAATAACTAAATATATAGATATAAATGATGTAGCCATGCATTAGGCTGTAATTAGATTTTTATCAGGTACTGATAATAGGGCTAAAAACACTTACTTTTAGATATTTGGTAAAATCTATGAAAATAAAGCAGTGTCCGATGAAACCGATAACTGGTAGCCGTCAGACAGAGGTGATTATTTAATTAGATTATATGGTGATGACTTAGATACTGTTATTGCAACTGATAATAACGGTCTGTAGTCTAAACCTTATAATTTACTTGAACCATCTTATGTTTCAGAGACTGCCTCCCAATGGGGTGATAGTGGATTAAATGCCTTCTTCTATATGTTTGATTTGCAGTTTGAAGATATTATTAAAAATAAACTTCATACAGTAATTAATCAAGCATTTGGAACAGCTTCGGGAGAGAATACTAATTTCTATAAATATTTCTATAGTATTTAGGCAGACAAGTGTCCTGCTATTGCTTATAATCATACTGCTCAAATTTATTATGAGAATGCTCAAATAATTAAGAATGCAGGTGCTATTGAGTATTATGATAATAACTAGATCGAACCTATTGAGCAGAGTCATGGTTCATGTCTAGAAGGTGAGCAGCAGTTTATGGAAAAGAGAAGGAATTTCTTAGCTTCATATACTAAGTAGAGTACTACTCCCGATTATCCAACAGGTTCTTCTGCCGGAGGTAATAAGAGACCCTTGTAGTTAAGATTAGAATTTACTCCTTTTTAGGATTTTTATCCTACATATTACTATGATGGTACTAAGTATTTGATGCCTAATAATAATGCCGATTATAGACCGGATATAATTAAATATTTAGTTAAAGCAGATTAGAATTATGTAGTTAATCTAAAGGAAACAGGTCCAGCTATTAATGAGGGTTTAATTTCTACAGTATTATACAAGAAACTTAATATAACTGGTCTAGTTAACTACAGTATTAAACCTAAAGATTCATATACTAGATTAACTAACTTTACTATTGATAATAATAACTTAAAAGTATATAAAGACTTCTTTGGAACTGATTATCCTAAATATAGATTGGATGAATTTGCAATGAGAGGTCCGGTATTAGAGAGTTTAACTCTTAATAATATGACCACACTTGAAACTCTTAATCTTACAGACTTTAATAAGTTAAAAGAGATTAATCTGAGTGGGACTACATTCAAGAGAGTTATATTACCAAGTAAAGCAGAAACTGTAATTCTTCCTGAGACTATCGAGACATTAGAATTATATAATCCAGTTAAGGAACTCAGATTAGAAGGAATTAGTAATTTAAAGACAGTAGATTTATCTAATGTTGGACAATTTGATGTGAATTCTTTCTTAGAATAGTTGGTTGATTGTAACAGTCTTGAATCTGTTTCTTTACGTAACTTAACTATTAATGTAACTGAGCAAACCCTCTCTAAGTTACTCTCTGTTAAAAACAATATTACTGGAACAATTAATATTGTAGATAGTACAGGTGATTTGGTAGAAATTAGTTATGACACTAAGAAGAGCTTGGTAGAATAGTTTGGAGATATTGATAATGCAACTAATAATCCAAAAGTTAATTATAAAGCTTCTAGTTCAGCTTTCTCTGCTACTTGTGATTCTGAAATAACTATATTTGGATTGGGTGATAAGGGAACTGGTAAATTTAATTTATAGATTAATAGTAACTAGGTAAAAATAGTAAGTGACCCAACTCCTAGATTACATATTGATTATTAGTTAGCTAGTTCTACTTATGATTAGTACTTAAAGGTAGACTCAAAGACAGGTAATATTACTTTAATTAAAGAAAGTACTACTGTATAGCCGGTAATTAATATCTTAGTATATAAAATTGGAAGTTCTACTCCTACTAAACTTACATGTAAAGTTAAAATCTAGTGGACAGCCCCTCAAATTGGAGACTTTGTTTACTATGATGGTTCATACTCTAATAACTATAATGCTAATAAAACTTGTGTGGGTATGGTATATGCTGTAGAAAATACTAATGATACTAGTGGAACAGCTTATGTTATAGGTAAGGAGAATATGACTGAGAATACTTCATTCTACCTAGGATTTAGTCCAGAGGGTATTAGTGGTAGCGAAGATTTAGTTCTTAAAGAATTATATGCTATAGGTGATTGGCTTAAAAATTAGAGATTAATAGCTAATATTACCAGTTCTGATGCTAGTGACTATATAGCTATGTCTGGTGTATCCACTGATAAACCAGTGGATTAGATTACATATAAATCTTATACTGACTTTACTACAAATGGATTTACTGGTAAAGAAGATACTGCTATTTATGTAAATACAGTGAATACCACTGTTCTTAATAAATTATATTCTAGTTTTTAGAATTAGGTTAAGAGTTACATTGCTTATGATAGTATTACCCAAACTTATAGTATAAAAAGTATGGATAAGTTAATATCTTTGTGTAAGGGATTAAAAATTACTAATGTAACTTCTGATGAGTTATCTAGTTGTGTAATTTATCCTTATTATTATGCTGCTACTTTGTATCAGCCTACATTAAAGTCTACTGAAAGTACTATTTATAACTAGTTTGCTTAGGGTAATTGGTATATTCCATCTGCTAAATAGTTAGCAAGAATTATGTATTATAGAGGTTATAGTGCTAAAGGTACTAACTTTATTGATAGTACGTCTGTTTCGGAAACTATTACTAAACAAAGTTCCGGTACTGAGGCTAAGAATAAAGCAATATTCTCTAATGCTAAATCAGTTATGGGAACTAACTTCCCTTCTGTGTGGTCTAACATAGCTAATAATTAGAATACAACTACTACTATAAATAATTCCTCTAATTACAATAGTTATTCCTATTAGAATATGTGTACAGATTATAGTTGTACCGCACATAGATATGAGTGGATTCCAGGTAGAACCTTTAGCAATAATGCATATGATGCTAATATGTAGTAGTATATAGCGGCTTGGAGGGTGACTAAACATTAGGGAGTTCCATTTACACAATTTACTTATAATAAAAGCACTTAGAATGATTGATAAGAATTTATCTTTAAATAATATGTTAGAGAGGGGAGACCTATTGGCTCTTCCTCTCTCTAAATGGAAAGAATTATTAATAGAAAAAGATGGAGCTTGTTTTGACTTTTAGTTAAAGGATATTTTACAAGCTAAATTAACATCTTATGATAAATCTATTGATGTAAATTCTTTCTATTATAAAGAAGATAAGAAGTGGTTGAATAAAGATACTAGAATTGGATTATAGAATTTAATTAATTGTGGGGCTTAGACTGTAACTATTTAGTTAGGTTCTGAATTATTAGATATTTCTGCTGACAAATTAAAAGAATTCTTAAATAAGTTAGAAGTTTATGCGGGGGAATGCTTCTCTACAACAGCTAAACATAGAATAGCTATTAACTAGTTAAAATCTACAGAAGAATTACTTAATTATGATTTTACAGCAAATTATCCTAAGAAAATAAGATTACAATGAATGATATAAAGATTGGACTGGGAGATAATTCCTCCTGGTCCATTTTTGTTCCACCACAACCTGAAAAACCCCCTTCTATTCCTATTGAAATTCCAGATAAAGTGGAATTTAAAAAGACAACTATAGATAGTGGATTTAGTTGTGATGATAAATTAACTACAAATTGTCCTAAACCATAGTTACATACTCATCTTTGTAAAGAAAATTATTTAGGAGAATTTAAAGAAGAATCTGAGAAAGCATTAGCTAGGGATAATTTAGGAGTTTATAGTAAAGATGAGGTAAGTAAAGTTTTAGAAGATGCAGTTGCAAATCTAGACACATCTATTTTTATTACTAAAAAAGAAGTATATAATTTAGTTGAGAATTTAGATTTTGTTAACTCTACTATTAAAGCAAACATAGATTATGAAATTCCTAAACAATTATTTAGTTTATGACAGAAATTAGAAGACTATTTCAACAAGGTAAAGAATTTGTTCCTATTTCTTTAGCAGAAGCAGTTGTAGTTAATACTAATAATCTTCCAGGATTTAGTTCCTTAAAGATAACGACACTTGATCGAGTCTTATACAGCTTAACAGGGGTAGTTGGTACTAATTCTATAAATATTAAAAATTTATAGGATACTAAATAGGATAAATTAACAGCTGGTAACGGTATAGTTATTAAAGATGGAGTAATTAGTACAACTGCTAATATCGGAGACATTTATAAAATTGTTTCAGTATTACCACATGCATCTGCAGAATTAACTAATACTCTATATTTAGTTCCAACTACTTCAGATAGTACTGAAGATGGAACAAATATATTTGTAGAATGGCTATGTGTTAAAGTAGGGGAAACTTATAAGTGGGAAAAATTAGGAGAGTCTAAAACCACTATTGATTTATCAGATTACATAACTAGTATTCCAGTAACTAATAGTAGTGGCACTATAATTAAGGTTAACTACGAAATTCCTAAAGATTTATATGATAACTTAATGGATGGAAGTAATGTCACAACAAATTGAGCAACTTAAACACGGTACAACTCTTATATTTCCAAGAACTTCACAAGAAGCGGTATTAGTTATTTATAAAAATAAGGTATAGACTTTAGGAGGCTATATAAATAGAACTGTAATAACTCCAAATGAAAGTCCTTAGAATATAAAAATTTAGTATAATAAATAGGGAGAAATAATTAATACGAAACCTGTTGAAAAATTAAATATATTTATAAATGGAAAGCAATATATTGGATACGATGGGAATACAGAAGATAATCTAAATTTTGGAGATGATTTCATTAGTGAAAATAATAATATTAAATTAACTTGGGGAAATGGCATTACTTAATTTTGCATCAAGTTATCAAGACGTAGTTAAATATAAAAATTTAACAGCAAATTCTCCTAGCCTTAGTGGCTCTAATGAGAATGATTATGTTAAATTAGTATTTACAAAAGATGGACATATTATTACACATGGTGTTGACTATATTCCATCAGTATGGGATATTAGTAAACTACCGGTTGATAGTACAAAAATAGATAACAAACATTTGTGGGATTCAGCAACTATTAACTAGAAAATTAATGATAGTTATGTGATTAACTCTGCAATGCGATTTAAGGGTACTATTGGATTAAATCCTACTTATAATGGTACCTCAGATACAAAGAAATACTTAGTTAATGATGTAAAATCAGATATACCTGCAGCATAGGTAGGTGATACTTATAGGGTTACTTCAAAGGGTAATTATGAAGGATTTACTTGTGAAGCAGGTGACTTATTAATGTGTATTACTGCTAGTGGTACTAATAAAGCTGCAGGATGGACGGTAGCGTAGACAAACATCAATGGTACTGTTGACTTTGTAATTAACGGTAGGGTACATAAAATATATTCTAATGATACCTCTGGTTTGACTATGTTCGCCCCAGTAAGTGCGGGCACTCTTGGAAATATTTTGGTTTCAGGTGGAACAGGTAGTGCGCCTACTTGGGCAAATCCTGCTAATTTAACTGTAGGAACAGCTAATAAAGTATCTAATTCTTTATCTAATGGGGCAGGTATTGTAACATTTTCTTACGACGGTTCAAGCGCTAAAAAAATCGCCCTTGCTCCAGCGACTGCTACCACTATTGGCGGTGTTATTGTAGATGCAGCAGGAGATAAAGCTACTATATCAGTCGATTCAAATGGTAAAATATCTTTAACTGCAACTAACGTTAGAAATGCATTAGGATATGATCCAGTAGGAGTAAATAATTGGCGTCCAGTATATGTGGATGGAGAGGTATTTCAAGGAAGTGCTACTAATACAGGAAATCTTAGTATTAAACATGGTTTAGGTATTATTATAACTAAAGATTCTCAAACTCATGACATTACCTTTAGTACCAATACTAATTATGTAACTAATGACAAGAATTATAAAGTAGAAGCAGATCCTTCTACAGGAGGTTTATATGTAAATGTGCCATGGTCTAATACCACTTATGGAGTAGTAAGTGGCACTTCAAACGGTCTAGCACCTAGGGTAGTTAATACTAATACAACATTAATTAATAATGCTTTCTATTTACTAGCTTCTTCGAATGGCACTAATACTCCTAGTTGGTACAAATTACCTGCCACTGCATTTGCTAATACCTGGAGGGATATAAAGATAAAGGGAACTAGTATCGGTAGTAATGCTTTAAATTTACTCGAAGGCAGCCACATAACTTTATCTAATTCTAATGGTACTGTTACAATCAGTTCTGCTTGGAGAGATATTTAGATAGGTCAAAATTCTATAGGTACACGAGCATTAAAGATAGATGCTTCAAGTGATATTTATGTATCTGAATCAAAAACAGATACAGTAGAAACAATAAGCTTTGGAATTTCTTGGTATAATTTAGATACAGATGAATATGAACATGTTTAATAAATAATGAAAATATCATTTAACCCCTCGAATTCTAATAAGAACATTCTTGATCTTATTAAAAATAATAAAGATATAATATTCGACCTCAAGGGGCATAGTATATTTGCACGAGGGGTTGAATTTAAAGGCACAGATACTAATACTTGGAGACCTGTAGTGGATAACTTAACTAGTGATTCCACTACTAGTTCTCTTTCTGCTAAACAAGGTAAAGTTTTAAAAGCTTTAATTGATGGCAAGTCTAATTCAGATCATAATCACGATGGTAGATATGTTAGATATTATGCCGTTACTACATTAGATTGTAATAATTTAGCGGCAGGTTTAACTTCTGCAAGAATATCTGCTACTAATGCAGCTCATACTAATCATAGTGCTTATTTATATATTTCTGATGTAGGAACTCCATTTCAAATACAAATACCTGATTCTAGTATACCTTATATTTATAAAAGATATTATGGTTCAGGTAAGTGGAGTGGGTGGTTTAAATTAAATGCTGGATATGCAGATTCAGCAGGCTCTGTAGCTTGGGCTAATGTAACAGGGAAGCCTTCATCATACACACCATCAGCACATACTCATGCTTGGAACTCTCTTACTCATTCTAGTACTACTGAGAATCAAGCTATCTTAACTAATGGAAAGGCTAATGGCTGGAAGCTATAGACATTAAATATAGCTAGATGGGATAATGCAGCTAATAATGCACATTCTCATGCTAATAAATCAGTACTCGATGGTATTACTTCCGCCTTAGTTAATAGTTGGAATACAGCTTATAACTTTGTTAGTAACATAACTGGAACTGATACTGATAAGGTTATTAATAAATGGGAAGAAATAGTTAATTTCTTAGCAGGTATTACAGAGGATAATAAATTAAATACTTTATTAAATAGTAAGCTATCTATCTAGTAGTTATCTGCAAAAGATATATTAACTACAAAAACTAATAATGCTTTATTTTGGGTAGATACTAAAGGTAATGCTAGTACTATAACAACTGGACCATTTACAGACCATCCTTATGCATTATTATCTGTAACTAATTATAATTAGAATGCTGAAAATCATAAGTTCTTTTACAGATCTAGACTTGCATTTAGCAGCGCCGGAGATATTAAAGTGGCTTCTTGTCATCACGAATATGAATATCAATAGGATGAGACTTGGTATAATGTATTAACATCTAAGAACTCAGGTATAAATGGTTCTACTATTAAATTAAATGGAACTAGTATTACTGTATATAGTAGTGGTACTGCTGATGGTAGATATGTAAAGAAGTCAGGAGACACTATGTAGGGTGTTTTAACTATTGACACTACAAATTTTGGAGCATTAACTATAAAAAGAAACGATGATGCTAATGGTGCTTCTATTCAATTTAGAGGTAAATCAAGTGTATATGGATATATAGGATTAAATAATAGCACTAAGGATAAATAGTTTTTGAGATGGAGTTCTGATACTTCTAGAATTTATACTATTCTTGATACTTCATCTACTTATATCTCTAATGGTAAAGGTGTTATTAATGGAACTACTATAACTCAAGTAGACAATGCAACAAACTCTACAAATTCTACAAATGCAAGAAAATTAGTTAATTGGTATTCTGCTAGACCAACTTCACTTAATGCACAATTTGGTGACGGTAGTTTAAGGATATTTTATGCTACTTCATCTACTACTGAAGGAAAACCAGCTGAAGAATCTCATATATTACACTTAGCTTGGGACAATACTGGTGGATATGATGCTCAATTAGCTGTACACATACGTTCAGGTAAAGTTAGCACTCGTGCTCAAAATGGTGGTACTTGGCAACCTTGGAAAACTTTAGCTTTTACTACAGACATTCCATCATCTTTAAAGAATCCATACTCATTTAATGTATTTGGAGTGGTATATGATGGTTCTGCTGCTAAAACAGTTACTACTTCTAATTTTATTAGTTAGGTTAATGAAGGTACGTCTACCATAACAGATGGCACTATGCTTATTACTTCATATGCATCTAATAGTGGATTTGCAGATACTAATGCTGTTAATGTCCCATATAAGAGAAAGGCTATTCATTTATGGGAATATATAAAAGCAAAGACTGATTCTCTTTATGCAACAAAGGGACATAATCACGATGGAAAATATTTAAAATTAACAGGTGGTTGGATGTCGGGTGATATTAATTTTGGAGGCGATAATAAAATATACTGGGGACGTAATACTGATTCTGCATCTATTTCATTTAAAAATGATGGAGATGGGGATGCTAATTCTTATATGAGTTTTGTTACTTCTGATAATGGTAATGAATACTTTAGATGGAGTCATAGTTTTGGTTCCACTAATACAGAATGGATGGCGTTAAGAAGCGATGGTCTTAGAGTAAGAGGAACTAAAGTTAGCTTAGAAGGACATACTCATGATGATAGGTATTATACTAAAGCTGAGTCTAATGCGAAATATATAACTGATATAACTACTTCTGTAAATAAATTAACATTTACTAGAAATGGATCTAATATTATTAGGGATATTACAGTAAATGTAGTTCATAGCTAGGGACATTTAACTAATATTCCCAATAAAGATGCTACTACTAAAGCTAGTCCGGGGTTACTTATATATGATAGTTATGAATAGACCATAGGAACTAATCCTTATAGTTCAGTATTATCTATAAATACGGGAGGAACTATTCAAATAGCAGGAAATTGGGGGGACGATTAGACTAGAAATCTTTATTGGAGAAGTTAGTCAAATAGAAATGTTGCTGATTATCCGTGGAAATCCTGGAGAACTATTTTAGATAGTGAGAATTACTCATCTACTTTAGATTCTCGTTATTATACGGAATCAGAAGTGAATAGTCTTCTCGATGCTAAATTAAATAGACAAAATCTGTCATATGGCACTTGGAATCCTAGAGGTTATCATTTGGCAGCTGATTATCATTATAATGGAGGAGATTTATCTATTTCTGAGAATAATGGTAAAATGTATATTTCAGTAGATGGTTGTTTTTGGTAGAATGAAGGTTAGTATAGAGTGCTAGATACTTCTGATATTGGTGATATACGAGGTAGTGTAACATTACATCAATATTTATCAGCTACAGATGCTGCTTGGTATCCTCTAGTGTGGGGAGGAAATTCTCATAATAACACCAGTGATTCTACTGGAGCTGTTTATAAATCTTATGATAAATTATGTTGGCAGACTAGTAGTTAGACATTATATGCTACCAACATTCAAACAAATAATATTAAAAACTTATCTATAGGAGGAGGCATTTATTGGAATCCTAATGTAGAATCGGCTACAGATGGTAGTGATGCAGCTTCTATTACCTTAGTTAGATCGGGTGTAGCAGGAGGAACTACTTTAGTACTTAGTTAGATGAATGATACTAACGATACTATATAGTTTAAAACTAATACTGCCGCTAGATTGTATCATAATAGTTATCCAATATTAACTACTTAGAATACTTATGTAAGTAATAATAAGGGTTATATAAATGGATTAGAGATTACTTAGGTAAATAATGCTGATACGCTAGATGGAGCTCATCTATCTGATATAAAAAACTGGTCTGATAGAACTGCTTCTGCATATTGGAAAGCAGGGTGGTACAAGGTCGCTTCTGCCCAAACAGCAACAAACACCGAAGCATTCTTGACTCTCGATGTCAATGCAGCGAACTCAAATGGTCATGCTACACTGTTTATTAGAAAACGAGCAGACAGTAAACCATACTTCATATGTACTCACAATAACAATCTAAATCTTGCAGACTTTAGGTTATACTATAATGGTATGAGTATGGTGCTATACGCTAGAGTGCCTAATGATTGGAACGGAAGAGTTTTCAGAATAATCAGTGAAGGTAGAGAAGGGAAATATGACCATATTTGGACTCTTTATAGCAACGTGAGCAGTACAGATCCAAACGCAATTTCAGCCGAAGGAGGAAATCCTTACATTAATCCAACATACTCTGGAAGAGTAGACTGGTCTAATAGTTCTGATAAAGCAAATTATGCTAATTCAGCTGGTTCTGTAGCTTGGAATAATGTGACTGGTAAGCCATCTGCATTTAACCCTGCAGCTCATACTCACACAGTATTTAAGAATAATTTAATGATTAAAGGCACTAATGGAATATCTGATAGTGCTTCTATTCATTTAGGTATAGGTGATTCTGATACTGGATTTAAATGGATTTCTGACGGAGTATGTTAGATATATGCCAATAATGAAGCCGTAGGTTAGTGGACTTCAGGAGGAATGAATTGGTTTAAAAATCCTACAGTTAATGGTAATAAGGTATGGAATGCAGGAAATGATGGTTCTGGATCTGGTTTAGATGCAGACACTCTAGATGGTTATCATGCTGCATCTTTTGTAAAAATGTATACTGGAAAATTTAATTAGTACAATGAGGGGACATGGACTAAAATATTGTAGTTTACAATACCTAGTGGACATCTTTAGCCAACAATATCATTTATTTGGCATCCTACAGAATGTGCTAGAGACGTATGGGCTGACTTTAATATTAATATTCGTTCTGGCTCTCCTATATTTTATGTTAATTGGAAAGGAACTACAAGGAGAACTGTATATTGTGTAGGAGACGGAACTACATATTCTGTATGGGTATAGGGAACTAAATCTTAGTAGGATCCATTTGGCTTAGTTCAGGTTATAAGTACTTGGTAGATAAATACTTATTAGGCAGGAAGTCTCTAGTATTCTGATTCAGAACCTACAGGAACGTATAAAGTTGTTGCGTCTATGTCTGGAATCATTATGTACGCAGATAGATTATTAACTGCCAGAAAAATCAATGGAACATCATTTGATGGTACTAGTGATATAACTACAGCTTATTGGGGAACAACTAGAACTATTTCTCTTACTGGTGCTATTACTGGATCAGTATCTACAAATGGAGGTGGTAATATTACTATTAATACTACTTATGGTACTGGAAATATAACAAACCTCGATAATAGGTACGTTAAGAAAGCTGGAGATACAATGTAGGGGAATTTAACCTTTACTTCTGGTAAACAAACTAGATGGACAGCTCTTGGTACTTCCTACATAACTGATGGAAATGTTGATTCTGGTACATCCCTTGGTGGTAATCTAGCCAATTTAGTTATATCTTCATGGTATGGAGTATCTTTTACTACCTCTTGTAGTGGACAAACATATACTAATAAAACGGCAGTTGGTATTAATTGTAGAACTGGTATTGTATATGCTGCAAATTTTGTTGGACCTCTACAAGGAAATGCAGCTACTGCAACCAAATTACAAACTCCTAGAAATATTTGGGGTCAAAGTTTTGATGGAACTGGTAATGTAAGTGGTTCTTTATCAGAAGTTGGTAATATACATTTTAAGGTAGATAATAGTTATGACATAGGCTCTGATGCTGCTGCTAGTAGATATATTTACACTCATTGGTTAGGGGCTAGGTCTGGGTAGAAATTAGAGCTAGGAGCAAATAATAGTGAATATGGAAAGGGATTATGTATAGATACTAATTTAAATGTGGGTATTGGCACTAATACTCCTTCTTACAAACTTGATGTTAATGGTTAGATGAGAGCGAGTGGATTTCATCATGCTTCTGTGAATAGTGATAATTATATGTTATTAGCTGGAGGTGGATATAAATCTTTTGGAGGAGATAATAGTACTCCTATATTTTTAGGATGTTTAGATTTATATTGTGGTAATGATGGTACTATAAGTAGTTCTTTCCATTGTCTAGGATATTCAGTTCCATTTACTTATACCAGAGGAGGAAATTATTGTAAAATTGTTATCCCTGATACAACACGTCTATCATTTTATATTATTGCAGCTACTGCATCCGTAAATTATTCTGGAAGAGGAATGGACACTTGGACAGGAGATCATAAAGGATCTGGTGCTTGGTGGCTTCATTGCTATGCTCCTGTCTGGAATGAAGTAAGAGTAAAAGGATTTTGTCAAGCTGGTAAGCATAATGATAGTTGGTGGGGTGGAAATCCTTTATGGAATAATGAATATGGAGCTAATAGAATTACTGTTTGTATATTTGGACATGTTAAATACAAATAACAATTATTAACTTTTGATTTATTATAAAATAATATACAATTATATATGTTTAATAAAAATAAATGATTTATGACTTTAAATGATGTTTTGACAAAGCAGAATCTTATTACAAAGATTCTTTTAGCCGGTAATGGCAAAGAACTCTCTAAGGAGTTAAAAGTAAAGATTATGAGAATTAGAATGTCTTATAATAAGATTAAGAAACAGTTTGATGAAGATACACAAGAATTTAGTAAGCAAATTGTTTCAGATGAATTAAGAGATTTAGCTAATAAGACAGAGCGTACTCCTGAAGAGGAAACTAAGTTCAATGAGTTGAATAATAAAGCTAATTCAGAATATCAGGAATATCTTGTACAAAAAGGTAATGAAGATATTAAGGATGCACCTGAAGACACACTTACAGAAGATGAGTATGGCGATATTCTTGATGTAAATTCTGATGGTGAGTATGAGATTAATGGTCAGAAAGTAAAAGCTGCTGACCTTATGGAAGCTTTTTATGAATTATTTGTTAAGTAATGGAAATAACAAAACAGAATCAAACATTTAATCTTAAAGATACAACTTCTGATGGTTGGACTGTTTCAGGTTCAGCTACTCAGGAGGTTGACGGCAACACTTCTATTAATTTTAGTGTAAGCAAAGATGGAGAGTTGAATAATCAAGTTGGTTATTATAATTATAATGTTCCAACTGATGGTATGGTTAATATTAATATCACAGCAATTCCAGAGAATTTGGATGCAGTGATTGATTATACCCAGACTGCAACTAAAAAAATTAAAGATTATCTCGCTAACCAAATAATTTCTAAGTAATATGGGAAGAAAAAAACCTAATTCAGCTCCATCTGGTTTGTCAGAAGGAGGCAAAACCGGCAAGGGAAAAGGAAAAAAGTGTAAATAAAATAACTTATAAGTTGCTAATAATTTCTCTTAAATATCTACCTTATTTATTAGCTTTGGTAGATATAATACATACTATCTTATCATATTATGATATAAATGGAGATATTTTAAGACTAATTGGAGGAATATCTATATTATCTTTAATATTCATATATTTAGCTTCATTCGCATTTAAATTTTGTGGATTACATAGACTTCCAATATACTATGTATTTCTAAGTAATTTAATAGCAACTTATGATACTTATATAGGCATTCCATGTACAGATAAGCAATTACTCTGTACTTATTTAATAATAACGGGTATATTTATTATAGGATATGTTATAGCCTATAAAAAAGTTACTAAATTAGATTATAGATGACATTGATGCGGGTAATTCTAATGTATCATATGAAGAGTAGTGTAAAATTCTTCACTTTATCTAGAATATAACAGATAAAGATTAGAGAATGAGCAAAATACAAGCATGTGATTATTTAGGTGTTAGTCATGCTACTTTTGACAATTATGTTAAGAACGGATGGATTCCAAAAGGATATAAATAGGATGGGTTTAAGGAATTGTCTTGGATGAAATCTGATCTTGACTTTTATTTAGATACTTATTCTAATAATAAGTAACGTTCTGATGTTTGAGGAGACGTAGTTAGAGGTTATTATCAATTGATAATGCCATTAACTATGTTTCCTCTTTTTATTTTTAGTAATGTCCGAAATTTGAGAATTTAAAATATATAATTGTTTAGTTCTAGAACATAAACAGATAATTATTGAAATTTTAAATTTTTAAGCAATGAGTGAAACAAAAACTTTTGTTGTTCCTGATAATTTAACAGGAAACAACGATAATCTTGCTACTATGGCAATGATGAATGGAGGTTTTGGAGGAGGTATGTGGAATAACCCATTAACTAAAGAATGATAACATAAGTGGGTTTAAAACTCAGTGAACTCAGGGAAACTCCTTAGAGCTTTAACTACCAAATATAAATAGTGATATTTATATGGATGAATTAACTACTCATGTATGGTAATAAGGTTAAAGATTGGACAATCCTGAGCCAAGCTCCCTTTTAGGGAGAAGGTGCAACGACTATCGAAAACACATCAAATGATGGAAGTGAGTAGAGTAAGGTTCAAGTGAATCTGAAGTGCTGAGTACTCTTAAAAGAGTAATGATATAGTCTAAACTTTATAGAAATATAAAGATAATATGTGGAAACGACATATTAGTAAATAATAATGTTATGTATCTCGTATGGATGTACATTATGCGCTGGATGAATAATGGTTATGGAGACCAGGGTGGAGATCCAGCAGTACAAAGACAGCTTCAAACTCTCTAGGATTAGATGCAAGATAATCACAATTCAGATTTAATTATGTAGGCTATAAAGGGAAATAGTTCTGCTTTACAAGATTTAACTACTAGATTAAGTTGTGATGCTAATGCCATCTAGAGTGCAATTCAGAGTGTACAATCTAGTATAGCTAATGTGGGTAGTTAGGTAGGATTTTCTTCTGAAAGAATAATTAATGCGGTAAATAGTGGAGATAGTGGTATTATCCAAGCTCTTAATAACTGTTGCTGCTCTACTTAGAAGGAAATTCTTAAAATGGGTTATGAGAATCAGATTAACAACTAGAATCAGACTTATTAGTTAACTAGTTAGTTAAATGGTGTAAATAATGTAATTCAGAATGGATTTCGAGACACTAATTATGCCACTTAGCAATAGACTTGCTCTTTGTAGAATACAATTAAAGATACAACTACTATTAATACTAATGCTATTTTAGCTAAGTTAGATGCTCTTAGTACTTCGGCTTTATAGGATAAGATTGAAGCTTTGCGTGAAAGAAATAGTGAGTAGGCTACAGCTATTAATAATTCTCAACAAAGCGCCTTATTTGCTTAGATGCTAAATGCTGCAACAACTCCTATTAATGCCGCTGTAAGTAATTTAACTCAAGAAATAGCTAGTATTCAGTGTAAACTTCCAAATACAGTAACTTTACCATATTCTTGTGCTACTGCAGTTCCTACCTCTTTAGCATATAATTTATATGGAGCTAATACAGGTGTTTGGGCATAAGAAAGGAGGTATCTATGATATTACTTAATCCTTATGTTTACGCAAATAGAAATGGCATTCTTAGATTAGAAGCTAATTCAGTAAATGTTGGAACCACTAATGTAACATTTACCTTTACTCCACATAATTTCTTAAATAAAGCTTATTCGGGATTAATTTTATTTAAATTGCCTGGATTTACAGCTCCTTCTACAGCAGTTCCTATTGTATTTAGCACAAATGGAAAAAATTAGGATTTAACTACATTAGGTGGAGAGGCTGTTACCTCTGCAACTTTAAATAAGGCTGGTATATATTTAGCTTATTACGAAAATAATACATTACAATTATTATATTAATACATGGCATTTTCTAATTTACGTAACGGTAATCAACTATTTATATTACATAAAGATAATGTACCATCATTGGAATTAGGTAAGGTAGCTAACATAACACCGCCTATTCCTAAGTATGGTAATACTGGGATGTATAATCCGGAGATGATTTTAGATATTACTGCTGACGTAAATGGAACTATGACTAATTTCTAGAAATTGCCAGCAAATAGTGAGATAGCAGATTTTGGTAATAATATAGTTATATCTTGTAATAAAGAAGCTATGAGTAGTGAAATTAATTCCATGAAATAGCGAAGTACAGATATAGTTAATAGTATTTAGTTACATAAAGACATTATTAAAGGATGTGATGAAATACTTATGCAATTAAATCCTGAAATCTAGGAAAGACAAAGATAGGAAGCAGAGAATAAAGCTTTAAGAGAGGAAGTTAATTCTCTAAAAGAAATGTTTAAAGAGTTTATGAAATCATGGCAACAATAATTGAAGTACAAGATACAAAGTTAGACAATCTTTCTGAGTATGTAGAGAAAATGATCAATTATGGCGGAAAAGTAATGCGCTGTATTGAAGAAATGTAGTCTAAAGATTACAATGAGAAGTATGGAAGACGTAGATACCCTAGAGAAGAGTATCGTGACCCTGACTATAATAGATATTTCTAATTATGAGACAAGCTTTAGATACTTATGATGATATGCCTAAATATATGAAGTAGTATTTACGTAATTATGGATGGCATTTCAATAAAGCTCTATGTAATTATGCTGTATCTCTGATGGAAAAAGGGGGTCAAAAACTTGAACCAGTATCTAAAGAATATGTAGATAAGACTTTAGAACAATATAATGTTCAATTAGAAAAGAATGTAGGTTGTGACTATGTATTCGTAGCTAATATGTGTAAAGCGGATTACTATGGTAGTAGTATAACCGATGAAAAGCACTTTGCTCTCTACATTAAAGACACAATAGATGATGAGGATGCAGGTGATGGTACCACTATGAGAAGATGGTATGCAACTATGGTAGCTAATGGAACAATGGTAGATTGGGAAGAGTTTATATGATACATTACAAAGCTTGTTTAGAAAAATATAATTGGTCAGTTGACATTTACGTAATACAGTATAAGCACGATTTAGAATATCTAGATTGTATAGCTAGTAAATATAATGTGCCTAATAAAATTTATGATAAATTAACAAATAGACTAACTAATTATATTAATTCTGGATTTATTTATAATTGCGACAAAACTAATCACAGTATTATATTTGTAGGAGAATCAGATTCTATTTATGAAGCTGCAAATACTCTAGCACATGAAAAGAATCATCTAGAGATATATCTGTGTAAGTTATTAAATATAAATCCAGAATCAGAAGATGCTGCTATTCTAAGTGGGGATATTACAGAATAGTTAATAAATCCATATATAGTATAGCTAATTAAATAATTAAAAAGTAGTAATAGAGGAATTTCTTAATTTTAAGGAGTTCCTCTATTTTTGTTTTGCAGCAATATTTCTATTAAATATATATAGACCATAAAATAATAAATATACAAATACTATGGGAAAATATTTTAGTATTGCAGAATTAACTAAGAGTGAAACTGCAAATAAAAGAAAAATTGACAATAAACCTACTAAAGAAGTAGAAAATTGTCTTAATTAGTTAATAGATAATATTTTAGATCCATTGAGAAAAGCTTATGGATAGCCAATTATTGTGTCTAGTGGATATAGATGTCCTGAGTTAAATAAAGCAGTCGGAGGTGCTAGAACTAGTTAGCACACACTCGGCTAGGCTGCAGATATTCATACTAAATCTAATTCTAAGGAAAGTAATAAACAATTATTTGAACTTATTAAATAGTTAAAGCTTCCTTTTGATTAGCTAATTAATGAGTATAATTATTCTTGGGTACATGTCAGCTATTCTCCTAGAAATAGAAGACAAATCCTTAATATTAAATAATGGCACAACTTTTTGGTAAAAACTATTAGGAAGCAGGTTCCTCTTCCTCCCCACTATTACTAAGAAGTAATGGAGAAATTAAATTATAGTGGGGAAATAAATTTATAGATTTAATTAAAAACGGGAAAATAAATTCAGAAGCTAAAGATTATATATTTACTGTAGATACTTCTGATGAAATTAAAGCAAATGG